GTCATAAGGATTAGCCTTTCAATGATCTGGGTTCTGTTTGGGTTTTTTGCAACCCAGTAGCGAACATCAAAATCTTTATCAGTTGCAAGAAGTTCTAGGGTTTTAGTTGGGGTGTTTGGGTTTTGTGCAAAGTCAAGTTTTAAGTTAGCCATAAATTTAATAAAAATTTTAAAAATTACAAAGTATTCCAATAATTGACATTCTTGATAATAGAATTATTTAAAATGTCAAGACATTCTTTTACTGTATATTCGTGAATGTGAGTCGTTTCTGTCAACGGGTTATAATAAGGAAATTTTAGATAAATCCAAATACCATCATTGTCTCCATATGGAGATTTTCTTTCATCAGAAACATCAGAGACTCTTGGATCATTTAATACATCTTTAAATGTTCTGATTTTCATTTTTTCGACATAAGTTTTTACGCGATTTTTAATGTACCCCCACCCATCTTTGTCATAAAACTTGACACCTTTTTCCAGATAAGTTTTCCTCAATTCTGCACAATCATTATAATAATTGATTTGATTGATAATTTTTTGATTTCGGAAGAGTCCATTAAGTTGCTTTGTTGTACTCCTACAGTTTAACTCCTGATGCTAGGCAATGGCATTAAAGTAGACAGTTTTTTAACTGTCCTATTTTCCCGGTGTAAATGTCTTTCTTCCGGCCGTCTTACAAGGACGGTCCCTCGCCACTAGGGGTATCAGGCAAAGAGGGCTTTCGCCCTCAGATTATTTCAGGAGAAACAAAAATTTGATTCTCAAGAATATTAGAGTAAGGCCTTACAATATAAAATCCTCGATGATAATTAATAAAAGCATTAATATCATTGAAAACTCCTATTGTATACCCCCTCATTGCCGACTGGTGAAGAACTTTACCTCCACCAAAATAAACCCCTACATGCCAAGTGTCACCGGGCCTACCCATAGCAACAACATCGCCTTTTTGCAGTTCCCTAGGATTATAGATCACCTGACCAAGATTGCGGACAGTATCCGCCCAGGGGGTGACCTTATTAGTGTCTATCCTGAGTAAAGAAAGAAACTTTCTTACTGCATTAGAACAGTTGTTTCTATACCCATTATATTTACTAAATGCGTTTTTATTATGAATAAAGATTTCTTCAAAATTTAGCTCATTCAAACGCACTTCTTCTATTACGGGAATCATGGCATTAGTTCAGAATCTGAACCCTAACAGGTGCAACCCCAGAACTACGCATCCCGATTGCATCAGCAGCTGTTTCGGAAAGATCAATAATCCGTCCACCGACATAAGGCCCTCTGTCATTGATTCTCACGATTACTGATTTCCCTGTAATTCGGTGAATTACTTTTACTCGGGTGCCAAAAGGAAGTGTTTTATGCGCTGCGGTCATAGTACCTAGTCTATAAATTTCACCATTTGCGGTTCTATTACCATAAAACCCTGGCCCATAAAAACTAGCTTCGCCACGATAAACACTCGCCAATGGCATTTTATAATTAGGGAATTTCTGCTCAAATTTAGTTTCCCATTCGGTTTTTGTATTGATTGATGGGTCAACAAATTGAGATACAGAAATGGCCTGAGATTCAATAGGAGCAAAAATAGTGGCCCCAATTGCACCACAGGCTACAGTCGTTAGAATTTTTTTAGAAAAAAGCATTAATTTTAATTGAATTCGACATCCAGATTGATGTTGTGGCATTACCTGTTCTAAAGGCAACATCTCTGGCTCTATTTCACCTGATTCATAACGAGGAAGTATTTAGGACTCAGGTGAAGTCACTACGATAGCACGGGTCTGCCGATCTGTCAAGCCCATTTGAAAATATTATTTTAGGCTATTGGATTCTTATGCGATTAGAAGTGTCGATTCCTCTTTTTTTCTGGTAGCCCGTAAGAGCCCCCGAATTAGTAACATATCCAGTAACTGTACACTGCCATTTTTGTGAACTAGTTTTTTCCCCAGCCTGCTTTCTGTTTTCAATTATTTGTTCCGGGGCCAGTCCAAAAAATCCAGTTCCATTTTCATAATGTCGTTGTCCCGTTTTTTTACTAATTTCACTTCTTTCTTCAAAAGACACTCCAAAAATTCCAATGTTATTTTTAATTTGTGTTTGGGCTCCTTTTTTGCCTGCTTGACGCCTCTCTTCTGAAGTCATGGCATTAATTCCAAGACCAAGCTCCTTGCATTTTTGTGCCCCCTTTTTACCAGCTTCACTCCTTTCTTCTGGAGTTAACCCACAAACCCCAGTTCCATTTTCTTTATGTTTTTGGCCATTTCTTTTACTATTTAAAACCTGTGCTTCTTTTTTGGCTTCAGTCATATCTATTTGTCCAGATATGGCTCTCCATGCAATAAAATCTTCGCCATTACCCCATAATTGATAATTACAAAAATGAAACATGGCATGTTGAGTTACAGTAACTTCAACAAGATTTTCTGGAGTATCCGGGCCACCCATGTATCTCGGGATAATGTGGTGCTTATGGGTGCGTTCGTCTGATCTACACATTGCTCTATTCTATTCTGATGGCATTATTATTTAGTAAAAATATTTTTCCATAAAAGAAAAGACGCCTCATAAAGAAGCGTCCATTCTCGTCTGTAGAGAGTGCCATCAGAACAGACTTATTATTTAGCCTTGACCAGAAGAGCCAATAACGCTGTTGAAATAAGGATTATAATTCGTAATTTGTTCCACCGATAATTCGGAACCTTTTTGTGACCAGAAATTATAAAGACCCTCATAAGAGTTTTTATGGAACGTTTCCACATGGTCCTCATGTATTGTAGAACCAAGTTTTAAATTATATAAAAATAATGGCACGGAAAAAACTACCCCTGCACCATAGATCAGATCATCTGCTACGGCTCTTGGTCGAATATCTTGATCTAGTTTATATTTACCATCTCTACAATGCAGATCGATTAGTTTCTTGGCATATCGTCTCGTTATGGCATAACAAGCAGTAGAAAATTCATTCATTTGATGTTTGTGAATTTGCAAATGAATGTCCCCAGTGCAGATAATAGCCAGCTGTAAGCAATCCCATGCGTAATTTACTCTAGATAAAAACTCCTGCCAAGTGAAATTCCAATATCGGGCATTATCAATAATACAATCATCCTCCATAAAAACCGCATATGGAGTGTTACTCGTTTCATACCAATACTTAATGGCCTTTAAATGACTTGTAAGGCAGCCCATTTCGGCTGTAGTAACATTATCAGGATACTTTCCTTTAATAATGTCACCTAGATCATCATTCCGCCCATCATAAGCAGAAATTCTTGTATAGTCTTCTATTTCCCAATATTTAAACTGGGATTCCATAAATTCCCGCCTTTCTGGTTGGTCGTCTAGATTGATATAATAGACCGGACCAAAATTATGAAGTTTATAAACCGATTTGTTTCTATCCATTGATCACTTTTGTTATATTTGGTATATAGTGGTTTTCTAGAATTACTTGCCAATCAAAGGTTTTTGCATAATCAAAAATTTCTTGTCTGTTTTTGACAGAGTAATTCCGATTTTCGATTATTTTTTTTTCTACATATTCTATATCAGAAATTTTTTCTTCTGGGATTACAGTAATAAAATCCTTGAATAAATCGAGATTTGCAGTTGCCCATTCAGAAATAACAACTCCTAGACCAGCAGCAAAAGCCTCTAAACAAACAAGTGGATGGGCCTCTCCGTCAGATAACAAGACAAGATTACCATAATTAGTAAGGTTTTTATGGAGATATTCTTTAGACCATTCTCCTAAATAATTTTTTGATTTATCAAATTTATTATCGGCAATATTTCCGGCATAAAAAAGAGACTCAATAGATTGAAACAAATATTGCCTTTTTCTTGAATCTATTTTCGCAAGATAGATTGAACTATCTGGAAATTCTGGATGGTTGGTTTTTTCAAAAACCTCACAATCAACTCCATTAGGATTTAAAAACAATTTTGAATCCGGTATTTGACATAAAGATGCATACGTGTCATTTATGTCCCTGGATAAACCAAATATTCTCGGTTCTATGGTCTTAAATAAATCAAATACTCTTTGCTTATAAGCTCCCATAAATTTTGGCCTTGTTATGTAGGCAAAATGGGTTGTTAAAGCGCAAGGATACTGAATATAAGGATAAAGGGGAATCCAATCATCATAATTGATATGGACAAAATCAGGTCTAAATTGATTGATTTCTTTAATTATCTGAATAGGATCACCGATATTTATGATCTTCACTTCATGTCCCATACGAATAAGAGTTTTATTCATATCCCAAATAAGACTTTCAACCGCACCCCAACCAGTAGGGGGAATTGGGGAATTAGGGCCTATAATACAAATTCGCATTTTTCCATATTTTTTGCATATATTTTAACAAGACTTTCCCATGAAAAATTATCAATGGCATATTGTCTAATTTCATCTCTCATAGAAAGACTAATCTCTCTATTTTCTTCAATTTTTTCTTTGACATAATCAATGTTTTCTAAATTATCATCGGCTATGACCGTAACATATGGAAGCTCTTCTGTCAAGTCATGGGCCGCGTATTTTGATATTACAGCACCAAGGCCATTAATCATGGCCTCTTTAACGACCAAAGGAGTTCCATTTTCACCATCAGACAGCAAAACAAGATTACCATAATGAGTAAAATTTTGTCGTTTGTATTCATCAGACCATTCTCCTAGATAATTTTTGGTTGGATCAAATGGAGTCTGCCCCATTATCTTTCCTACAAAATCAATACAATCGACGGTTTGATAGAGCCATTGCTTTTTTCTATGGTAGATTTGGCCTAAGTATAAAGACTTAGTTGCATTATCAGGATTTTTAGTATAATTAAATCTTTTATGATTAGCCCCATTTTCTGATAAAATTAAAAGGTCTTCATTGGCCCCATTTTCTTTAAAGGTATTATAATCTTTCTTAGAAATACAGAAAATGTAGTATTGATTGTTGTTTATAATAAAATCAAAAATCTTATCATAACCATCTTGACGATGCATGTGTGGTTGATCGATATATGGATAATGACTACTCATTGCAATCTTTTTTATTTTGGTTTCATTTTTTATCCTATCGAGAAGAGGATAAAAAACATCATAATGAATATGAGCAAAATCAAAATGATCCGAATTTAGATCATGAAGAATTTCATCCCAGTTCTGAGTATTAGTAATAATTCCATCGTGCCCCAATTCAGATAGCTCTAAAGAGTAATCCCAGATTAAACTTTCAACCGCTCCCCAACCATCAGGAGGAATAGGAAGAATTCCGGGTCCAATTAATGCAATGTTCATCAGTAAAGTTCTTTATATGCGTGGACAAGGGAAAAGTCAGTGTTTTTATAATCAGGAGTTTTCCAAACCTCAGTCAAGTTTGTATTAATTGAATAATCCTTCCCTAAAACAAAATATGCAATTTGCATATAAAGATCTAACCAACCAAACCTATAATCAAGTTTATTTAAAATAAATTCAAATTCAAAATCGATAAAATCATATATTTGATGATAATTGTCTAAAAAAGTATTAATGTTAAAAATACTTCCGCCACCGGCTCCGTACCAATCGACATTTGGAGTTGCTCCGTATCTTTGTCTTATGTATTCAAGTAGAGATGGGGATATTTTATTTCCAGGAACATCAAATCCGGCACATTGCCAATCAGGATCAACTTTAACCTCACCTTGAGTCAAAACATCGTCCTCCATCATTATCATATGACTTCCACCATAATTTCTTACATGAATAGCGGCCTCTCGGAACATATGGATCCAATGAAGGGATTCGTCTTTTGTAAATCCATAAACCCCGGATGGATGACCACTATTTCGTCGCCCGATTCTCATATAAGAATGAACATAATTACAGTCATATTTCCTGGCCAGATCCGAATAGTCCACCCCACCATCACAACAAATAGTATATGGTTCCTCTGGATGATACTTTCTAAATTGTTCTAGAATAAATTCTGTTGCTCTCTTGTTTTCATATACTGTATGAAAACAGCCAAATTTTGCAGTCATAGTTTTTCAATGTAGTGTGGAAAAATGTCATCCCTGTAAAGCCAAAACCAATGGGGCTCTCCGGGTGGGGTTGGCCGAACGTCTGGAACAAGGTCTTTAAAATCGTAACTAAATGGTGGATTATAAAAGGAATAAACTTTTGGATTATTAATTCCTACCCATTTTTCAAAATTCATCCTTTCTATTGGACCAAAATCTCTGGCGTCTTGTCTAAAGGCATTTTTTGTTGGATGTTGAAGAGTCGAAATATAATCAGATCTTGCCCACCAAAAATTTCCACTCATATGAGGCCAAGGATCCAAACAATAATTTACCCCAGATACTTGATGGTTATTTAATTTTTCAACATTCTTGATCCAATTATCAATACATCCGGCCTCCATGAGGTGCCTCCAACTATTAACCGCCCTGAATTTTCTATCGGAATATTGATCTCGTACTCCACAAAAATGACTTATTCCTTTTGTATGAAAATAAAGAACCTTGTTGGTTTTTCCGTCTAAACATTCCTCGTATAAATGCTTAAGAGTAAATCCTTCGTATTCTTCATCGGTATCATGGCAATCTAAGATCTTGAGCCAATCATAAATCGAAACGAACTCTTTTATCCTAGAGGCCTGGACCCCGTTTATTGCGCAATTAATATTTGCGTATTTTGGTAGTCCACTTTTATAAATTTTTTTTAATTGTTCATCGACAATAATTTTCCAGATATCCGTGTCTCCGGGAGACCAGATGTGATAATAAACTGATAATTCCATTATGAATGATAAATTGAATCGTTTTTTGCTACATGTACTATTTTTGGGCTAAAGTCGCAATAAGGAGCAAATATTTCAGGATAAGCATATTCTGGACCAAAAATCCTAACCTTTTCTTTATGTTCTGAAAAATACCTATTTAAATGGCTTTCATCATGCCATATTGCAATAACCTCTTTAGACAAATCCTCTTTTACTGACTTTTCTAATTCATTAATAAGATCCATGATCTCAGGAAGTTTTCCCCCCCAAAAACATCCTTGATAATAAACCGAGTAATCATCAGTATATGCAGTGGAGATTGAATTGGTCTCAAACGCCCCAGGTGGCTGATTATGTGGTGGCATTTTTAAATAATGGCACGGATGATGAACACCAAACAATGGTTTACCACTAAAGAATTCTTCTTCTGTAATTTTATCAACAACAAGAGTATCGGCATCCATAAAAACTAGCCAATCGAATTCATACAATTCTACTCCGGCCCGATTAATTATTTCAAATCGATTTAAAGTGATGTATGGCCACTGTAAATGCTCTTGCTTATAAATTACTACATTTTCTGGCGGATCCAGAATCTCGCCATCAGTAAAAACAAAATAGGTCTTGTTAGAATTTACCAAAAAATTTTCTTCACACTTTTCATAATAAAGTGGAAGAAAATCCAGGTACTTGGCCGTACCAATAAAGATAATAGCAACTCGCATTAAATAATCTCCCATTCACTTAAAATCAGGTCTTTAGTATCTAGGTGGGAATTATTGGTGCCTTCAAACCATCCTGAGGGGGCAATAACTTTTTCACTTTCTGCCAACCAAGCACCCCACCAAGAAAAACTACTATTTGCAATGATGTGTCCCCTACACAAAGTCATCAGACACAAATCAGTATAACTAGAATTATTTTCTGAAACAATAAAGCGATCATCAGAAAACAATTCTTGCTCAAACACCCAATTTGGGTCATCGGAAAAAACAATTACTATCCGAGTTTTATCAAATTGTTCTAGGGCCTTTTTATAATAATCTAAAGATAATGCACGGTGATTGGGATTAGTCAAATAGTCAGTTCGTCTTATGTGAAGAGAAATGGGGCTATTTAAACAAGAAATCGTCTCTTGTGACGAGATTAAAATTTCTTGTTTGAAAGAAAAGTCTTTTTTGATTTCTTCTTTTATATATTTAAAGTATTTTTCGGACTGAAAAAATCCATGTAAACTAACCCAGTCAGGGCAGTTATTGAATAAATCCTCATCAAAACAAAAAGAGCTTTCCTGGACCATTGGTCTGTCGGAGTCAATGTATTGAACGTTTAGTTGATTGATTGTTGATAAATTAAAACAATTAAACAGTTGATGTTCGCGCCATTCATTATTTCCACTTGAGGGTGGAATACAGATATTATAATTATTATTTACTGCAATTCCTTTTAGTGCAGCATACTGGAACATTTGATTTCCAAGCCGACCTAAATGACCTAAATGATTAAACCCAATCATAAAAATTTTTTTTTATTTTTTCTATTACTTTATTATTTTTTGTAACTACACCTAGACCAAAAGAATTAGTGAAGTTAACTTTAGGATAATCTAGCTCATCAAAAAACCGCCCAACTCCATTCGGCGCTGAAAGAGTGTCATGCATAATCACAACACCGTCTTCTGACATTTTAGGAAACCAGGTCTCAAAGTCATTTTTACAATTTTCATAATCATGAAGGCCGTCGATATGAAGTAAATCTATACTTTGGTCCCAGGTTTTTGCAACATCATCAAAATATCCTTTAATAATGTTAAGGTTATCTAGACCTAGTTTCTCTTTAACATCTAAAACGAATTGATAATCATCATCGATCCTTATTCCATGTTTTGACGGATCAAAACAATCAACTCCGTAAACAAGATTTTTTTGACATAGGGCCATAACAAAAGAGGAATACCCATAATCAACTCCTAGTTCTACTGTTACTTTGGGTTTGATTGTTTTTATGAGCCATTCGGCAAACTCTCGATGACTTTTAGGGGGAAAATTCCAGGCCGAAGGAATTGCACCTAAGATTTCACCTACATTTACATTATCTAAAGAAAGAACGTATTGTCGCCAATCGTCTCTTTGATTTTCATACCAAGAAAAATTTTCTGTCATGTTAATAAGCTAATTAATTTTGAAACTTCAATCACAGCAAAGAATCCACAGAGGATCAAGGCATCCCACATTTTTAAGAATACAAAAGAAGGGATAAGCAATAATCCCCCAACAGTCTTGACAACAAGACCAATTCGTATGTCACCCCATAAGATAACATAATATCCAGCAACCAATAGTAAGTTCCCAAAATATCTGAGAACGGTCGATGTGTTCATTAAGCTACCTGTACTTCAAGATCTTCATAGAGATAATCAATTAGCATTTCATAATCATCTTCTGGGTCACCAGAAAAAACAATTCCATTTTGTTCGTAGTACCTCTTTACTTTTTTGTAAAGTTTTGGATTTTTTACATCAAGGTAAAATTCACCATTTGCTGCTTTTTTAAGCGTATCGATATCTTTTTTAAATTTAGAAGTCAGTGACATTGTTGAACGTTTTATTTATGTAGCAAGGTTTACTGGGCCTTATGGACCTGTTGATACAGTAGCACGTTTATTGGGATTTGTCAAGGGGTTCTCTGAAGTTTATCAAGCGGATAACGAGTGCTGCCCTCGTGCCTAAACCTTGGAAGGGTTTCACGCTTCTGTTACGCCATATCCGCAATAAAAAAACCTAACATAAGAAGCCGGATTTGTCAAGTGTTTGATGGAGTAAGTGTGTATATCTCATAAAGATATAACAGTGACTTACTCTCTGTCATATTATATATTAAAGTATTTTTGAGTGGATGTCAAGAGGGAGTTCCATATAATCTTCTGCCAAATGAATACCATTTTTTTGATTATTTTTTGGAGCAGATAATCTTAAGTTAAATGTTTTATTACACTCTTGAGGATTTACATAATAACATTTATCTGTATCTGGGCAATATACGCACATTATGTCAATTTCATTTTTATCATAATCTTGAATATGCGTTCCATTTTTATCTGCCCAACAAGTTTTAAAAGGAACTTCTATCTTATCATTTTTTGCAGTTCTATATTTAACTTGTATTCTCAAAAACTTACCATTTTTGTATCCAACAAGGTCAAATGAAGAATGTTCAGTATGGGGAGTAAGAATTAAATACCCCTTCTCATACAAATCCAGTTGCGCTTTTAATACACCCAAATCTCCTTTGTTTTTAGTGTGATGCGTTCTCATAAAAATAAAAATGTCTTATATTTATTTATAAGACCAACAACTTACACATATGTTAAACAGGCGTACCTGGATTTGAACCAGGGATAAGGCTTTAGAAGAGCCGTGTGATAATCCACTTCACCATACGCCCAAGAGACCCTTTGGTTTGTGCTTCACTCCATAATACTCAACGCATCTGAAATTGTCAAATATTATTTTTGAAGGATAGGCATAAAGGGTAATGATGGATTAGCCGTAATATACTTCATAAGAGTATATGAACTACCACGAAATCTTTAGTTTCGCGGGTTCCTGCTTCACAGAAGTTGCCTCCAACTCGTTATGAGTTTTTGGTCTTACACTATCTCCACAGGCAGACACGGTAGTTCCTACCGCCAAGATGTTTTTAGCCGCATTTATGTCTCTGTCGTGTTTTGTTCCACAATCAGGACAAGTCCATTCCCCGTATTCATCCATAATATAGTCAATTTTTAGCTCAGAGGCAATTTCGTTAAGAGCATCAATACAATTTTGGACTCCACTTATAAACTCTGTTTTGGATTGTTTCTGGATCTCGTTTTTCCACTGGTCAGCAACAGCTTGAAGAGCAGCAGAGATCTGTGACCGACGAGTACCTTTAATGTCACCACATTGGACTGGGCAATTTGTCCAAGCAGCGTCCCAGACTGTCTGGGTAATAGGAGATAAATCAGTCATAATCAGCACCTCATAAGTTCGCCACCATGAATCTGATTTAACTGATTCTGGTGAGAAGGGGGACCATAAGACGGGTCGATTTCATGTTTAAAAACCAGGGCAAGATGCTTTTCAATAAGCTCTACTTGTTCATTAGTAAGAGCCATCCCAGATTGGGCCTCGCCGCGACGAAGTTCAAAATAACCTTGTAGCCAGTAGCAAAATTCAGTTGATTTCATAATTTCCTAATACTTAGTGTTATGTAATACATTTAAAAGGCGGTTCTCTTCCAATGTTAAGGCATATATTGTAGCATCCTGTTCATGGAAAAAGGTAGTCAATTTTTTATCACCATCATAAACCGCCCAATCATTACATGCACAAGTTTCGGGGTGACAATTGCAATAGTTTTGTTTGACTGTAAACTTCATAAAATAAACCATTCGGGTGAGATTGTTTCAGGCGAGTTCCAGACAGAAACAGTAGTTCTAATAATAGGCTCAAGTGGTCTGTATTTTTCTGGAACATCTAAGCATTGGGATGGATCAAGCAAGATCCGTTTTCTTTTTATATAGGTTCCAGATTTAAAGAAATCTGGTAGATCTTCCCAAGGATTTCCAATTTCTTTTAACATTTCTTTCATTTCGTTTCCAGTTTTATTCTGTAAATTTTTATGAGAAAAGAAATGTCTTGCATACATTGAAACGGAGTTCTTTTGAGCATCCTTAAACCTCCAAAGGAAGTTTTTATAAACGTGCTCTAAATCTGGAACAGACCAAACTCTTGCATCAAAAGTAGGGTATTGACCAACTTTTTCAGGAAGAAATTTTTGAAGATTTGCAACAAAAAATGAGGTCGCGGTTGATGCAAGAACAGAAGTTAATTTTTGAAACTTACCTGAAAACCAGAATTCTCTATTAGAATAATTTCCCTTATCGAGATACCAATACAGAGTAATCTCGTCTGATTGACAATAACCCAAAAGAACCTCACTTTCATTTACCAAATGTTTGGTGGTTTCAACCATTAACTCTACAAATTTCGCATCAAAAGGTCTTTTGAGTCCTTTGGTAAATTTGCTAAAACATTTACCATCAATTCTTGCCATAAGAGGCAAAAAGGGATCGGCTTTTCTTCCGGCCTCTATTTGTTCTTGGGATTTTAGAAGATCTCCTAAACTGTCCATAAAAATTTGTCTCACTTGAATGAGTATAAGACAGATTTGATTGGAAATCCAATTTCATGGACAGTTCAAAAATTGTCTACTTCTCTTCGACAAAATTCTTGATTTGTTCAGCCAGGACCTGAATTTCCTCCACTGTAGGAAATGGGGTGCACCTATGTTCCCCGGCGGTTTCTTTTTTGTTACAAAAATCGTCAGTAGCAATTAACCTGGCTTCCTGAAAAATTTGAAATCTTAATTCATATGGTGTCATTGTTTTCCTCTGTATCTGTGTGTGTTTGGCTCTGGGCCAATCCGGTTATTAGGATTTGAATATTTTTAATCCGCAATCCCCAATGTATTTAGGGTCGCTGATCAAAGATTAATTTTACTAAATAATTGTGTAAGTTAAATAATTTTTACCCAAGTGTTAAGACGAGGATTTAAATTTAGATTTTACCCAACTAAAGAACAAGAAACCTTGTTGCGTCAAACACTTGGTTGTGCTCGTTTTGTTTGGAATTATTTTCTTGATTTAAGACAAAAATCTTGGAAACAAGAAAATAAGTCATTGTCTTACTATGATACCGCAAAACTACTTACTCAACTTAAAAAAGAACCAGAATACGTCTGGTTAAATGATGTTTCTATTATTCCTTTAAGGTATTCGATTTATGAATTAGATGGAACATATAAAAAGTTCTTCAAGGGCAATTGTGGTTATCCAAATTTTAAAAAAAAATCTGGAAGAAACTCAATAGGTCTTGACGGAAGTGCTTTTAGGGTAAAGGATGGTAAATTCTTTATTGCTAAAAATAAGCAACCTCTAAACATTAAATTTCATAGACAGCTACCACAAAATCAGGAAATCAAGTATATCTATATATCTCTTGAACCTTCCGGAAAGTGGTATGTGTCTTTTAATCTTGAAGATCTGTCTATTCAACCTCTACCCGAAAGTCAAAATCAAATTGGAATTGACCTTGGAATAACCACCTTTGCTACAACTTCTAACGGAGACAAAATCAAGTCACCGGATCTAAAGAAGGAGTATAAAAAACTCAAGAAACTCCAAAGAAGATTTTTTAAAAAACAAAAGGATTCCAACAATAGAAATAAATCAAGACTTAAAGTCGCAAGACAGTATGAAAGAATTAGAAATATTCGTTCTAATTTTCAACATCAGGTCTCAAGAAAACTAGTCAACGAAAACCAAGTTATAGTTCTTGAAGACTTAAAAGTAAAAAACATGATAAAGAACCGCACATTATCAAGAGCAATTAGTGAACAAGGCTGGTATCAATTCCGGTCCTTTCTTGATTATAAATGCAATTGGTATGGAAGAAAATTAATTGTTATTAACCAATGGTATCCAAGTTCTAAAACTTGTTCTTCTTGTGGTTCTATTCAACCTAAAATGCCGTTAAACATTAGAGAATGGACTTGTCCTGATTGTGGTTTAGTTCATGATAGAGATATAAATGCGGCGAAAAATATTTTGGCGGTAGGAACTACCGTGTCTGCCTGTGGAGATAGTGTAAGACCAAAAACTCGTAAAGAGTCGGCGGCAGCTTCTATGAAGCAGGAAACCGAGAAGTCTTTGGTTTCTCGGTAGTTCATCCTAAATTTTTCCTCCTCCCAAAGGAGGTGCCATACCAAGTTAGGCGATAACCGGTTCTAATCTATATAGGACAGAAGCCCCAATAAAACCCAAATGATTTACGACACCGTTTTTGTTTCTGATGTCCATCTTGGAACAAATAGATGCAATTCTAAAAAGTTTTTAAACTTTTTAGAAACGATAAAAACTAAAAAACTTATAATGGTGGGGGACATTATTGACATTCATTGTATGGAAAAACATGGAACTCCATGGAAAAAAGAGCACACTGAATGTATTCATGAAATCCTAAATCACCTAAAAAATGGAACCGAACTTATTTACATTTTAGGTAACCACGAAGGAGAAATCCGGAGATATTGTAATTTTGAGCATAAAAACTTTCAAATGGTTGATGAGTACAACCACATTGATTCTAAAGGTAAAAAGTTTTTATGTGTTCATGGCGACAAATACTCCCAATACTCGTCTGGTTCATGGAAACAATTAATTTTCAATAAAGGGTATGAATTTATAACTCCCTTAAGTGTATGGTTAAATCGATTTTTTAGATTCTCCTTGGTGTACTTTTTAAAAAATACCATAAACGGCAAAAAATACATAGACAAATATGAAAACGATATTACAAATTATTGCAGACAAAGAAAAGAAAATTTTGATGGTGTAATTTGTGGACATATTCACCACAACAACATAAGAAAATTTGATGACATTACTTACATGTGTTGTGGAGATTTTGTCGATACCTGTTCGGCAATTGTCGAACGAGATGGTGATTATTATAGCATTTACTTTTGATCCGGATTGACCCACGGGGCCTTTATGCCCATTTCTCCACCTAAAAGACTCTGAGCAGTACTTCCATCAGGCTCCTTATCATAAAAAACAGCATCCTTAACAATTTTCTTTTGTTCTTCAGAATAATCACCAGACTCAATCTCTTTTAAGATAGTCTCATTGAACATATTAACCGGTTCTGGTTCTTCTAATTTCTCATAATTTTCTATGGCCTTATCCACATCTCTATCAACCCTTTGATCAAGAAGTTCAGGAGTTTTTATGATGTACTCATTAAGCGTATCATCAATCCAGTCCCTTTTATAAAGTTCTCTTTGGATCTCATCAACCAAGGGCCATAGTTTATCCTTGGGAATCTTAAACACCCTAGAAATAAACTCTATAATGGCCTCAATAAAAATACTAATCTTGGCCCAATCAAAGATAGTTCGTTTGGTTTTCATTTTTAAAAAAATCATCCTCCCAATCATTTATCTCATAATCACCATCATAAGGCTCCTGCATGAGTTCCTGAATCTTATAATTTAAGACCCTATTTAAAAGTAGCCGATAACTTTCCTCTTCAATCATCGTTCAATAATTTGTCTAATGGATCAGAACCGCCTTTTAAGATTTGGCAAGCTCGTTTGTAATACAGGTTGTTTGTGTTGCCCGATGCCTCCATAAGTTCTTTGATCTTTTTCCAATTTTCTAAAGTTTTTTCGTCCATTTTTAGTGATCGTGTTTTTCGATAGTTTTGCGTTTCATTAGAGAACAATCATGGCAACATAGTATATATAATTTAATAAATTTCAATAAAAACTTTACTAAATAATAGTGCTTGATTTGGTCGCTCTTTTCAGGTGGGGAGATTTATTTCTCCCCTAAAAACAAAATTTACTAAATAACTATAGCGACCATAACAAAGCAGATGCAATTAAAAGCATATAAGTATAGAATTTATCCTACAAAAGAACAGGAGGTTTTACTTGCTAAAACTTTTGGTTGCTGCAGGTTTGTGTGGAACAAGCTTGTTGAAAACTTTAACAATAATGATGGAACTATAGTAAATGAAAAAATTTTAAAGGACCAAGAAGAGTTTGAGTTTCTTAAAGAAGTTTCGGCTTCAACACTTCAACAAAAACATAAAGATTTTATTGAGTTTAAGAAGCAATACTTTAACAAGAAAAGAAAGACTAAACTTGGAAGACCGCAGTTCAAGAAAAAATCTAACAGACAATCGTTTAGACTACCCAATCAAAAGTTTATTTTAGATCAAGAAAAGTCTTTGGTTAGACTTGAAAAAATAGGTTGGGTTAAGATTGTTTTAGACAGAAATATTGCAGAAAATGTGGATTTTAGAAGTATTACAATTTCTGAAACCCCAACTGGAAAGTATTTTGTTTCTATTCTTGTTAAACAAGAAATCAATCCAATACCCTCAACTGGTAAAGTGGTAGGTATTGATCTGGGTTTAAAGGATTTGTTCATCTTAAGTAATGGGCAAGTCATTAATAACCCTAAATGGTTTAGAGAGAACCAATCTAAACTAGCAAAACACCAGAAACATTTAAGTCGCAAAACAAAAGGTAGTAATCGTTATAATAGACAGCGAATAAAAGTTGCTAAAGTTCACGAAGACGTAGTTAATGCAAGAAATTATTTCTTACATAATATTTCAACACAACTTGTCAAGACTTTTGATTTAATTGTTGTCGAAGACTTAAATGTTTCTGGAATGATAAAAAATCGAAGTTTATCAAAGTCCATTAGTGATGCCTCTTGGTCTACTTTTGTTTCTATGTTAGAATACAAGTGTAATTGGTACGGAAAAACTCTGGTCAAAATAGACAGATTTTATCCATCAAGTAAAACTTGTTCTAATTGTGGACATAAAGAAAACCAAATGCCTCTTTCGATAAGAGAATGGACCTGTCCTTCTTGTGGTTCTAATCACGATAGAGACCTAAATGCATCTATCAACATCCCCAAAAAAGGATGGTTAGACCTTTTGGGTCAAGAATTAACATCGGCGGATTACGTCGATTACGGACGTGGAGCGGAATTAAGACCAAATGATGTTGGACATCATTTAGCATCTGCTGTGAAGCGTCTAGAAAATCAATAGAGTTTTATTGATTTTCATTACTATAATGTCTCATAATTTCACCAGCAACAGAATTGGCCTCATTTTCACAATTTGATCCTGTGTCACCGGACATTTCTGCCCCTGAAATTTTCTGTTTGTAATGAACCATCTCATGAGCCAGGGTCCTAAAAACATCCAATGGATGACGGTTAGCTATTTGAATTTTAATAATATCATTCATTAAATCAAAACAACCAAAGGTTTTGTTATCAATAGAAAATTGTGGATCATTAATTACAACAATTTTTGGTAAAGAATCTAAACCAAGATAGTCCTTTACGAATTCAGTAAAGGACTGAACTTGTTTTTCTCTAGATTCCACAAGAAATTGTTTGTAAAACATTTTTAATTCTATTTAGCGAATCTCAAAGTCTAATTTTTTAACCCCACGCTTTTTCCTTTCTTCCTGCCACATAAGATCGGAATTTGTCAAATACTTATTAGGAGCTTTTTCATAAGATTCTATCATAACAATCTGTGCAAGATCCAAAGCCGTTATTTTATCATTATGGATAGATGCCATGTTAGGGCACCCGCATGAGCCAGAACCATGTACCTCATTACCGCACATTCTGCATCTAATTTTAAGCATAAAAAATACCTCAAGTTTTTAAACCTGAGGTATTTAGATTACTCTCCTTTAGTAAAAAAATTGTGCAAGCATTGGCTTGCATTAATTCTCACTTGCTCAAGAGTATAATCAACCAAAAGTTGACCATTCTCATAAACAGTTACTAACTCATCTCTATTCCAGGGTCTTTCTGGAACAGTCTGATATTCTCCAGCCTCATTTTTGATGAGTTGAAGTCTACCTTTCTTGGAAGTTTTGCCTGGGTCGGTTACAGGGTCTTTGTAAACATCACGCCATGTTCCGTTTACATTTACCGAACTGCACTTCATTGCGAATTTGAAATCATCACGATTTACGTGCTGAAGCAATCCGCCACCTTGACCAAAGGCAATATTATCCGAACTGTATCCATTTGCTTCTAAGACGTGAAGAACCCGGTCAATAGTTTCATAATTCACGCCATCCCCTTGAATAAGGCGAACGTGATTTAGAACCTTATATCCCTTAGAGTTCAAAGTGCTTCCAAAGTGATTGTCAAGAATTTGAGCACACTTAAGATTTACTTCTACTGGATTTCCACTGTCAGGACGAATCACGACAATAGCCCCAGATTCAATTACCTGCTCTTTGAGTTCTTCTCCCCAAAGTTTATCGCAAGCATTATAGATATCATAACTATCACTTACACAAGCAATGATAGCATCAGGTTTTGCATAAAGATTCAGCATATTGCGGTATGCTTCTACTTCATTTTCCTTGCCCCAGCTCGTGATAACACTATGTTCTGATGCTGGGATACTGTAGCCCGCCATGTCTTCGTGATAAAATTCTTTACCATAAAGAAGTGCAGCAACAGTATCAGTCCCCTTAAAGTTAACTAGGTGAGCTAGTCCACCAATTCCTGCGGATTCTAAAGAAGATACTCCTCGCGGAGTTATTCAAGTGTGGTCGCTAAACACACCCCGTTCGTATTCATCAAACACCTTAGAAACCATAGATTCAGAACAATTAAAGTATTTGGCAACTTCTTTCAATGACTTTCCTGATTTTCTCATTAAAGCAATTTCTAGTCGTAGCTCTTTATTAAATACTCTTCTTTTTCTGTTGTTTTGTGTTGAACCTAGTTTATTTAAAATATCCCACATAGTATTTAAAGGAGTATTATACTTTTCGGCAAATTCTTTTACTGTGTAGTCACCCTCATTAAACTCTGTTGTAAGTTTATCAGAATCCCCAACATAAGTTTTATTTGCTTTAGAGTATCTAATATTTTCTCCAATTGTTAACCATTCTAGATTTTCAATACGATTATTAAAAGTATTTTCATCTATATGATTTACAGTTAAATTTAAATGATTGGGATTGTATTTAAAAGCTATGCAAACGAGTCTATGAATTGAAAATGTTTTACGGACTCTATTTGAATCTGTCAAACCAATTCTTTCATAAGCACACCCATTTCCCATTCTTATGAATGGTTTTAAAAATTTATTAGTCTTATGAGAAAAAATTCTTCCATCATCAGAAATTGAATAGCCTCTAAATGTTTCTAAACTAGGTACGGTTTCTAATAATTTTAACATAAATATTTTATGATTTTGGTCTAGAAGTATTTATGTTGAATACGAACTGCTTTATCTTTCGATAAAGATTGGACCATATCTTACAGTATTTTTTACTGTCTTTGCGCTTCCACTCGCTTGAGTGTACTCTACTTAGTGTTATTAATAATAACCCTTTCGATGGCCTCTGAACCTTACTACTAATAGTAGTCTTGGCTGCTGATTTCCATATTGTATAAACAACTTAGGGGTTCCAGCAATTCACAAAGTTAGGTGCCCGAGTTAAGCACCGAAATCATGGAGTTTAAAATCAATAAGATTCGGGTCTCCATTGCGAATAAGGTAGTTAAGAATAAGTTTCTTAGAATTATAAGAATTACTCGCAACTGTCGTCGGATACCAAACTGCACGAAGTAAAGCAGTCTCTAAGAAACTTGTCAACCAGTAGCAATTTGGGTCGGTATTTTCAATTGTAAGTAAAACATTTTTGACAGGAATTACCAATCCTTCTGAAACAGCTTTAATTCTCACAGGGAGATGTCCACCATGCTTTTTGACAATGTATTCCCAACCACCACGGTAGAAAGGTTCGCCGTGAGCCTGAATAATTGCCCCGGCAATATCAATATCTTCCATTTTAATTGGCTTCATCAGGTAGTCCTTTAGGAACATCTGAAGACCAAAAAATAGAGTTTCATCATGATTTCCACCACGACTTTCGATATAAGAAAATACACCTTCTGTCTGTGGAGGATATTGATTAAACTGAGAATACTTGTAGGAATCCGAATTGAGAATAAGATTTTTGTTTAGGTCCATTTTAAACTCCTTAAAATGATAGGTTTAATTTCGGCGTCTATCGCCTGATTGTGTTTTTATGACTTTAACACCTGTCTAGAACTTAGTTCTATGAGTTAGAATGTTTTAATTATACATCATAACAATTGAGTTTTTCATTGTATTGTTCTTGTAGCCATTTGTTAAATTTTTCCGGGTCTGTAGTCCTCTTTACATATAATTCATATTCTTTTTTATACACATGCTCAAGTTCAAGTTTAAGTTTATCATCTGAAATTTTATGAAAAAACTTTATTTCTTCTAGGACATTATCATTAATTTGAATATTTTTTTCTTTCCACTCTTCATAAGAAAGTAATTGCGTCATGATTTTATATTAAATAATGGGTTAAGGTTGATATTCTACGACTGTGACAGTAGCATATTTTGAAACATCTTCTGAGAACTTTTCAATCATCTTGGAAATTCTACTCCAATCACCACCAGCAAGTCCAGCGCCAATTTGAGGGAAACCATAGTGAGGTCGTTTAGTTGGAGTTACAAAACCCTCTTTAGGAGTATGACTTTGGATGATAATTTCTGCAGTATAATTTAAAAACCGTTGAAAGGCATCATACTCAAACACATCTTTTCCGTGACTCCAATAATACTGAGTATAGGCATTTTTAACAACAAATATATGATTTGTTGTTAATGATTTAACAACCACTTGAGTACTTGTTCCTAATTTACTTGCATCAGCAAATTCAGATTGTCTATCAGTTTCTTTTACTATGGGATACCGGTCTGCGAGTTGTTTTGCAATACCACCACCCATAGCGTGAAAGCAATTGCACCCATGAATGATAACATCAAACATACCTTCTTCAGCAAGTTTGATTAAGTCTCCTTTAATGGTTTTCATCATCAAAACAATACAAGTTCAGGTTTTTCTACTAAATCTTCACGAAGAGCAGTTAGAACTTGACCCAACCAATTAGTTCCTTTCCAATTTTTAGGGTCTTCAATTTCTTTTTCATAACCACCCATACCTACACCCCAAACAGTATCTGTTGGAGATGCTTCAACCAAATAATGGTCTTTGGTAGACATCAGATACTCATACGCATCTTTGTTTTGAGTAAACTTATAATAACACCCCTCATAAACAATTTGCCTTGCGTGAGTGTCCCAGACTTCTTTATCAAATCCTTTAACCTTACGACCTAGAGCCTTTTGGTCTCCAGGAAAAGTTTTTTCAAGAACTTTTTTAGCAATATCAAGGTCATTGAATAATAGTGCCTTTTTCTCCATCATATATTGCTCTGAGCAATTATAAGGAGTTCCAGTTCTAGTATCTACAAATGGAGTATCCGCCCAGTTGGATAGAAATCCACTGTAGAAAAATACATATTGATTATACTTCTCTAAGAAGTTTTGTTCTTTAAACTGTAACATAAGTTTACCTCATATAAAGTAGCGAATAATTTGATAATGGTCTTCAAAGCACTCTCTTGGGTCAAGTTCAGAAAAAGGAATCCAGAATGCCTTATCAGCATCAGAACCACCTTTTACTCTTGGAAGTTCTCCATCAGGAAGAACAACATTGAATGCGTGGGTGATTGTTCTACCACGACTGCTTCGGTGAATTGAATCAAAAACGTGATTGTTTCTGATTGAACCACGAAGAACCGGAGAAGGAACCTTAAGACCAGTTTCTTCTCGGAGTTCTCGTATCATAGCATCTTCTAGAGAGGCGTCGCTGTTTGCATCCAAGAATCCACCCGGAAGCGCAATCAGACCTTTACCGGGATAAGCATTTCTACGCACCACCAGAACATGGCCAGACTGAAAAACTACAGAATCTACTGTAACAAAAGTCGGAGGCCAAGGCAATGATGCATATTGAGACTTATACTTTTCAATAAATCTCCGCTCATTGACAATGTGGTTGTGCCACTCAGTACTCTTCATATTATCAAGATAATTAAAGATTTCCTTTGGAACAACACTTTTCACAAAGTCCATATTTGGTTCTTCTACAAAGTATAATTCCCTAATTTGAGTTGCACTTAGATTTTGTTCAAGAGGAACCTCAATCAGCTCCCATTGAGGAAACATTTTCAGGTAATAAGATGTTTCGTCTTTATCGCAACCAATGATGCCAATTTTACTATGAGATTCAAGAGTTTCGGTACAATACTTTACTTTTTCTTGAACAGCATCACACCACTTGGCATCGCCGTAAATATCTTCTTGAATTTCGATTTCTAAGTCCTTTTCTTCTGTTTGAGAATTAAAAGAACCCAAAATGGTCTGTCGAAGTGCAGACCAGTAGCTATTAGTAGTTAGATGTTCTAACGATATCTGAAGTGGATTTTTGTAGGTTACTGGTTTGTGTTGAGAACCAATAATCATAATAAGATTATCAGTCAACTCATATGCTCTTTTTACAATTTCAAGGTGAGCATTATGAAATGGCTGAAATCTTCCAATAAAAACAATCCCGTCGTATTTTTTCATGATTCTAAACTCCTTAGAATTTTAAGTTTGGTGTGGTCTATCCCACATCCACAATATATAGTACAGATGATGGATATTGTAATTTAAATGCACCAGCTTTCAAACTGGCTCATTTTTATACACTTCTAATTTAATCCAATTAATCAAAGCATTTAGCTCTATTTGCTTTTCTTGAGGTAAGTCAAACTTTTTATTGTAGACATAAAACTCTAATGCCTCAATAGCAAGTTTTCGGTCTTGTTGTGAAATAAGTGACATGATTAGTTCTCCCAATTTTCGTAAAAAAATCCATCATTAGTTGAATAATGTATGTTATAAATTCCGTGGCGAATCAAAAAAGCAGAGCAGATAGCGCAAGGCCTCGATTTTCTAAGCTCTTTTCCTCCGTGACCACCCACCCGACAAACAACAATAGTATCAGCCGGTTCACCTTTTGATTTGATAATACTCAGTATTTCAGAATGGAGATACTGTTTAAGTTCATACTCTTTCCCATAAAGCCTGGCAGTCCTTTCGGCCGCCCATTTTTGTATAGGGTGTGTCTTAGTATAACTGTTAGTTGCGGCCGAAACGATTTTATTTCGTTTAAGCAAGATTGCTCCCATCTTTTTAGGAGAATCAGATGCCATGGCAACTGCAATAGCCTGTTGGATAATGCTATTTTTTAGGTTACTTCTTTGAATCACGATTTACCATTCAAAACATAATAAAAATAATCCCGAGTAACCGGGTCATACGAATTCATAAGTTGCCCCCAATATTGAAAGGGTAGCCAGATTTTTGAGATTTTGGAGCGTAACTCAGACATAATACAAAATGCAATGAATCCTAACAATAGCACAAAAAATAAGTAGTCGTGAAATTGGTGGACAGTTTGCTTTTTGGCCATTAGAGTAAAACTATAAGTGGGATAATAAGTGTTAAAAACCCAATAATTGCTCCAGACACCTCATTTAGTGCCTGGAGCATAGTACTATCGTTTTCCATTTTGCCAGTTAATAATATCAGAGAGTCTTTCTGTTGTAAAGAAATGTTGTTTTAAATACCAGTCCGACCAAAATTGATGGCCCTTAGAATGATTACATTCTTCACATGCACAAACAATATTAGTAATTCGATCAGAACCTCCTTTTATTCTAGGGGTTATGTGATCTAATGTCAAGTTATCAGAAGAGCCGCAATACGCACATTCATAATTCCAATATTCTTTGATTGAGTCTTTCCATTTTTTTCGTGCTTCTGAACTGGTTGTTGCCTCTAAATTAAACATTAAATCTTGGGATGTTTGATACAGCCGCATCGAAAATTAGCAGACCTAAATTATTTAGAAAAAAACCTAAATAATTAAAAGAGGTTTCCAAATGGACAACCGCAAAAAAACACTAACTAATTTAATTTTTATAATCTGCATATCGATAATAACCTTTACCGGTATAAATTTTATATCGTGTAATTTTTTAATACCTGGCTCCATTAATAACGCCAACGTAAATGGGAACCTTAAAAACCCGCCTCCTTTGGATTGTAAAGAGTCCGAAAGAAGAGGATATGAAGCAATCCTCACTTTACTAACAACAATCATTGCACTAAAAACAAAAATGGAGGATGATGAATAATGCCAAGAGAATTTGATACTGATACTGTTGTATTTTCGGTATAAGAAGAAATACCAATATTTAATTTTCTTTGCCGTTTGCTAATATATTCTGACATGTTTAGTTAAGAGTTTCTAAAATACTAAAAGTATATTCTAAATTACTTCCACTTGTTCCAGAAAGCTCTAAACTTTCTCCACTTAATACAAAAAGTTTACCGGTAAGTAATTTAATCACATCTTCGGAAGGAACAGGTGAATTTGGAACTAATCTAATTGTTTCTGGTGATTTTACATAAGAAAATAAAACTTGTTCAGTGTTGTTTCCGGTATTTGCAACCTGGGCCAGAAGAATAACCCCAGTATAACCAATAGGAGCAGTATAAACTGTTTCTGGGCTAGTAGACGTAATGCCAGTAAGTGTCTTGTATACGTTTAAGGGTAATGCCATTAGTCTCCTCCTAGGGCTAAAATATACGGAGTCATTGTAGAAAATAAACTTTTAGAATAAGACCTTCCAGAAATATCCCCGGTCTGTTGATTAATAACAACTCCATCACCAATTCTAAAGTTTCCTGTTTGGTCTGTAGTTGTAAATACAACCAAACCTCCATTTATTGCATTTGTTTCATTTTCTTGGATTGGAACTCCACCTAAATTTGGAAGAGCCTTTGAAATATCAGTACCAGAACCAATATATTCTAAAGAATGTCCAGAAGCCAGGACCCTACTTTGTTTATAAAAATAAACCTTAGTACCGGCCTGAATACCATAAGGAACAACATCACTTAAAGTTATAGTAGAGATCCCAGAAGAAATAACAGTCGAGCTACTTACCGAGTGATATGTAGGGACCATTTCAATAAATACTACTGCAGTATTTATTCCAACATTTGGTGACCCGATTGTAATTCTAGGGATTGATGTATATCCTCTCCCACTTGATACTATTTCAATATTTGAAATTTTTCCACCTCTTACTTCAGCAACAGCCGAGGCAGGAATACCCCAAGATGTTAATGGTGGATCGATTGTAATTATTGGGGGTGAAGTATAACCGTCTCCAGGATTAACAATAGAAATTTTATTTAATGTAGAATAAAGAGTATCAAAATAAACAACCTGCCCATCAAAAGGTTTTGGAACATTAAGTCTTACAGTTCCCCCCGAATTATAGGTATGAGAAAGAGTAGAAATACCTACATAAGTCGTAAACACAGTACTTGCCATAGACACGGAAGGAATTCCATTGAGATTTCCTACATTAAGAGTTGTCGTAACAATTCCTACTAGATTATCAATAAAAGTTTGAACATTTGAGCAGGAATTTATAGAAGTATTAATTCCTGTTAATGGATCTGGAGCTATTGAAAGATCTTTATTTGTGAGGTTATTTGTTATAGCAAGTTTCATTAGGTCCCTTGCGGCCTGAAACGCCACAATTGTTTGGGGGACCTCTCCCGATACACCGTTAATCAATAGATTACCATTGATATCAAAGTATGCCTTTGTGGCATCAATTGAATTTTTATTCGTAAAATCTCTTACGTCTAAAGAAACTGCGTCTACAATATAACCAATATCTCTTTTACATTTTTCTGGGCTAGGATTAAATGCTGTTCCAATTGAGACATATGAGGTGTCAATAATTTCTTGACGATTTAATTGAATTAAGTTATAAGCATCAACATATCTCCCAGGAGCAACGGTTAATGTATTAAATACATATCCCTTGTTTCCTGAAGGATACGTAACAATTCCAGGACCAGAAGAGCAAGTAAATGCAAGTCCACTAAGACTAACTCCCATACCAACAGAAAAACTATGTGGCGTAGAAGTATAAGCCGTTAAAATTCCAGTGGTATTATTGTAAAATGCATTTATAATGTTTAATTCTGGTTGACTAAATTGAACCGAAAATGTATCAAAATTTGATGAGGCTGATGTTGTAGCAACACCAACACACTGAAGACTACTTACACCATCTGAAACCAGACCAAAGTTACCAAAGGATGAGTTAGAGTTTGTTAAATCACAGGCTCCACCACTTCCACAATAAACTGCAATATCATTACAAATAGTAAAAAGAGATACTAGTTGAGCATAACCAGAATTTGTAATAGATACACCAATTCCACCTTGATTATACTGAGTATAAGAATCAAGAACCATTGATTTAGTTGGCCCTATTGCGTATTTACCATCTATTTTTAGTCCAATGCTGCCAGGTACAAAATTAGTGCAATTTTGAATGTACGGAGACTGGTCAATATATCTTACAGCAACCGGATCAAATGAAAAAATTGCAGCACCTGAAGTCAATACACCAACAAAAGAAATTTCTGCCACATAATTTCCATTACCCACATAAAATAGATTCCCAGGGTTTTGTCCAGAAATAGAAACTTCTCTTAAAGAACTACCGACAATACTTACTTGATCTGGTAAAGTGACCGGATTATTAATTGTATAATTTCCAGGAGAAACACGAATAACTGTACTTGCAGAAGCAATCCCAACTGCAGCATCAATTGTTAATTTTGCTTCTTGTATACTCCTTCCACTATTTGAATCATTTCCATTTTTTGAGACATAAACTAAATTTATTTCATCGGGGAAAAAATTAGGTCTAGTTACAGGAATAAATGTTCCTGTTGCCGCATTATAAGATACCAGATCCTTATCTTGAACTCCGATCATATTGACATCGACAAGTTCAATGAACTTACGAGGCAAATTTAATCCTACTATATTATATTTTTGCTGAGAGCCTAATTTTACTATGTATTCACTCATAATGATGCGGTTTCTCCAACGATAATTGTTCCTTTTACAAATTTTTTAGTTGTAGTATCCGCGAACCCATAAGTTAAGACAATATCAAAGTAACAACGACCTGACGGAAGCTGAGTCGTCATTGTTGATGCCATCGAAATATTGACATCATTTGTTTGACCATTAAGAGTAAGTTGAAGGGGATAAGATACTGGTGATGTTGGATATTTACGAATTTTAGCGACTCCAGTAAAACTTGAATTAATTCCTAAAGCAGTTCCGTCTTGATTATAAATCTTAAATGTTTCTTCAAAGTCCGTTCCCTTTTCAATTGTAAGACTATTGATTTCGTAGACGGCCATTGATACTTATTTAAAATCTTTATATATTTATGTTTTTAAAAATAATTACAATATGTTAAGGCAACGAGCATAATACATTTGTCTATCAGACAGTCCCCTAGTCCCACCATTTACTCTTCTAGTTACTGCATCAACAGTAGGATTAGTGTCACATAGTTCATTCATTTTATTATTCATCCACCAAAAACCAGCGGAAGTGAAGGGATATTTTTCTGCAACATAATCGACGCCGGCCATTACTTGCGGATCTTTAATAAAATCAGAGAATTTTTGATAGTTGTATCTACCAGTAAGTTGAATATACCCGGCCCCTTTAAATTTCCTACCATCACCAGGCTGAGTATTTCCTAAATCAGATCTACCCTCATAGTCATCTCCAGAAGCAAGTTCTTTAGTCCACTTACCTGCACCAGATTCATGAGAAATCTGAGAAATAAAATGAGAAATTCTAGATTTAGTTGTAATATTAAATCTTGTTAGACATTCATTAAGTTCTTTTACTTGTGCATCAGTAACAGATCTTTGCCAGACATGCTCTAATTGAGTTTTAGAGAATAGCTGTTTTTGTTCTGGTTTACTACCACTTCTGTATCTCTTTTCAAATTCTTTCTGTACTTCGCCAGAAGTATTTTTTTGTAAATATTCAAAAGCATCAATTTGCTGTGGCTCTTCTTTAAAAAACTTAGCCGCATCAGTGAATTTAATTGGTGGTTGCTGAACGACCGGATTTTGCTGACTAGAGCCTTGACTTATTGGAGGTTGAATTGAAGTATTTGATTCTTGATATACAGAAATATATACTGTTCCAGTCTTAGTCAATGGGAGAACTTTATCTTTCAAATCAATATTTTTAAGACGAATACACCCATGAGTTGAAAAAAGAGGTTGATTTGGAGCCCAGGCCATTGGCCACCCTGCAGCACTACCTCCACCATGTAACATAATCCCGGCTCTACCATATCTTGATTCTTGATCTTCAAGTTCTACCATATCAAAAGAATACCACCCATAAGCAGCAAGAGTTCTATCATAAGCAGGATTAGCACCTACTTGTTCGTAATCTTTATAAATTTGTCCAATTTTATAGAGACCTGGTGGGGTATCGGTTTTGACATATCTAAACTCGATATCAGTTCCCTGTCCTCTCGCAAGAGCCGGTATCTCCCATAAAAGTTTACCATCAAAAGAATATGCTTTTGCGGTTTCTGAAATATCATTAACTACAATGTGACTATCTCCTGCCTTAAATCCAAAATCTTGAGGTTTTTTATTAGGTCCTATCATTTTCTTATACATACATTATGTAAATATTTAGGTTTTGTGTGGTTTTTTAACGGTCAAGAATTTAATGAGGTTGATAAGAAATATGAGGGATTTGTTTATTTAATAACAAATCTTGAAAATGGAATGAAATATATTGGCAAGAAGCATTTTTGGGAAAGGAGAAAGAATCCAAAAACCGGAAGACGCCAAACAAAAGAAAGTGATTGGAGAAAATATTTTGGAAGTTGCGATCAATTAAAAGAAGACGTTAAAAATCTAGGGGAAGATAAATTTAAAAGAGAAATCTTGTATTTATGTCCACACAAAAAAAGCATGTCTTATTATGAAACATGCGAGCAATTTAAAAGAAATGTTTTAATGGATGAAAGTTATTACAATACTAATATTGAAGGAAAATTTTATACTAGTGAAGTAGAGAGGATTTACGGTTTAGTTATAGAGTCAGCTGATCCACAAGAAAAAGAACCTCATTAAGATACTTATTAGCGAGATTCTTTTCTTGTTGAGATCTAGGCTCATTATAGAGCCTAGTTTTTAGGTTATTCAGTTTAGCTTTTAAAGTATAAATATCAGTTATGTTGATCATTAGTCGTTTAAGTATTCAAGAGCGATGTCAACTACGCTATCTTCGGTTAAGGATTCAAGGATATCCAGGGCCTCGGATTCATCTTGGGCATAACCAATATTCATAATATCTTCAAGGATAAAATCAATTAAATCATAATAATCAGACTCTTTTAGTTGACTCGCAAACTTGGCGGCACGTTCACGAACACCAGTTCCTGCCCTTTGTGAGGAAAGAACTGCTCCAGGAGCCGCAAATCTTACACCTCTTGCTGTTCTACCCCCAGCAGCCTTTGCTAGTTTTTTCGCTGCTTCTGTCTTCCTGGCTGAAATTTGTTGTCTTTGAACAGCAGGTTGCCCTGAAGTAGAGGCTGGTAGAGCCTTCCTTGAAGCCGGAGATTTTACATCGGAACCAGTAGTACCTTTGGCGGCAACGTCTAGTTTACGCTGAACAATTGCCCGACGAGTTGCGGTTTCTGGACGAGCCGGGGGAAGAGCCTTAGGCTTTGCAAAAGCATCACCCACTTCAGCTCTCGCAACAGCAGCCCTTTTACCTGCTTTTCTCTGTAGAGCAACACCAACTCTGCGAATAGCCCGACCTACCGTTTTCCGTGTACTACCAGTTTTTTCTGATGGTTCAGTGGTAACCGTAACTTTTCTACCCCCTACATTAACTGATCTAGTAGTCGCGGGAGCATTAGAAGCATTGATACCACTAGCCATCATCCTTTTACCTACTCCACCAAGAGCCTTACCGCCTCTACGGAGAAGACCTTTGAGAAGAGCCTGACCTCTTTCAACAACTTTACCACCAAGAGCCTTTGCGGATTTCGCTAGACCGCCAGCCGATCCTGCTACAGCCTGCTTGACTGAAGAAATAGGGCCAGTAAGTTTATTTCTAACAGTTCTAGCGGTGCTGCGAATTCTCTCTCTACGTGCATCTCTTCTTTGTTTGGCTTGTTGTTCTGCTTCCGCAGCCTGTTTCTTTGCAACAATACTAGCGGCCATTCTTCGTTGATTACCGGCAATATCACCTTTACCATAAGTAATAGTTGCCTCATAAAGAACATCGGCAATAAGTTGATCATAAGACTCACAGATTACTTCATCCTCTAGGGCATAATCGATCATCTCAAAAGATTCTTCTAGGGTGTTTCCATAATCGCGGAATTCCCAGACGAGTTCTTCGATTACTTCTTCAATGTGCTCGGGAAGCATGTGATCGACAAATCGAAGATTATCAAAAGACTCTTCGATTTTGCGATGGTCATAAATTTCAGAATAGGCTTCAGTGAGAACGTATCTTGACATATGTATTGAATGGTTAAGTTCTTTTATTATTTAGTAAAAAAGCCCCGTAGGGGGGCCGGAGTTTCATAGTTTAAAGTCAGCAAAACTATCTGGTTTAATGTCCTGATTAAGACCACCGACGATATACGATTCAAGTGGTTCTTCCTGAGGTGGATTTTGAACATTCTTAGAATTAAGCCAATTTTCTGTCCAAGGAAGAGGATTATTATTGGCTGGTACATCATAAAGAGGTTTAAGCCCAATACTCTTTATTCTGCGATTTGCAATCCATTCAACATAATTAAAAAGAAGTTTATCATTAAGACCAATCATACTTCCGTCTTTAAAAAGATATTGAGCCCATCGTTTCTCTTCATCCACAACTTTTTTAAACATTTCATAAACATAGGGCTCTTCTTCTTTAGCAATTTTAGCCATATCAGGATCATCTACACCGGTTTTCCATTTTGTCAAAATATTTTGAGTCAAGAAAAGATGGAGACGTTCATCATGAGCAATTTTAGAAATAATCTTAGCAGAACCTTCCATTAAATGGAGTTCACCAAAAGCAAAAGAACAAGCGAATGAGACATAAAAACGAATACCTTCTAGAATATTAATATTAGAAACAGCCCTATAAAGTTTCCGTTTGACTTCATGTAATTCATTTTTGCCTAATTCTATACCCTCGTTATTAAACTTCCAAAGATTAGAAGCACTATAATTCTGAGCTGATTGAATATAGTCATCGTATGATTCCGTTACATTTTTTGCCCTTTCTAAGATATTTTCATCACCAATAATAGTATCAAATACTTCAGACGGATTTGCATAAACATTTTTAATAATAAAAGTGTAAGAATAACTATGAATCATTTCCATAAATTCCCAACAAATCATGGCAGATTCAAGTTCTGGAAGTGAACAATACGGAATTAATCCAATTCCGGGACCTCTCCCCTGCACTGAATCAAGCATAATTTGATACTTCAGATTAGAAGTAAAAATATGCTTTTGTTCGGGGCGAAGTTTTTGATAATCTGCTCTGTCTTTAGGGAACATATATTGATAGGCTTCAGGTCTCCAGAAAGCCCCCAATTGTTGTTGAGTTAGTTTATAAAAAACCGGAAACTTATTAATGTCGTATCTTTGAATACCTAAAGGTTGTCCAAAGAACATTGGTTGATTTACTGAATCTACCTTATTTTTATTAAAAACAGTCATACCTTGTATTTCAGAGTTTACATGCGTCACAATCTTCTTCCTCTATGTCTAGAATGTCGTCTACTAAATTTTCGATTTCCATATCATCACCTTTACCATCATAGGTATTGAGATAATATGCTGTTTTATGTCCCAGGAAATACGATGAAAGGAAATCCTTAACAATAACACTCATGGGAACCTTATTATCTGGATAGTGCTGGGGATTATAGCTCCAGTTGGTACTTATAGATTGATCAAAGAATTTTTGCATCACTGCAACAATATTGAAGTATCCTTCATTTGATTTCATGTCCCAAAGTAAAGTATAATTATTTTTTAGTTTATTATACTGAGGAACAATATGGCAAACTTTTCTCTTAACAGATAGATACCCCCGAGGTGGCTCAATACCATTAGTCGTATTAAGAATTTTTGAAGACGATTCACATGGCATTTGAGCTGTGTGGGTAGTATGCCTCAAACCAAATGCGTCAATTTCTTTTCTAAGGGCCTCCCAATCATGATGTAGAGGCTCAGAACAAATACTATCAACCTCTTTTTTATAAGTATCGATTGGTAAAACCCCATCAGCATATTTCGTATTTACAAATCCTTCACACACACCCTTTTCCTTGGCTAATTGAACAGAAGTTTTAAGTAGATAGTACTGGAGACTTTCACTTAGCCTATGAACAAGATTAACTGCTTCTGGATCCTCATAATTTACATTATTTCTAGCAAGATAATGGGCCAAACCAGTTATCCCAATACCTAAGGTTCTATTCTTCTTTGTAGGAATTTCCGCTGCCTTAACGGGGTATTCTTGAATATCAATTAATTCATCAAGGAATCTGACAAGAAGATCACAATATTCTTTAAGTTCATCAAGAGATTTTAAAGTCCCAACATTTATGGCAGAAAGAATACATAGAGCAATAGCTCCGTTAATATCATCAATGTGTTCTAGCGGGTCAGTCAACAGGGCTATTTCCATACAAAGGTTACTCATCCTTATAACTCGCTTATAAGGACTATGAGAATTAACATGGTCAATATTCATTAGATAAAGGCGACCAGTATCACTCCTTTCACCTAAGATTTCAAGAGTTAATTCTTGAGCACTTACGACTTCCTTTGGAATTGACGGATCATTTTCATACCTTATATAAAGTTCATCAAATTCTGGAGTACCGAATGCCTCATAAAGCCCCGGTACATCATATGGAGAAAACAGTGTGATATTTCCATTTTTAATAAACCTCTCATAAAAAATCTTGGAAGTAGTTACAGCATAATCAAGAGAACGAGCACGGTTTTCATCGTTACCTTTTTCATTTTTTAATACAATTAGCTCACGAATTTCTTGGTGCCATATAGGAAAAAATAAAGTTGCCGAACCTTTCCTGATACTTCCTTGCGAACAAGAATTTAAAATACCTTCAAAAGACTTGATAAAAGGAACAAGCCCAGTATGAATTGCATCGCCTTTGCGTATTTCTTTACCCAAACCACGAATTCTTCCTACATTCAAGCCAATTCCTGCCTTATTTGAAACATATCGCATTAAAGCAGAGTTAGTCGCAATAATAGACTCAAGAGAATCGCCACAATCTAAAAGAGTGCAACTAGAGTATTGTCGCTTTTTAGTTCTAACTGCTGCCATAATTGGCGTAGGAATATTGATTTTATGCTTACTAGCTACATCATAAAATCTTTTAACATAATTTAGTCTAGTCTCTTTTGGATATTTGGCAAATGCAACTAGGCCAATCATAATATACATAAACTGCGGAGTCTCATAAAGAGTCTTAGTAGTCCTGTTTTGCACAAGATACTTGTCCACTGCCTCCCGCAGTGCAGCATATGTAAACAGCAAATCCCGATCATGATCAATAAAAGAATTAGCCTCGTCTAGTTCTTCCTCGGTATAATTATCATAAATGGCCGAATCATAAACACCAAGTTCTACACATTTTTTAATATGCTCACTGAGATGGGGTAGATCAATTCTACCACCATAAATTTTCTTCCTGATTGAAAAAAGAAGAAGTCTAGCCGCAACATACTGATAGTTTGGATGGTCCAAAGAAATTAAATCAGATGCGGATTTAATAAGAATTTCTTGAATCTCATTAGTAGTAATCCCATCATAAAACTGAATCCCAGAAGCCATTTCCACTTGAGATACAGAAACCCCAGAGAGTCCATCACAAGAGCATTGAACCATCTCATGAAGTTTTGATAGCAGCAATGGCTCAATACCGCCATTGCGTTTTTTTACATTAATTTCCTCGTTCATTTTTTCTTCCAAAAGTTAAATTTGAGTTGTGCTTCTAAGTCTTTATAAACATTTTTAGACAAAACGTCTTGAACATCAATACCAGCTAAAACAGCATCATTAACGTCCTTTTCTTTTATTGTTTCTGGCCATATTACGATCGAATACCCTCGTTGAATTGCCTTTGACATTCTGTCATGGATTTCTTTATTGCGGGGTTCGTTATCATAAACATAGACCGGGTAATAGATATTTAGATTTTTTAAATCTATATCTGCCCCACACATTGCTATTGAATTTTTTATAAAATATGAATCAAAAGGACCCTCTAAAACATAAACAAGATTTTCCTTATCTATTGAATCATAGTTATAAATTTTTGGGGCATCTTTATTAAACATAATTGTTATATATTTAATCGGAGAAGGACCTATGGATCTACCCTGAACTCCGATTAAAGCCTTATTATAGTACAAAGGTATTACTATTCTAGGCTCAGATTTTAAGTTGGGTTCTTCAGTAATTGAGTTAACCCATTTACTGAAATCATCCGCATAATAATATAAATTAGGATCTAACTTCCTCTTCTCCAAGTATTCTTTTGCTTGAGTATCAGAAGATGCTTTTGGCAAAGAAATTTTCTCTCTAAATACCGGAGTTTTTATATCAAACTTTGGTGATTCAACAACAAAGTTTTTACCAGTAAATCCTGCTCTATATTTTTCAATTGAAAACTCCTTATAAAGAATCTGGTCAATTTCTTTTAAGAAATTATTAAACGAAATACTTATGCCACAATTATGGCATTTATAATTTGTGTTATTGTTTACAGGATATAAATAACCTCTGGCTTTTCTCTTAGACCTGGATGAATCTCCACAAAAAGGACATCTAAAATTATAAAGTTTTGGTTTTACTTTTTTATAATTTTGTAGCCTTGAAGAAACTCGTTCAATAAAACTCTCATCAATAAAATCCACAATATAAAAACTTTTTATCGAGCTTTCAGATCTACCATAGCAGGGGGAGTTGGATTTGTCAAGGCCTTTTCCTCATCAGAAAGAATTTTAACAAAAAATCCAGAATTTTGTATAATAAATCCAATAAATAACGCACAAGCCGCAACAGCAGCCAACTTTAAGTTAATGTTTGTTTGGTCATCTTCTACTTTAGTTAGCCTTTTGTCTAAGTTTTGCTCTACCTTTTCTAGGGTAGCATTAACTTTATGAATTTCATTTAAAACATTTTTGTGATCTTCCTCCATTTTTTTATAAATATTATCTATTTTACCATTTATACTTCTTTCTGATTTTTCCCTAACTTCAAATTTTTCTTCATGCACAGCAATCATTTTAGTCAAGTTAATATTGACTTGACTAATTTTTTCTATTGCATCATCAACTTTTAGAAATATTTCCTTTAGGTCTGATACTCTTTGCTCTAAAACAGCGACTCTTATTAAATCTTCTGACATGGTTGCTTAAAGTGGGAGATTATTTATTCACTTTAGCATTAATTATATTAATTATTTAGTAATTAACCCAAGAGAGGTAAGTAACATTCTATATTTTTTAACGAATGGATTACGAACATCGAGCCTTCCATTTCTTCTTACAGGAAGCCCAAACATTGGTTGAGTATAGCCCGCAGTAGGACCTTCTTTAGGGGAAAGCTCACCAAATCCCCCAGATTGACCCGGCGCGTTTGCCACAGTCATTTCCTCTCTCACTAGTTTTATAATTTCTTCGATTTTATAATTATTAAAATCCATAGAAAGTTTTAAAATTATATAGCTCAGTCTATTTAGTAAAGTTATGTTAAATATAGTAATAAAAAACAATAAAATTTTACAAACTCTATTGATTTTCTAACGGTGACTTAGTTATTAGTCAGCTCTTGTAATTTTTCCATACAAAATATATCTATTTCAATATCATGTATAAAACACTTAGGATAATCAGGTAATCTGTTGAGAAATACAACAAAAGTCTTAATAGTATTCCAAAGTTCTTTTGGAACCTTAAAAAACAGCATTGGAGTTGCTGCATCTCCAAAAATATTATAAAGTATAATAAAATGTTTAAGTATTAGCTGCATTTTTAAAATGCCAGTATTGCTATACTTTGTTAAATGTCTTTTAATATATTTAAAATGATTTAAATCTTTATGAAAATCTTCTTCGGTTAAACCTTGTGGATTATTATAATTTTTTATTGCAAAAAGAAGAAAATTTTCTTCATTCAATTCATTAAAGAACATTATTAATTATCAAGCAGGAGGATAAACAGGTGTATTTCCAGTTTCTATTCCAGACATTGCGACTAGAGTTTCAGCCTTAACTCTAAGTTGACCATCACACATATAAGTTGTAACACCTACCCAGCCTTGGTGTGTAATCTCATATCTAGTAGTTTTTGATGCGGCGGCTCCACCTTCAGCAACACCATAAACATATGCGTCGTAATTAGTATTACGTTCACCGTAATATGGATCTAATGTAGTATACTTTGGAAGTTGGCTAATTGAAAACGCGGTAGATGCAATCGCGGATCCACTTAGATTAGTAGTGCTTGCAATAGAGAGTTGAGTAGTGCTTGCGATACCAACAATTACAGCATCACCGAAATGAACACCCGCTCTATCGCCAAACCGAATTACATCACCAGTACTAGCAGCTCCGGTTTGACCAAAAGAAGTACCTGCGCCGGTAACAACTAAAGTAGAATAATTGAGAGATACTGTTCCGTTAGAACCAATATTGTCTTTTGATCCCCAGAGAGACATAGCTATTTTCCTATTTTAAAGTTATAAAATTATTTAGTAGAATTATAAATTAAAAGGGAGGAAATTCCTCCCTTTTTCATCAACCTAAGAGTTTTTTGCGAACAAGATCAACGACCATGTTATCGACATCAGTATCGGTAGACTTGGCATAACGATCTAAAAGATGAACAACAAATTCTTTTACTTCTCTGGATTGCCAGAAATAATCAACTACTTTTTGAGCGAAAATGAGAACTAGATTGAATTTCATTTTTGAATCTCCCTTTTTAGTAGTGGGTATAGTTATTTAGGATTAATAATTTTCTCTGACAAATTCAATTACCTTTTCGGCTAATTCTTCTTTTTTCTCTGGGATTCCTCCATGAGAAGTTTTAGCATACTTACGAATTTGTTTTTCTGACATTGTATCAACAATTTTTAAAACCTCTTTGCTAACTTTATTTCTTGAGGTTTCACCGCGCTTTACTGAAAGAGCCAGACCAAAAAGTTTTTGTTGTTGCTCAGAAACAGCCTTCTCATAAAGTTCTTCATATTCTTCATAAAGCTCATCCCATGTATATTCAGAAAGATCATACCCTTCTTGAAGGAGATCTTCTACCCATTCCCTGAATTGAGAATTTCCGCGAGAAAAAAAACTACCTAGAGCAGCGCCCGCGCCCCCGCCTAATTGTTGAGCAATAGTCCCACCAGATTTTTTAATATCCATTGCTTTACTATGCCCTTTAAGGGCGGAGAGGACCCCTCTAGCAACAGTATCTTTAAGTCTATCTGCTACTTCTTTTCTTTTTTTTGCTGATTTTAAATTATCAATAATTCTTTGTTGACCTGGGGGAAGATTTGTTTTTTTATTTGAAAAATTTATAGATAACTGGCCAGGAGATGGAGAACGTTCTGTTTCACTATCTGAAGATGATTTAGATGGAGTGTGTTTAATGACAGAAGCAGATCCGGTTTGACTTGTTATTTTTGGAGATTTTCTCGCTTTTCCTTTACTTGTAAGAAGTTCTCCTTGTACGGCTTCTTCACAGATGATATTATAACCAAACTCTAAGACCCACTCAGAAAATTCTTCAACACCAATTTCATCAATGAGATTTTGAATTTCATCAAGTGTCAGCCCCTCCTCACAAAGATAATCAGAAACAATATTAATAGACTCTTGAATAAAGTCCTCATCTAATTCTTCAACGTCAAGTAAAAATGATTCGGTTTTAACTTCTGGATTAATTGTTACAACCGGATTTTTACCATTGTAATTGTTAACATTTTTTTCTTTAATTTGTTTCTGCTCTTCGGAATCAACAATTTCCCAAAGAGTATTTTCGTCAATAGTATCTCGCCAGCTATAATACCGACTTTCCTTTACTGATTTTTTCTTTTTCTTAGTAGAGTTTTCTTCTTCCTCTTCGTCTTCCTCTTCTTCCTCTTCTTCCTCTTCGTCTTCCTCTTCTTCGTCTTCTTTGTTAATTGCTTTGGATCTTACTTTTCTTCTGTTTGATAAATATGAATCAGTTTCATCTGAATCCCCATCATTATCAATGTCATCATCCTCTTGTCCTACAGGATCTAATCTTGGTTTTTTATACTCTTGAATCTGAACAAATTCTTCATCAATCCTTTGCTGAAGAAGGTTATTGTGAGAAACTTCCTCGATATATACCCTTTTCATTTCAGCAAGGGCATTGACAATTTTTTCTGACATAATTCTATTACTTTTTACTATTATTTAGTTTTTTTCTCTTCTCTAAAAAGTTTTGGATTACCTTTGTTCCCGTCATCTTCATTACATAATTTAGATAAGCATCTGTTCCTACTTCTCTTTGTTCTGGTGGAACTCCAGAAACATCAGTCCATTCTCTAATGTCGGTAATCCAAGATTTAAACATTACATTTAAGTTTTCATTTACGCAAATAACATAATTTGGCCCTCTTCTTATGATTTTGCCACTCAGACCAGTATTAAAGTTTTCAATAATATCACCCGTCCTATAAATTTTTTCTTGGTAATACGCTTCTTTAAGAATCTCATAATTTTCTTCTGGTGATATCTTCCAGGACTCTTCTTTTTCTCCACTTAGAGCTTTTTGTACAGCAGAGAAGAGATTTTTTTGTTGTTTAGGATCTAACTTTTTTGAAATGCCTCTCTGGAAAGAGAAAAAATCATCTTCAGAGGCGGCTTTTCTCAAGGCTGCTGATGATGTTGGATTCGGGCTATTTTCTAAATCAGGATCTTCACTATCAAGTGGAATTATTTTAATATCTTGTAAATCATAAATTTCCCCATTATATTGTTTTGATAGACGCTCAAATTCGGCTTTTCGTTTTGAACCAGTGACTAAATTAACTGCATCATAACCATCAAGATCTGCTCTTTTTAGGACATCAAAAATAGTTTTCATATCATCATTGTTAATAATATTTTCATCAAATTGAGGATATGATTTTCTCATATAAAAAATTTTTGTTTTGGGATCTAACGGATTAGCAAGATCTCCAGTCATTCTAGATGGATATATTTTTAAATCCCCCCCTTGGGCTATTTGTTTGGCTTTTCTTAATAACTTTTCATGTCCAATTGTTGGTGGATTAAATCTACCAAATACAGCCGTGAGGACATTAAAAACTTCCGGTTCTGGTGCGGCAGGTTGTTCCTCTGGCTGCGGTGCTTGCCTTTGCGGTGTAACTCTCTTTTGTAGGGGCTCATCTTGTCTCAGAGAAGGTCTTGTTGCTGGAGGAGCAGCTTGAGACTTTTCGGCTGATGACGATTTCTTTTTTACAAATACCAAATCACCCTTTACTGTTTTTGCAACAACTCTATTTGCAGAGTCAACCCAGTATCCATGTCCATCGCTTTTGAGGTTAAGCTGAGATGCTTTTTGGCTGGCTCTAGATGCTCTGGCTTCTAATATAAATTCAAGGTATTTTTTCATTTTTATTATATTACCCGTTACGGGTTCTTACTCCTCTTGTTCCACCAGATCTTGCCTGATTTGTTCCCCCCGCCCCAGAAACAGCTTTATCAGTAAATCTATCTCCAACTAGTTCAGATGTTCGAGTTCTTCCGCTATCTACACTTTGTCTGCCTCTTGATTCTGGAGAGGTTCCGGTTAAAATAGTAGCCGCTCTAGAATATTTTCCAGTATCTGTTCTTTGTATTCCTGCTGTTGTTCCAATAGTAGAAATTTGATCTCCAGGTTTTTGAACTCTTCTACCACCCCGTCCAGTTGGAGTTGGTGATAATCCTTTACTTGTTTTTGGCCGCTGTGCTGATTCTGCAGATGCAGGACCTCTAAGACCTTTTATTTTTTTTGTAAGATGAAGAATGAGTTTTGGATTCGGAGATCGTTTAGATAATTCCTGTCTCAGTTGTCTATTAGATGTATTTATTAAATCTGTTGCAGAAATTTCAGCTTCAATTAAATAATTATAAAACTCATCACTAACGCTTTCTAGGATTTTTATGGCCTCAGATTGTGTATTACAATATTTTTCTTCAACAAGAAAATTGACTAACTTGCGCATTTTACTAAATTTATTTTAGTTATTTAGTAATAAAAAAGCGCCTAAAAGGCGCTTTGGTTTTATTCATTGGAGTGATATCGTTTAGGCCAGATCACCGTAAACTTATCGGTCAGGGTTCTTGCAAACTTTTCTTTTAATTTGTCTATTTGGTAACTTTCTTTTATTGTTAGTTTACTCTTTTTCCATGGTGTGGCTTTTTGGTCACCTCTTTCGATAACATCATGTTCGGTATAATGAAACGGGCCATTATATTCTAAAATCTCGATTATATGGTCTTTATTTCCTCTAAATCCAGGCTCAAAAACAACCAGGTCATAAAGAACCCATCTATCTTTTATATAATAACCCCACTCAAATAATTGATTCTCTTTATCAGAAAATGCACACTGGTCTAATGAGTACCCTCTTTCGTTTATATAGTTTCTTATGAAGTCTCTGGCTTCTAGACTGTGATTAGTTATACAGAAAGTATTGTTTTTTATTCTAGTTCCGACAGATTTTTGTGCTATTTCTGGAATTTTCATGGCACAAGAAACGCCATATTTTTTTAGGTTTGATTGGAAAATTTTTTCCTTTACTATAGGCGATTGCGTTCCATATTCACAGCCATAATTTTTTAAAGACGTTTCAACCTTTTTTTGATGTATTTCTGGAGATTGTGATGGGTTTTCTACTCCATAGAGTTTTAGATTCGTTTGTTTTATTTTTTCTTTTACTTGTTCATTTTGAAATGGATTTTTACAACCATATTTTTCTAGATTAGTTTCACTCGCCTTTATTTTAGAGCATTTTTTACATCCAGAATAACCCCTAATATGGTCTTTTGGTATCTGATAAAACTCTCCGTGTAGTGGGCAAATTATTTTCACTTTTGTGGAAGTATTTACATATTGAACTTGAGAATAATCGTAAAATTCTCCTTTATCTTGACGCCTTTCCTTAAAACGCTGGATAACTTCTTCTGTAGTTAGTTTTTTGGTACTTGCCATGAATATTTTTGGTAACGGCATTTATATTTAGTCATTAAAAAGGGGAAGAAGAAATTCTTCCCCACCTACTGAGATTGCCGTCACCAAATAGGCACTACTATTTAGACATCTCCTGGGCGACGGTTTTCAGAACGTTCGACGGAAAAGTGTCCTTCTGGATATCTTGCGGAAAGTTTCTCAAAATTACCCTGCATAAGATCCTCAAAATCTAGATCCATTGCAATACAAAATTGAGCCAAATACCAGCACTGATCATAACACTCACCAATAATCCTACTTTTTACCTCATTTGAGTACGGCTTATTTTGAAAAAGAACCTTTTTAATAAGATCCACTGTTTCTCCAAGCTCGCCAATCATCCCCAAAGCAAACGTAAGTAGATGAGTCAGCTTAACCCCCTCGCCCTCAAGTTCACGAATCCGATTAATAAGAACATCAACATCCGAACTAGCCGGGCTTGTTGTCTGCTTTACAAACTCAATATATTCAGTGCTGTTAATTTTTTGGTTAGTCATAATAATCAATTAAAGTTAATAGTTTTAAATTTAGATTTTAGATCAATAATTTCTGCTGGATCGCTAGTGGCTCCAATCAAGTCTTCTTGGGCCGCCTGCTCAACATTATACACTCTCATCTTGGATTTGTCAACTCCCACTGAGAATTTCCTGTAACGGTCCAAAGGCCCATAACGATTCTTTAGTTGTTTTATAATAATCTGATTCATCTGCTCTAGTTCCTCTGTCGAAATAAGGGCCAAAAGTAAATCAGCGGTAAAGGCGATGCCATAAGAATCCGAAACGTCTTCTAGAGATGATTCGGTTGTGGAGGACCCACTATTATGGGTCAGAATATCATTGGCAAAAAAGAGATTATCGCCCGATACATTAATATCTATGGTCTCTCGTTCACCAATCTTTTTAATAGATACAATTTCATCTAAGCAAATTTGCATTTTTCTTCCTCAGTAAGTTGCAAAGCATCAAACATTTTTTGTAAGTCCTCATTAATTTTCCAAGAGCGTAAAATCAAAACAGTGTACCCCCGACTTTCCGCTAACCACTTTTTGTAAAAATCTTTATTATATTCATGTTTAGTTAAATCATCTTTCTTCACTCCAATAGTCGAATCGTAATCAATATCATCATGAAATCTAAAACCATTGTATTCTATAAGGACATTTAAATCTGGAATATAAAAATCATAAAAAAACATTTTAGGTATTTTATATACAGAATATTCTTCTTGCGTTAAAAGGATCCCAAGTTCCTCTTCCTTGTATTTACATTCATGGCCCCTTAGAGTGAGAACCTGGTCTAGTTTATCAAAATAAACCAAAGACTCTTTTGAAAACCTATTTATTTTTCGGTTTCGTTCATATTGTATTTTTGATATAATTTTAAATGCTACTTCTTCAGGAATATTATTTTTTTCATAATATTCCATGCAAAGTGGATTATTTTCTTTACGTGAATTAATAAATTCATTGTACCTTAATGGGCCCTCCTCCTCACCATATCTTTCTATAAATGACTTTAAAGAAGTATTGTTCCATCTATCGCTAATAGCTATTTGTATTTCCTCAAATGAAAGACCTTGTTTTAATAATTTTTCAACAAAAGTATCCTTGTTTAATGATTTTGATTTTTTAGAATTAGCCTCTTTAAATTTTTGTAAACCGAGTTCCTCACCATACTTTAAAATTTTTCCTTCAAGAGTATTATTTTGTGCTATTGAATTTCTAAAATCATCATAATGCTTTTCCCAATCATCTCCGAATCTTTGTTTAAAGCCTCTTTTTGATGTGCTAAAATTAGTATTATCCCAATGATTTCTAAAAACTTTAGGTCCTTCTATTTCACCATGTCTTTTAATACACATTTCTAAAGACATTGCTTTACTTCTATTATACTCTTTAAATTTTATCGGACCTTCTATTTCACCATATTTTTGTATGTTATTTTCTAAACTTTGAGCGCCCTTTTTGTTTTTTTCCTCAAATTTTTTAAGACCTTCAACATCACCATAACGAATTTTATTCGCTTCTAGAGAAGAAGAATCTTTACCACATTTTAATGAATCAATTGTTCTTTGATAGATATTATCCACATTTAATTCAATTTGTTTTGTCAATATTCTGAATTTATTGTGTAAATTCAGTTCCTCATTATTATGAGCCTTGACTAACTTTTCAATGTCCTCTAAATAATGGTCAAGAGAATCTAGGCCAGTTAATTTTTTTAATTTGTTTACCGCAAAATTGATTTCCATTTTTGTATTATCGGGTACTCAGTTATTTAGAAAAAAGTTAAGTTGAGTACCCGATAAGATCATTTAACAAACAACTTATCCCCAATGGTCAGTCCACTCAAGATGTTTTTCTCTCCTTCAGTAGTTGGGAATATGTGCCTGTCAGAGCAGACAATCTTCTTACCAGATTTAGTTGTAATTTCATAAACTTCTTGAGTCTCTATTGGATAAACTTCATTAACCGTAACGTACCCAGAATGAGATGCAATTTCATCTCCAATCTTAATATCCTTTATTTCAATTTGTTGGCCATCTCTTTTAGTTACTATAGTATCTAAACCGAGACAGCGATTAAATTGTACTGATGACAAAATAGGTATGTTATTTTCAACACCCAACCCCCTAAGTTCTTCAGAAACGGACTTAACATAAGTATAAGAATTAGATGTACTTGTCTTGTACCTAGAAGAAGCACAAAGATTCAAGTAATCAATAACAATAACATCTGGTTTAAAGTTTTTCTTCATTTCAAGTTCTTTTAAAAGTACCTTGAAATGATTTGAACTTGATGTTCCAGGTGGATACTCTTTAATGATTAATTTTCCTCTTGTCTTTTTACTCAGTTGAGAAGTCTTACTAAAAAATTGCTCTTTTGATAGGCCTTTAATATCCTGAACCTGAACGTCAAGAAGATTGGCATCAATTCTTTCTGCAATCTTTTCCTCCGCCATTTCAAGAGTAATGTATAAAACATTCTTTCCTTGAATAAGAGTCGAGGCCGAAAAGTGACACATAAACAAACTTTTACCAACCCCAGGCGGTGCAACAAAAAGGTTCAACGTCTTGGCCGATAAACCACCATCCGTAATTCGGTTCAAGTAATCAATATCGAATGCGATTTTAGATTCTTTCTTATGGTAGTATTCATAACGCTCTTCAGCATCCTCAATATAATCATGGCCAATATGAGTGTCAAAAGATATTGACAAGGCCTCTTCTAGGATCGATGGAATCGCGTCCCTTGTCTTTTTGGTATCGCCGCCATCAGCGATCTGAATAGATTCCATGAGAGCCAAATAAATGGCCCGGTCCTTACACCACTTCTCGGTTACCTGAGATAGCCATTGAAAATCAACCGGTTCATAATCAAGACAAGAAATTACAGATAAACATTCTTTAAAAGAATTTTCAGTTAAATCGCTTCTATTTTCAATTTCAATTTCTAGGGCTTCTTTGGTTGGTAGTTTATTGTAAGAAGAAAAGAAATCCTGAATCTCTTCAAAAACGATCTTCTGAGAATAATCCTGGAAATAATCAGATTTTAAATACGGAAGTATTTTTCTTATGTATTCGTCATTATATATTAAATTTTTTAGAATTAGAAGCTCAATCTTATCCATTCACTTGTAGTGCAAATAACATGTCAAAACATATTTGTCATTACTGACAGGTATTTCTTCTTTATATGCAAAAGGCCATAAAGGAGGAAAAACTAAAAGGGATCCTTGTTTAGGTGAAACCCTAAAATCAGAGAAGGATGTTTCCCCGCCCTGTTCTACCGTGTTAAGGAAGAACTTAAAGGCGAGGAATCTTCTTGCTGATTCGTGATCCCTGACCTCAACATGAGGTGGAACATAATCTTCATTGATTCTAAATTTTTGAATCTGAAATTTTTCAAAGTTATAATGTTCAGGAAAACACCGATCATCAATAAACTCATAATATTGCTTTTTATACTCAAAAACTTTTGAAATAATGTGATTATGAACTTTGTTTATTTCTTCAGAGTTTCTACTAGCATCAGTTAAATTTAATTGTAATTGCTGACTAGACTCAAGAACATTGATTAAGAATTCACAAACACTAGGATCCAGGGTCTCATCATAAACCTGAATTAAATCATTCAGTTTCGTCATCTTCTACTACTTCTTCAATTAAAGAGGATCCATATTTAAATTTCTTCTGGGCGTATTCGTCTAGTTTTTCAAGAAGTTCAGGAGTAAAGTATTCTTCTGGGTTAGCATAAATGACGTTTTTACCAATCTTTTTACCGTTGATCTCATAACGGTTGCCGACCCTAGGAATTATACCAGATTCCTCTCCTACGTCCAAAAGTCCGTAGTATCGATCTAATCCGCGATGATCATAGTATAAGCGTACTGATACTTCTTGATTCTCTCTACTTAAACGAGACTTAAATGTTTTGGCCTTAATAATACTGCCAACGATTTCGGTTCCGTCTTTTTCTTTAGTTTTGGTTAATTCGACAATTGTAGAAGCCGAATATTGCATTCCAGAACCAGAACTTTGAACAAATGCTGGACCATAACCCCCAACGTTTGCATAAATGTGATTGGTCACAATCATTGGAATGTTTGCCTTACCAAGTTTAAGTGTAAGCATTCTAAACGCCGCCTTTGTAAGTTGGGCTCTTGTCATATCACGTTTTTCTTCACCAGCAAGGGTATCGTTAATCTCCTTATTAGTCGAAAGCATCCCAAGAGAATCAAGAACAAACATACATGGCCTTCTTTCTTCCTCTGGCTTCTTCATATAAATGTCAACTGCCTTAAGAGCCTTAGTTCTAAATTCTTCCACAGTAACCACGTTTAAAACTACTACCCTTGAAAGGTCAATTCCCTTTTCCGATAGCATTTTTCTAGTAACGGCAGCCTCCGTGTCAAAATAAAGACAATATCCTTCTGGATTCATTTCTAAGTAATTCTTGACTACAGCAAGAGAGAAGAAAGTTTTTCCCGATGCGTTCGCCCCAGAGAAGGTAGTAATTTTATTACCAGAAACTCCCCCAAAAAGAGAACCGCTGACAAGGGCATTAAGCATAAATGACCCAGTATCTACATAAATTTCGTCTTCACTAATATCTTCGGCTAGTTGAGCATATTCCGAGCCTACTTCCTTAATGATATCCTTTAAAAAAGTTAATCCAAAATCAGTCATTTTATTCTCCAATATACAAATTATTATGTTAAAAATTTTGTGTTGTCAATCTCTTTTAGGAAGAGCACGATATCCTTTATGAGATTTTATTCCTTTTTTATATTTAAGCATATTACATACGGTTGATTTATCCAAATTATTTTCCCTGCAAAACTTTGATATATTTTTTCCATGGATTATTTCACCTTCAGGATTAATAATTGAAAATTCTTTACTGTTTTTTTCTGCAACTTTATTTACAGTTTCAACATCTCTCTTCTTTCCATAATTAGGATGCTTTTCTCCTTTTCTTTGCTCACTCCACTTTTGTCTAGTCTCTATTGTATGTTTTTTACCTTTCATTCCTTCACTTTGTTTTCTTTTAGTTTCTTCAGAGCGTAGTTTTCCATAATTTGGATTATTTTTTCCTTTCATTCTTTCACTTTGTTTTCTTTTAAATTCTTCAGAGCGTGGTTTTCCCCTTCGAGATTCTGCCATTTTCATTCTAGTTTTTTCAGTCATAACATATGGAGGTTTACCTTTTAATACTTCACTTTTTCTAATTACTGCTGAATTGTAAAGATAGGAATTATAATACTTGCCTTTTGACTTCATTAAAGTATGGGCATGAATCATTTTTATAGTTTTTATATCATTTAACCCATACCTTTTAATATAAATTTTTTCTAATAATGCGTGTGCTATATAATGCTCTCTTCCGGTTAAAATAACAATTCTATTATTATTTCCAAAAATACTTTTTGGAAATGTATGATGTTTTTCTGTGTATCCTTCAGGAGGAGTTCTATTCTCTGCTTTCCTAATAAGATTACAATAATGCTTTAAATAATTCATTTCCAATTTAACTTATTCGCCATGCTATTTATAAAAATCTCCTAAATAAAAAATTGATCGAGTGTAATTGTTTTTTCTATATTCCAACCAATAATATCTAATATTGCCTTTAGCGGTTGCACAAAAGTTTTATCGAACTGGGTCTCATAATCTACGTAAGCATGTAGACCGAATTCTTTTGGTAAAGTCTGTATGAACCCAATCACATTTTCCATGATTGGATTAGGCATCTTCAAATAGCAATATTTTATTTTCTCGCCGTTGGATATAAAGTTGTATTTGTTCTCCAGACCATGTTTTTTGAGGTTGTTGTTGTATAGTATGGAACCTCGTACATGGATAGGTGTTCCCTTTTTATATAGGGCAGTCGTGGCCAAAAATTTAGTTACATCTGATACTCCTTTTGGAAATGCTGCATCTTCTGGGGCAAGTTTAAAAAATTCTTTTTTTGTTTCTTCAACAAATTTAATCATGTCTTCTTCAGTATAGTTCATTAATACTTCAAAAGCCACATTAAGTTTATCTCTACAAAACGCAGGAGTAGACGATTTAACCGCCTCAATTCCAGTAACAGAAATCTTTGGTTCAGAATATCTTACTCCTTCATTATCCCATACATTAATAATGTAGTGCTTTTTGCCCGTAATAAGAAACTTGTCGGCAATTTTTTCTCTCTTCATATGGAGCTTATTTTTATAAGCATGAAGATAATCAGTCAGTTCAGTATAAGACTCATTAATATATTCTTGGATCTTAGTAGAAAAAATATTATTAACAAAATCAACGATTTTTTCTTTTGTAGTTTCTTTGCCTTCAAATATTTTTTTAACTAATGGATCAATATTGAGCATTACAGAATCGGTATCGCCATAAATGCAGTAGTCAACCTTTTCGGTTTTAAGAAGTTTATTGAAATAAATGTTTAGTTTATTCTCGATCCATTTAAGAGCAAGTTGACCTGATGAAGTAATAGCTTCGGCATTTCTTAATTCATAGAATCTAAAATAAGGACTCCCAAGAGCACCGTACCCACTGTTTAGACAAACCTTGAGGCTTAATTGCTTTACTTTGTAATTAGAGATTTTGTATTTTATAGCATTATCTTTTGTTTCTTCATATTCTTTTTCTGCAGTAATCTGAAGAGTTTTATATTGTTTTCTCTTTTCATACATGTCCTCAAGTATAGCCGGAATAAAACTTTGGCGATCTTTTGAATACATTGAGCCATTAGGACAGATAGAATAATCTGGATAGATTGATGTGTCTACTTGTTTTTTAATAATTTTATCAACAGATATTGAAGGAAATGATTGGTTTATAAGAGTCTCAGGTCCAATGTTCATGCTAATCATCACATGCGGGTAGAGTGACGTAAGGTCAAGAGTAACTGTCCAACCATAAAGACCAGGAATTGGTTCTTTTACATAGGCTCCTGCAAACTTTTCTGATTTGTTTGACTGTTTTTTAAGTGGAATAGCAATCTTTTTTTTGTTAAGATAATTAAAAATAATATTATCCCACATTCGGACCTGATAAAAAACATCTTCATAATTAGATTTTGATTGATATGCAAGATCAATCGCCATGTTAATTAGTTGAAGTTTTTCTTCTAATCGATCAACAAGTTCTACGTCAATTTTATTATATTTGACGTAAGTATCCCAACCATAAGTATAAAAATCTCTAAATGTCTCATATTGTGAATGGTCTAGTTTATTTTGACCTAATTCATTATAGGCAACTGTGTCTAGTCTGTAATTTTCTGGGTTTTTAAACGAATACTTTTTATAAAGCTCCATGTAATCAAGAAGACTTACCCCATAAATTTCATATTGGGTTTCTACTTTATTGTTCTTTTGGATCTGACGATCACGGATAAATTTCCAAGGAGAAAGCCTTTTTGCATCGGCAGTGCCGAGGACTCTTTTGATTCGGTTGATTATGTATGGGATATCGAAAGCATTGCAATTATGAACTTTAACTCCAGACGAGATAAAGTAATGGGTGTCAGTTTCTATATCCATCATAGCCATACAATTTTCTTCGATAAAATCGACTACCCGGACGTAATAACCTTGATCTACTTTTTTAAAGCGTGTTGACTTAGCTTTCTGTGAGTTATCCCTATTTAATGTGATTTTAAAATTGCATTTATTCCATCTTTTTCTTTTCCTTAAATTTAATTTACTAAAGTCTATGTCAATAAAATGTAAATTATTTTTTGTTATACAGGTAAATATCCCATTCCATAAACATAATTCATATAATGTATCTAGATCATTGTTATAATTACAAAAACCTACAGTATTCTCATGAACACGACCGTCGCCATCTAATAAGCCACTTAAAAACATATAAAATTGTTTTTCTGAAAAAGTTGAAACTAATTCAAGATTTATTCTTTTATTTTTATTTTGATCATAAATAACTTCTTCACTATTAATTAATTTGAGAGGTATATTTATGTTAAAACAATTTTTATACGGGCCATAAATTTTAGTTGGTATTTTATAATCTTCCTTTAATTCAGTTATAAATTCTATATCTGATTGATAAAAAGTAAACCCAGAATTAATATATTTTTTATCTGTCATAGAACCATCAGTGTAGATTAGGCCCATCAAATAACATTGCTCATATGTAAAATTTGGATTGTCTTCATTATCGTTTTTTCTCAGGGGGACATAAACGAATTTTTCATCGACATTTTCTATGGCTTCTTTAACAGTCAAATCTTTTTGATACGACTTACTTTTATTTCCAGTTTTGCTCTTTACTTTTGTATATGATTCAGATGGACATAAAATATAAGGGAATATGTGATCATAAGAAGACGTTATTGTGGCGCCATTGGCCAATTTTTGTGTAATACCGACTTTATTGTTAACAGGGGAAACCTTATTAACAACACTATCATGTAATTCCATCCCTGGCTTCATATTACTCATTTTATGAATAATATTTTTACCCCAGACATTAGAATTAACCGGTACACAATTCCAGCCGCTTACAACATCTGGATAATTAGCCTCCCAGAAGGTCAAAAACTTATTAAGAAGATCGACCTCATTGGCACATTCTTGATAAACATAATTATCCATTACCTCAGAAAAAGGTCTACTTCCCCAGGTATAGATTTTTTTAGTTGAATAATCCTGAATAGTAATCAGGAGAATTTCTTCTTGTGCGATATCTGGACTTGGAAACCCACCTAATTCTGCTGCTGTCTCAATATCTAAGGTATAAAGCCTAATTTTATTAATGTTAAAATCTTCAATTTCTTCTGGATATTGTTCAGCAAGGTATTGGTAAATTGCTGTTTCGTGCCCATAAATCGAAATATTATCAACATCTTTATATTGTGTTAACCATTCTTTACACTCTTTGATTGATCCTGGTTTTATAGGAGAAACATTTTTATTATCTAAAGTTTTCCACTCTGATGGTCTGTTTGAAGTAATATAAAAAGTTGGGTTATAATCTACTCTGACTTGAAAGGGAACACCAGAGTCATCATACCCCCTTTCATAAATTGTGTTTCCGATTTGTTTAGCTGAAGTGTAAAACATTATTTAATTAATTCTTTATATTTTGCGAGAAGATTAATATTAGGTTCAGCAATTGTAAGAAATTTGTCAGAATGCATCATAAAAGCGTTTTGAGAAGACACATCAATCAACCAGGCCGATAGAAAATCGCCATTGATAATAAATGGTTCTATAATTTTACAATCTGGTTGCCCAATATCTTCCGGGACAATCTCTTGAATTTGTGCAATAAGAGTAAGATTATTTGGGAACAGTATAACTTTAATTTCCATGAAAAAGGGGTCTTTTAAGGACCCTTTGATTTTAGCACCCTCTTGGTCTTTTTGTCAAGGGGGTTTGCGCCGACTTTATTTGGGTGGGTAGCCAGAAGTATTTAGAAATAAACCGTTTTCTTTGGTTTTTCTGGTTCTGGGATATTGTTTTCAAGAAGGACAGTTAATATCCCATAAGTGAATTCAACAGATTTAATTGTCACAGTTTCAGACAACTTCCAAGTTCTCTTAAAATTACGTTCAGCAAGAGATCTGTAAATATAATGATAAGACTCTTTTTCTTCTTTAGTACCTTCGATCACTAATTGATCATCTAAAGTATAAACAGAAAGTTCAGACTCTTTAAACCCAGAAACCGCAACTTCTAATTTATATTCTTTATTAGAAAGTTTGATCAGATTATATGGTGGGTAATTATTTTGAGTGCCTAAACCTGAAAGTCCATCAAACCAGCTGTCTAGTCCAATATAATATTTGTCTAGATCATCAAAAAGTTTAGACAGTGAGGTTGTAGTGTATTTTGCAAGTGTCATTTGAAGTCTCCTTAAAAAAGCGAGAAGTTTACTGAAGAAATCCCTTTAGGCAATTTCTTCAGTAGTATTTAATCACAGATTCCCTGAAAAATCAAGTGATTATGGTGCGGATCACCGAACTTCCTAGTTTGGTGAAATTTATTCAATTCTTATTCTATTTGATGTGTCGATTCCTTTGGCTTTTTGAAATTTGGAAAGTCCCCCAGCATTAGAAACATGTCCAGTTACGGTACATTGCCATTTTTGGGAAGAGACTATTTTTCCGCCTTTTTTTCCTCCTTTTCTGCAGACTTCAACTCTTTTTTCTGGGTCCATTCCATGAATTCCAATACCGTCTTCATATGTTTTTTGACCCCCTTTTTTACGGATATCATACATTTGTTCTAGTGTAAAACCAAAAATCCCAGTTCCATTTTTTCTATTTACTTCGGCTCCCTTTTTGCCAACTTCACTTCTTTTTTCTGGAGTCATACCATAAAATGCAGTACCATTTTTTTTACATTTTTGGTTTGTTCTTTTACCTATTTCCTTTCTCTGTTCATAAGTTAGTCCACAAATTCCAGTTCCATTCTCTTTCTGTATTTGTCCTCCTTTTTTGCCAGCTTCAATTCTTTTCTCTAAGGTTAGTCCAAAAATTCCAGTTCCATTCTCTTTCTGTTTTTGGCTATTTCTTTTGCCATTTAAAGACTGAGCTTCTAATTTGGCCTCATCCATAGTTATCTGTCCAGATATGGCTCTCCAAGCTATTTTATCTTCTTCATTACCCCATAATTGATAGTTACAAAAATAAAACATAGCATGTTGAGTTACGGTAACTTTAACAAGATTTTCTGGCTCATTGTTTCCACCCATATATTTTGGGATAATATGGTGTTTATGGGTGCGCTCGTTTGGTCTGCACATTATACTGCTCTTAAATTGATTGGCAATTATATTTAGGCAATAAAAAAGAGAGGGTTTCCCCTCTCTATCGTTTACCTTAACGATGCCAATCAACTAAGGCATTTTTATTTAGTTATCAAAGAATCGGTAGTGTCGTTCTTTTTCTTTGAGTTCCCTATACTGTACTTTTCTACTAGAGTCCACAATGATTTCTCCTTAAACGGAAGAATCTTAATTTGGTTTAGTGGAGCCCGATCTTCTATTTGGGCCGGATTTTTGACTTTTACAATTCCCCATTGATCGAGTAAATGGGCAATTGTATGAAGTCTTTCTAGATCATTAACCATAATTGTTGCACTACGGTTATCTAGAACAAACATAAATTTAAAATGCACCAAATAATATTTGCCATTTTTATATAAAATATTGGCAGTTTGATATAATTCTTTTTTATATCTGGATGCGACCCCGATTCGGGTTAATGTCTCTTTTGCAAGAAGAAAAGAATCCGGAGTTTCTAACTCCACTTCTACCATAAGATCGGGGGTCCACTTTACGTATTGACCATCCGTTTCATAATTAGCCATAAATTCCTCAAAAATAATGAATTATGTATTATTTATGCTCCACCAACATTTAACTTTTCTTTAATATAATCAATCTGTTCTTTAGATAATAACTTCATGGCATCAAGGGCCTTTTCGGTACTATAACCATAATAAGACTTGACAATATCAAGATTATCTAGGGGGTTCTTCTTCAAATAATTAGAAAATCTCTTTCTCTTTGGAACCCCATAAAGAAGAAATTTGTACTGCATATCCTTGTCCATGGTGAATCTTTCATTTAATTCACTTGCAAAAAGAACAGTATCAATATTGCCAGAAAGAATTCTATTAACAACAAAGGCCGGATATTGATTTGGATTATCAATATCCTTCAAAACGTCTTTCTTAGAAAAATAAATCGAGTCCAGCCAGTCCTTTAATTCCATTCACATTCGACCATGATTTTAATAAAACAGGCAATCAGGTTAACCTCATTATCGACAACATTCTTGCTCATGTGATCATGAATAATCAAAATGGCCTGGGGAATAGAATGCTTTACCATGACCTGTTCTAGGCCATCATAAAACTTCCTTAGGATTACATTCGGGTCGTTATCCAGGTTATTAATGACCCACTTTCTGACCTCTGTAAAATTCTTCTGTTTTAAGTGATCATAAAGAGTAGAAATCTTAACATCAGAAGTCTGTGCTAAGATTGAAGAATCAATTACACCTGAATTTGAATATTTTTGTAAAACATTAAGTATTCTTCTAAAATCAGGGAAATATTTAATTAGTAATTTAGTAAGAATTTTTTGGTCTTCACATTCGATTTTTTCTTGTTCTAAAATATGTAGAATTCTATCATTAAATTGTTTCGCTAATGATGGTCTTTCTTTAGATGGTATTGTGAAATCGATAACTGGGCATCTTGATTGTAATGCCGGATCTATTCTATTTTTGTAGTTACAAGTAAAAATAAAAGAACAATTATGTTGTAATTCCTCAATAGCTGCTCTTAATGCAAGCTGTGAATCATTAGTTAAATTATCACCTTCATCAATAAGCAGAATTTTTTTCCCAGTTGAAGAGAGCGATACAGTTGAGGCGTAATTTTTTACTTTATTACGAATAACATCAATAGATCTTTCATCTGAACCATTGATAATCATAAAGTCTCGATCTAGACTATTTGCTAGAGCCTTGACTAGATTTGTCTTACCGACTCCCGGAGGACCAGCAAGAATCATATTTGGTACGTTACCTGATGCTTCAATCTCAAGAAAAACTTTTTTTATCTCTTTTGGAAGAATACATTCGGATACATTTTTTGATGCGTACCGTTCAACAAAAAGAAAATTATTCATTGGTTTCAAATTTAGAATCTGGCTCCATTGCTACCCAATACACAAGAGACATTTTTTGATGTGAAAATTTAGCAATATTCTTTCTAGAAAGAACAACTTCATAACCACCAGGAAAAAATTGAAGATTTTCAATTTTAAAATTCATACAAAACTTTTCAGTTGTGGTGCCCACCTCAATTGAATACTCATTTGAGGTATCATTCTTTTTATCCTGAACGATAAGTTCAATAATTTCTCCATTTCCAACAACAGATAGATCATCTAAACCAAATATTTGTTTGGCCTTAATAATTTTATCTAAAGAGGTTTGATCCAAAATAAAACAAACATCCTGAGATGGTAGATTCATCTTTTTATCTGGAGGAGATACAATAATTGATGAGTCAGCGTAAAAATACTTAATTTTTCGTTTTCCTTCTGTCAAGATCATATATTTTTCATGTGAAAAATCTAGATCAGGACTTCCTAAAAGATTAACACTATTAAGAAATTGATTCAGATTATAAATGGCAAATTCGGATTCAAACTTTTCTGTAATAGTAGCCTCGGCTAATACATTCCTAGAGACTTTGATTGTTCTAAGAGAATTACCTGGCTTCACATAAATGGATTGATTAATAGTAGAAAAGTTTTTTAGAATAGACAGAGTATCAGCAGAGAGTTCCATTTTGATCAAAAAGTATAGGTGTTCTTAGAATCAGAACCAGAGAAATGATATAGAAGAATACAATAATGAATAGCCTTTAGCAAATCTGCTTTTGGCGTTGTTTGTTCTTTTTTACGAAAACGTGAAAGATATTTGATAGCATTACTTCTACAAAAGGATTCTGAATCTCCTATTGCATCAATGAGATCAATCGTCTGTACTTTACTATCATTTGACGCATAGTGACCTCGATAGGTTGAAATAAGGTAATCTTCTACTTCCTTTAAAATTTCACCTTCATTAAATTTCCAAAAATGATTTGATTCCATAATTTTATTAGTTATTAAAAAACTGGCTCTCGCTGGAAGAGAACCAGAATCTTAGCACGGTTTTTGAATTTTGTCAAGACTTAAGGAACAAGAGCACCTAAAGTCGTGTACTTAAGGAAACGTCCTATGGCCCTTGCTGGTTTTGTTTTAATTGCCTGCCTTGCAGTGTTTGCCAAGAATGGTCTTATAACCGGTTTTACTTTTGGTCTAAGAATTTTTTTCTTTGTTGTTCAATTTTTTGATCTATTCTATCTCGTATTCTTTGTTTTTCTTCTGGTGTAGATGCTCTGGTTAATTGAGCTTGTAATCTATCATACTCTTGTTGAGTCATTTCTTGGATGAATTCTATGAACTCATCAGAAGCGGCCTCTAGAATTTTAGAGGCCGCTTTTTCTGAATGTGCGTAGTTATTAGAGATGAGGAAGTTTTGAAGGCACATTTTAAACCAAACCAATATATTTGATATGATCTAGAGTATCAGCTTATACCACTAGATCCTTTACCATATCTTTGATCTTGATAATATGCATCTTTTTTGGCTTTATTTCTATGTTTTGTTTTTGGATTTCCATCTGGAAGCATTCTAAATGCTTGCATAGTGGGAATCATTCTCAACCCTTTTGGGTGAGTAGGAACTTGTCTACCTGATGCATCAATAGCAGCATCTGCAAGTTTGTTTCTACCATCAATCAACCCTCTATTTCTTACTGCCGCCTCATCAAGAACCTCTTCCATAATACTCTCCCGCCACTCTTCAGACATGTTGGCCATAATAACATCAGCGTCCTCATAAGAATCACAGAAACCTTCGGATACAAGATATTCGGAAACGATGTCGTAGAGGTCTAGTTCTTCATTCATTCCCCTATTAATATTTCTTAATGCCCGCTTACGCAGCTTAGATTTAATTAAATCTTCATCCGAATATTGATCAAGGTCGTAACCTTCTTCGATAAGGACCTCGACCCATTCTTCAATACTAACTAGTTCTTCTTCAGAAAGGGTTTCTTCGGTATAAACACCATGACGATAGGCTTCGTTTAATTGGGATAGTACGGTAAAATCCATTTTTAAATTATTAAAACTATTAAGTATTTAGATTATTTGTTCTTTAAGGTTATTGGTTTTTAAAGTTTCTATTCAACTCGAATTCTTTTAGATGGGTCAATTTCTCTTTTTCTTTGATATATTGTAAGTCCGCCAGCATTAGAAACATATCCAGTTATAATGCATTGCCATTTTTGGGAGCTAGTATTTTTACCTCCTTTTTTTCTAGCTTCAATTTTTTCTTCATATGTCATCCCAAAAATTGCAATGCCTTTCTCTTTATTAGACTGAGCTGTTTTTTTACTATTTTCGCTTCTTTGTTCAAAAGTTAATGCAAAAATTCCAGTGCTATTTTCTTTTTGTATTTGCCCTCCTCTTATGCAACCCAAAATCTTTGCCTTTTGTTTAGCCTCATCAACATTTATTTGCCCAGAAAGCATTTTCCATGCAATCTTGTCTTCTTCATTACTCCATAATTGGTAGTTACAGAAATGGAACATGGCGTGTTGAGTTACTGTTACCTCAACAAGATTTTCAGGTTCATTGCTCCCACCCATGTATCTCGGTACTAGATGATGTTTATGGGTGCGCTCGTTTGGTCTACACATTTTTACTGCTCTAAATTAGTTCGCTATTTCTATTTAGAAAATTTTATTGTTAAGGAGGAGAAATAAATCTCCTCCACCTGTTAAGCGCGAACTAATTCAGGTAATGTTATTTAGACAATTTGTTCTTTAAACGTAAAATGACCCCTTTTCTCAAATTTCACGATTTTATCGAACTTACTGTCCAAATTATCCCTATGCGAAATCATAAAGATATTCTTATCCTTCATCTCTTGTCTGATGATATTTAAGAATAAAGAAATTCCTTCAGCATCCATAGACCCATCGAGAATCTCATCAAGAATTAATAAATTAGTATTAACTGAATTTTTCATTGCCGCAACAGACATTAAACCAAAAGTTAGAGCTAAATTAATCCGTTGCTTTTGTCCTTCAGAAAAATTACCATAAGAAAAATTCTCGAAAGTAGGAGTTAAAATCGTTTCATTAAATTCATTATCAAGTGTAAAGTTCACATATAAATCCATCATCCTTAAATAATCATTAATTTTTTGATTAATTAAAGGAAGATATTTATTAATAATAACAGTTTTTACGCCACCATCTTTTAATAAATTAGTAACGAATTCATAGTACTGTGACTGATCTATATTCGCTATGATTTCGTTTTTTATTTGATGAAGCTCTTCATAAAAATATTCAAGTTTAGCATTTTCTACTTGTAAATCATTGACATTATCCATTGATTTAATTTCACCCTGAAGCTCTACTACTAGGCGAGTATATTGATTCATGGTTGTCTGATTCTCTGACATTTTTTGATTCAATGCAGAAATTTGTTTGGATAATTCTAAAAATTTCTTTTCTTTTTTTTCTTCGGCTTTTATTGTTTGTAATAATTGTGAATATCCATTAGATACTTCTTGAATATCATTTTCAGATTCTTTTAATTTTTGCTCTTTAACTTCAAGTGAAATATTTTGAGAACATGTCGGACAAACATCATTATGTTCAAAAAATGAATGAGTTTCTTTTAAAGATTCTATCTTTTGAGATAACTTGCCTTTTAATGCCCCTAGTTTTTTTAGCTGGGTAGAAGCCTTTAAGAATTGTTTTAATTCAGCATTAAGAGCATCAATATCTTGTTCATATTGTTTATTTTGATTGAATAACTCAGTGATAAAAAATTGATATTTTTTTATCTTTTCTTGTTTATCTTGGAGATTTGCAGAATCTTTTTGTTTAATTTGTTCAATAAATTCTTTTTGAAGTTCAATTTTTTCTTCAAGGCCAACTTCCTTGACCCTATGTAGCTTGATGTTATCTTTAATAGCCTTTATGTTGTCTTTAACCAACAAATTCATTGAAGAAAAAACCTTGATATCCAGAAGCTCTTCTATAATTTCCCTTCTATCAGATGGAGAAAGTTGCATGAACGGAATAAAATTAGATGTCCCAAGGACAATGATCTGTGTAAATGTCTTAAAGTTCATCTTCAAAACATTTTGCTCAAACCATTTCTGTTGTTCAATCACGGAAGAATGCTGATCCAGTAATTCACCATTACGATAAATTTCAAATAAAGCAGGAGCAAGACCTCTTTTTACTTTCCATTCGGTTTTATTAATCTGAAATTCTAGTTCCGCAACACAATCTTTCTTGTTTATATTGTTAACTAGTTGAGGAAGATTAATTTGCCTATATGCTTTTTTAAATAAACAAAAAGTTAATATATCTGCTATAGTAGATTTCGATGAGCCATTAGCACCCCTTATGAGAGTTAAATGATCAACATTCAAATCATATTCAAGAAAATTATTGCCAATCGAAAGGAAATTTTTGGCTCTGGCTTTTTTAAAGACGATCATCTGGATAACCTGGTGGAATTACAAAATCATGACTACTAATTTTAGTATATTTAAACCCAACTAATTTACAGGTTTTTATTAACATCTCTTCATCGTGCTCTACGATATTCAATTCATCAATACCCATTTCATTAAGCATTAAAACATATCTTTCTGCATCATCCTGTTCTTCAAAAAACAGAATAACCTTTTCTCCCAATTCATTAATAACAGAAAAGGCTCCTTTTTCATTTTCACTTGCTAACGTTATAACAAACATCAGACCATATCCAATGCGGACTTATAAATGTCGTTGATGATATTTTTGACCTTGGTTTTATCCAGGGTAACATCTGTCTCATCAATGTAGGAATGTAAAATACTCATAGTATCTTCACTTTCGATATTTTCCATAGTACCAATATTAGAAAATTCTAAATTCTCAACTATTTTCATTTCATATGGACCTTGATCATTTATTTTTTCAATAAACTTTTCAAACTTCCTGACTGATTTTTTATTACGTACAACAACTCTTACGAGTTTTCCTTCTAAATCTTTGGGAATAAAAATTCTATCTTCGTCATAAACAATCTGATAATGCAACTTGTAAGGATTATTTACATGTTCGTGCTCTAAGGTCTCAGTATCAAAGATAGTAAAACCTCTTGTATCATCGACATCATTAAAGTAGATTTCATAAGGATTACCCAGATAAAAGATCTTTCCATTATCAGATCGTGTATGATAATGACCAGAGAACACCTTTTCAAACTTTAAGAATGGATCAGGATCTCTAGAATCTTCCATAACATGGCCCCTATGTGCCACGAATCCATTCAACTCCAGATGGGCCACTGCAAGCCGCGCAGAGGAGGTTTCAACGGCCTTATAGGCTTCTCCCTCGTTCTCGGTGTTTATCCAGGGAATAAAGAGAATATCTAAGCCTTCTATATTAACCTCGATTGGATCTTGATAAACGTGGATGTTTTTATATTGCTGCAGAAGGAGTGAAGGAGAATTCAGCTTGTTAGAGTTACGCAAAAAAATATCGTGGTTTCCTGTAATCATATGAACCTCATATTTCTTAAGAGGTTCTAGGACAACTCTCTGGGTCCATTCTAGACCATCAAAATCAATAGATCTTCTATTATCAAAGGCATCACCCAAATGAAGAACCGTTTTGATTCCTTCTTTTTCTAATGTAGGAAAGAAGATATTTTTATAAAATAGTTCAAAATAGTCCCGGAAGAGTTTAGAAGACTTCCGTGCCGACCAATGGGTGTCATTTATACAACATATTTTAGCCATCGATCTCGTCCTTATAAGACTGGATCAGTAGTAATAATAATGCTCTGTCTTCAGAAGATTTTAACTTAGTAAATAATTTTTCTATCATTACTTTTCTTTTGTCTTCTCTTATTTTAATTTGTTTTTCTTTACTTTGCAGCTCCATCAAAAGCGATTCCTCAAATAAACATTATCACGAATAGAAGAATAATCAGAATAATTATCAATATGCTCTCCATCATCTGACATGACCTCACTAAAATTTAACCTTTCAATAATCATTGCTTTTTTTTCGGTTTCCTTTTTCTCAATCTTAATTCTTCTTAAATATGCATAATAAGTGATTTGTGTAAAATACGCAAAAGGATTGGTTGATTTTTCTGGATCAAAATTTAGGATGTACCTAGACATATTTTCAACCGCATCAGAAATCAGGTCTTCTTTGAAGGAATAATTTGCATAATTCCCCTGATAACCAAACCTTGTTGCAATATGAAGAAAACATTCTCCTATGTATCTTGGGATTTGTGGTCTCTTTTCATTATTCTCGGCTGCTCTTTTACAATCTATTTTATAATGAACCAGGGCATCCAAGAACTCTTTATTGTTGACGTAATGCGCTGGGCGCTTATTCTTTGTCATTACTGATGTAGTGATCATACTTTTTCTTTAATTGGTATTTAGTGAGATTATAGCACCAAAACCAGATTTTGTCAAGCCCCTAAATAGGTGGAAGAGACTTGACACCGATGGAATTTCCTGCTACAATCAAGCTAACGACTGGAGAAGAGATTTTCGCTATTGTCCTACCAGAGAAAGATTTCCTGATGCTTTATGAACCGGTTATTATCAGTGAAATTAAAACAATAAATGGTGATTATGGTTATAAAATTGAACCCTGGTTAAAGACTGCATCAGATGATATGTTTATTGTTAATAGAAATAATATTATTACTTTAAGTGAATGTAAGGATAAAGATATTATCAATTATCATCTGAAGTTTATTGCTAAAAAGAATATGATTGGTTATGTGGATCCTTATGAAGAAAAGTTATCCAAAAAACAAGGATATGTATCTAATGTGAATATTATGCGAAACAAACTAGAACAGTTATTAAATAGTTCTCCTTCGGAGAACAATCCTACGGATTAAACAAGTTTTAGTTTTATGTTTCTGATGGAAACATCTACGAAGTAGTCACTAGAGTTATCTAATAATTATTAAGTATTAATTAATACTAGAACATATCCATCAAACCGACAAACCGATCCTAGACCCATTCCTGAAAAAAGTCAAGTGGGTATATGACAATCAAGAAATTGGCACAAGGGTAGTTGACAAATTCAAATAAAAAGTGTATTATACGCAAGTCCAATAAATTTTTATAATGTCTAATCTTAAAAGCCTTTTTCATGTAAGCAACCATGTCGATAAGTCCACTCGGATTTCTTATGAGGAATCCCAGGCCATAGTTGCACTAGCCAATGCAGTAGTAGAAAACGCCAGGGCTATTTCGGCCATTTGTGATTTGGCCAGTGTATATGGTCCAGTGGCCAATGTTTCTAATTGTAATTTCTACAATAATGCCCCTGATACCTCCGCAATGAGTGTTGGTTCTGAGGATCCTGAAGAAGTGGAAGAACCAGATGAGGTAGAAGAATCTGAGGATCTGGAAGACTCTGAAGTGTAGAATGGAAGACTTTAATGGAATGTCCCTCGCGTTAGAAGAACTAAGATTCCATATTAAACTTAATGGAGAAATTGACACTGCAATAAGTTATTTAAAATGGCATATAGGAACAATGGCCCATATGTGGTTTTTAGAACATTACGGTTTAAAAAGCACGGAAACCCCAATTAAATTTCTTGGTTTACCTTATTGTGTTAAAACAGACATAAATCCTTGGACAATTAAACTTACTGAAGATTAAATTATTATAAACTACCGCGATGTCTTTAACGTCGCAGTTTTCAGACCTCTAACGAATTAGAGGATTTACAGAAATACGGGTGGTTTATGGCACCCTGCCCGTAAATCACGTCAGGAACGCAAGATACAGGGAGTTTGCTTCTTTTGGCTGATCTTAAAAAAAACTATAATCTACAAATACCAGAAAGTATAAGAAAAGGAGTTGCCTTGTTGCATATAGCCATGAAAGAGCAAGCCAAAGGTATGAAACTAGCATTTATTGATGAAGACGGTAAAGTATCCTCAGAAGTTATAATTAACTCTTTAGACTCTAATGAATAACCAACAAATTATGAATCCATTTAATTTATACGTCGCTTTAACCGAGGAAAAAGTTGCCACTTTGGAAGCTGCCGTTGAGGCATATAAAAGAATACCCAATCAATTTGATGACGAGGAATTAAGTCAATGGAGAGATGATGCAGATGCATGGGCAAAAGCAACGGATAAATTTTGTAAGGCGATCATAAAATTAAATGAACGGTATATAACTTATAAAAACGCTAGTATAACTCTTCAATCTAATCCTTATTATAAAACGTCTGTTGAAAGTCGTATACAGTCTAAACCTTCTATCTGGAAAAAGATTAAACAATTTTTTGGAATCTAAATGGAATTAATTTTTATCTACGCCGTTTGTATTGGTATAGGAATCATAATAGGTCAAAACTCTTCGCCAAAGAGAAGGTCTTATGAAAACTATAATCGGCCAAAAGGTCCACCTCCACTAAAACTTAAGAAATCGTTAAGGCTCGATGAAAGCCCGGTACAGAGAAACCATAATAGAGATGGTCCATCAACACCCAAACCAGAAATTATCCCTAAAGGCCAGTCAAGAAAAAGGCGATTTTCTGATGAAGAAATTGAAGCATTCATAGAAATAGTCGTGAATGGCGGCTATCAACCCATAAAACAACAAGGTAATCCTGAACTACCACCAAAAAACCCATGAAAAATTCTTCTCTCACAACTTTAAACATTTGGGCCTCGGTCTATTCCCTTCTTCTTTGTTGGGAACTGTCCATTATGTTAAAATTACTACCAATCCAATGACAGACATAACCGTACATAAGCCCGATGGGTCCACTTACAATATAAATATCCCCGAGTTCCATGAAGAACCATATCGTCAAGTTTCCCTAGCGTGTGATGATCCAGAAACTCTCATCAATTCTTTAATTATTAAATATGAAGGTATTAGGGCTGATCTTGTAGAAGATGATAGATTTTTCCCAGGAGATACGAATATGATAAGCCACTCAATTTGGGATACTATTGAGTCGATAGACAGTTTAATTCATTATCTGAAAATGACGATTAATGGAACACTTTGAGTTTTACAAAGTGGGGTACAAGTACATGGACAAACAAATGTTTGCGGTGTATTTCACATTAAAAATAGCCCAGGCCGCAATGAAAAATATGATTGATAGAGGAGTTCAAGTAACCGGGTTAGAATCTCAAAGACTATAAATCTATTTTATAAATATCGTACTCAAACTCTTCTTCATTATAAAGTTTAACTCTTTCTATAAAGTGGTTTAAGGTATAATTCTTTCCACAATCATCAGCAATATCATATAAAACACACTTATCCTTTGTTTTAGATTTTCTGAGTCCTCGACCAATTGTTTGAAGAACTCTGATTTTTCCTTTACTTGGAAAACCAAATATAATATTGTTTAAGTTCTTAATGGAAATTCCCGTGCTAAAAACTCCATACGAAGCGACAATAATCGCATTGTTTTCTCTTTCAACAATTTCTCTTACGTCTTCTCTTTCTTTTGCTTCTACGCCACCATGAACAAAGAAAATTTTTCTATCATTGCCGGCTTTTTCCTTGATTAAATCATAAAGAACTTGACCATGAGTTTCTACTCTTGAAAAGATTAAAAGAGTGTTACCTTTTAGACTTAAAGAAAGATTTCTCAAATAATTATTTCTTTCTTCGTTACCTATTAAGTATTGAACCTCATCTTCATAAGTAAAGAATTTTTGTTCTTTATGCTTTAAGACCAAACACTTTATATCTAATTTTGCGGCTCTACCTTTTTCAATTAGTTCTTTTGTGTTAATTGCTTTGTAAGATGGGCCAAATAACCCAGTAATAGTTAATTCATTTACGGCCTTACCGTCATCATTGTTTGTCAGGGTCCCAGTAAAACCAAACCGATATTTAATATTATGAGCATTTTTCATAATATTAACCAAACTTTTAGATTTTACTCCATGACACTCATCGACAATAATTACATCATAGTTATCATAAAAAGACTTAGGATTTTCATGTATACTTTGCCAGGTCGAATATGTTACTGGCATGTCGGTTTTATGACTTTGACCAGAGTAAATCATGTGAATATTATTGTCTGAATCATATCCATAATCTTGCCAATCCTTATGCATTTGATGGATTAAAGAAGTAGTTGGAAATACACAAAGAACTCTTAATCCTTTCATCAAGTAATATCTTGAAATACAATAAATCATGAAGGACTTACCGGATGAAGTTGCAGATAAAACAGTTTTGCGATTATATCTTAGACATTCATATACTGTATTAATCTGATAGTCATATGGATCAAGTCCGGCTCTTTGTCCAATAGCCTTAACAAATCCAGAAATACCTTCATTACTTATTTCTTCGTTAACTTCAAAAGGGCAACCATAAAATTTACTGTTTTTGAACTCATACGAGTAGCCATAAGCCTTTATTTTGGCTATCACCTTATCTAACAACCCACCATATATTTCTCCAGTGGTTTTTGATAATAGACTAATTTGACCATTCCACCCCCCACGTTTATATGCTGGGGCAAATTTGGCCCCAGGTACATCGAAGGTAAAATAAGGAGCCAATTCATAAAGAACGTGTGGCTCGCAAATTAATTTAACAAATACTTCATTCTTTTTTTCAATAATTATATCAGACATCACTGACCTGCTATGAAACGACTCCATTCAATACTGTCTCGGATTTGAAAAGATCTATTGTGGATCATTTTCAGGATATCTGAAAGATAGGCCATAACATAGCTGCAATAATCAACTCTTGTTTTTATTTTGACCAGTTCTTCATCTGAATTTAAATAAAGCGGAATATCATTCTTTAATACTTTATGAGGAAACGGTTTTTCTTCATACACTTTAGGATCCGCTTTTCCGGCGTAATAAAGAGTTTTTTCTGCATATAGTGAATTATATTCTGCTTCTTTTACTTTTTTAAGTTGATAAATTTTATTTTGTATTTCATGATATTTACTGTGTAATATTGGAATTCTAAGTGCTTCTTCATGGAGATTATCAGGATCCATTACTGAATCCTCTTTCCACATAGACTCAATTTCATTTAAATTCATAGAGGGTTCCCACTAGGATCAACAATTTCAAAATAAGTGTATTTAAATTTTACTTCTGCTGTAAATGGATCTGAATCTGTTAAGGTAGAATCAAAAAGAAGAGTTGTTAGATCATAAGGAAATAAATCATAATATTTAACTGAAAAATTTGGACGTTGACTGCTGTTTAATACTTGAAGTGTTCCATCAGAATATATACCACCCCTACTTCTTTGTAGCTCATAAATTTGCTCTAAGTTTTCTGGATAACCAAGTCCTTTAATCCACTTATAAATTTCTAAATAATTTTCAAGATTTTCATCAACTAAAAATTTAAGGCTAAAATCATCAAATGTTATTTTATCTCCTGGCTCGTATAAATCTTTATATGGAGTTGGATAATCAGCAAGGCCTAATGTAATTCCTGGGATATTAGCTCTATTGGAATAAAATGAAACTTTAGGTGCCTTGTTTATTGTGAATAAAAATTGAGTCGGCTGTAAAAAATTTCTATTCTCTACTTGATTTCTACCTGGACTTAAATAAGGAAAATTTGGCATTTCACAAAGCGTTTTTACTATTTATGGATGATTTTATAAAGTTGTTACAGGATTCATGGGAAAACCCGTCGCTATAATCGCATGAGATTCCAGAAGAAGTTTATAGGGGCTTATGATTGCACTGAATATGAGAAAGCAAGAGAAATGGGTTATGAAAAAATTTGGGACTGTGGGAGTCTTACTTATGGGATAGGGCCTTTCGGCCCGTAGATTAGTCTAGTTTTGTTACTTTATAACCTTTATGTTGTTTTTGCCTCCCTTCTCCGGCAGAATACATTAATTTTTTATTCAAACCATGTTTATTTGAATATTGAGTTAAATTTACAACAATCTCCTCTGTTCCATCAGGAGCAATAACAAGCCAGCGTTTACTGTTTGCTTCTTCTGCTCTTTTCTTCTGATGATCACTTTGAGGTCTGCCCAGGTTTGCTTGACGAGTTTTTTCAATTGCTTCTGGTGTCCTTTTTCTTCCTCGATTTTTAGCGCCAATTTTTTCTTTTGTTTCAGGTGTTTGGGTAAACTCGCTTCTAGGCTTATTAATTCCTTTTGCAAAATTTTCCTTTTTGGTTTTACTAATTTTGGCCTTAGTTTCGGGGGTATGACTGCGGCCCCACCAAGGATGATTTTCTCCCTCAAATCTTGGAGGTCTTCCAGAATCTAGGATGTTTAGAAGAACTCCATCCTTTTCAAAGCCTACTCTACCATATTTTTTGATTTCGGATTCTTCTAACAGATAAGCGTCTTCTTCGGTTAAATTTTCGGCTATCTTTTGAATGACTGGATTATTATTAGACTCAATTAGATTTCTTATGTATCCGTTGAGGCGTTTATTAAATGCGTACTCCTTTTTATCTGTTAGATGTTGTTTGCATCTACATCCAGTTCCTTTTCCAACATAGAAAAGTCTTCCGGTTATAGGATTTATGATATGATAAACATAAAACCTTTCTTCTGTACTCATAACTTTGGTCATAATTTTGCTCCAAATAAAAAAAAGAGGCGGTTTCCCGCCTCTTTATATAGTACCATTTCAAGACAGGTTTTAAATCTCAACTTAGATTTTTGATGGCCACGCGACGATAATATCTATTACTATTAATCTTAAGAGCACCTAGACCTTTATCAGGACCCTCAGCAAAGGGATTTGCTACCATGCCATAACGAGTCTTAAATCCGATGGAAGGCTGATAGGTCTTAGGATCTACCGCACGGACCATCTGGAGAGGCACGTATGGAGCATAGAAGATTCCACAATCATAAGGACTAGAACCCTTATAACCAACAACGTAATACTGAGTAGCGTTAACGTTGGCAGAATAAGGATCGATATACACGCGATACTTACCCATTAGAACACCAGCAAAGGTATTGCCAGTATCATCTACATTAAGGTTAGCATTAAGAGCAGGAGTATAATCAAGTACACCAGCCATGGTTAGCGCAGAAGCTACGTCAGCAGAGCACATGATTACGTTACCCTTCCCTCTACGAGTACGCTGGGCGATAGCGTTAGCATCGCGCTCGATTTGGAAGAGAAGACCCTTAAACTTCTCAACGGACCAACGACCGTTGGAGTCGATATCAAGGTCAAATACACCAGGAGTTGCAGTGTTTACAGCTGCCCCTTGTTCCGCTACCTTATAAATGGTACGAATAACCTCGCGGTTAATTTCGGCAAGAATTTCGGTAGACAGAATGTTAGCCAGCTCAGCTTCAGCAGAAAGACCATGAATAGCCTTGAGGTCCTGAGCAAGCTCAAGGGTGTACTCAGCACGCAGCGCACGGCTCTTAGCTTCAACAAGAACTTTCTCGATAGAGAAGCTCATTTCGTGGAACTGGTTGTTATCGCCGTTACCAAGGTTTTCGGCGTCACCAGTTACCATACCTTGACCAAGGTTGTAGGCAGCCTGATTGGCGGAACCGGTTGGGTTGAGTAGACCAGGATTGGTGCCTTGTTGACCAGCAGTAGTACCCATACCAGAGATGGCAGAAGTAATACCAGCAGTTAGACTACGGCCACTGTTTTGACCTGAGAATGAAGTATCAACTTCATTATAGAAGGTCTCATCACCAGTCTGGCTATTATAGCGAGAACGCATGGCGAAGATAAGACCAGTTGGGCCGGTTAGAGGCTGTACACCAGCAAGATCATAAGCAACCAGATTAGGCATGGCCCGACGAATCAGGCTGATTAGGATTGGGTCGAAACCGGCTACTGGACCACCAGCAGTGGCAGAGCCACTGAAACCACCAGAAGCGCCTGCGGCGTTACCGACAGTGGTTTCCATTAGAAGACCATTGTTGAATGCATTGGTCTCACGGAGTTCTTTTTCTTGGTTCTCTAGCAGAATAGCGGTTACCTTTTTACGATGAGAATCCTTGATGGGGTCAAGGCCGTCAAAGTTTAGAAGGGGAGCCCACTTTTCCTGCAGATGTTGTTCGTTAATTTCGGACATTTGCGTTACCTATTAGAGTTTAAAAGTTTGGGTTTGATTTAATATTGAAATCAATTATTGGCTAACAGTGAAGCAGCTTTGAGATATTGATTCATTGAATTTGAGTATGACTCATTTGCAACGTATTCAGTATCTTCAGTAAGCACTTCAGGGCGAGCGATTGAAGAGACATAATTTACAGGGAAATAAGATTCCTTTAAGGTCTCTAGTTTTTCACGATATGAAGTTTCACTTTCAAACTCAACACTTTCGGCAAGTGAAGCGAGCTTTTCCTTCTGAGTGGCGGCTAGACCATCAGCTACATCATCAAAGATTCCATCAGCAACCGCCTCACAGAGACGCTTGTTTAGTTGAATGTTTTTATCAATTTGCTCGTTGAGTTTATTTTCCATCTCATCTAGTTTTTTCACCATGTTCTCAAGGACATCATATTTTTCATCTGGCATGGATACATAATGTTGCTCAAAAAGTCCTTTGAGATTTACAAGGAAGCTCTCAGTGAGTTCTTCCTTAATACCGCGAGTGATAGCGAGCTGATTCTCATGCATCCACTCTTCTGCAACATATTCAAGATAGGAATCAGCACGTTCTTGAAGTTCTTCTGCAATAGCCTGAACTTCTTCTTGAAGAGCAACGTTATACTGTTCTTCAAGAGATTCTTTAATTTCGGAGACTTTGGAACGAAGGGCAGCCTCAAAGATAGTCTTGGCCTTTTCTTTGAACTCTTCGGAAAGATCTTCGCCGCCAACAAGAGCATCAACATCTTCTTGGATGTCAAACTCTTCTTCTTCTTCGTCATCTTCAAATTCTTCTGCTTCGTCTTCTACTTCTTCAAACTCTTCTTCGTCTTCAGAAGCATCTTCAGAAGCATCTTCGGTTACAACTTCATCTTCATCATGCTCTTCCTCTTCAGGGAGATGCATTTTTTGCATAGCCTGATCACCCTCTTGTGAACCTTTACGGCCACGGATGATTTCGGCTACTCGTTGAATATTGGCAGCCGGATCTTTTAGCTTTGCGCTATCATCATCAGGCTTTGCGTTTTCTGGAGTTGGGCCACCAAGATCTTCCCAATTGCCAGTTTGACCATCAGGAATACCGGTGGTTAACTTTGGCATAGGATCGCCAGGTTGGGCACTTGCATTGACCTTAGTTCTAGACTGTGGGTTCTTAGCTTCCATTTCATCTAATTGTTGGTTGCGAGCCATGTAAAAAGTCTCCTTAACAGTTGAATATTACTCTATTGTTATTTATAAAAGTAAAAACTTTATAATAGTATTTAGATTTAAAGCATGTTGAGATAATTCTCAAAATGCATAATCATTCTTTCTTCAGATAATTTCTTGCTGACAATATCGCGTTCAATTCTATTTTTAATGTTCATTGCGACATATTCTTGTTTTGCGGAATCAAAAATCCACTCTTTTCCTTCATAAATGCCATTAACAAAGGCAGCGGCACCTACCGAAGGATCATGAACAATATCAACACAATTGATAACGAGATCGGGACCAACTACAGAATATCCTTCATTAGTTGGCTTTACACTCCCAAGAGCCCTTGAGCTGACTCCAAGAACAACCCCCTCAGAAATAAGACCCTGAGCAATTTTACCCATTGGAGTATTTAAAATTCGGGCCTTACCATAAAAATAATTACCATTCTCTTTAAGAGTGGTAATCATATGTGATACTTTTGTTAAATCTACTCCTGGGACAGAATTGTGATTTAATTCACCAAGAGATCGTTTTGAATTAATAAAATTTGTGGTATAAGTTTTAACGGCTTCTCTTAGGATTTCCATCGGATAAACCCTGTTATTTCTATTAGGGCTATTACCCATGAGAAAGTTTCCTTCAATAAAAAGGGCTTTTTTGCCATTTACTTCTTCAGTAATATATTTTACTGATTCGGCTTCTTCAACGATTAGTTTCATTAGGCGTCTCCTGAAATTTGAACTTGTTGATAATAAAGTGTTCCTGCACCAGTACCAAAAGTTCCAACTTTTAGTGACTTTCTCATATCACCATAATCATTAAAGGCAGTTACAACCCCTGAAGAATTGTTGTTTACTGTTATTCTTGTTGAAAAATAACCACTCACATCAGCTGTATTATTTACCGATAAAACTTGTTTATGGGTAAAATTATAAAAACTTTGATTGGGGCAAGTTAGGCTAACATAATCACCTTGCTCAAATGGAGTACCAGTTCCGCTTGGGAAATCAATAATAGTTGTTGCACCTGTAGTAATGCCTACTACTCTTTGCGATGCGGGGGATAATGCAAGAGTAGCAGATGAATTGGCTGGTACATAATAATCAGATGAAGTCGCTACTGGTTCTGAATCAATTTTTACAAAAACTCCAGCAGTAACTGCAACTACTCTTATAGTATCAGAATATACAGGGAAGGAAGAAGAGGTAGAGGCAGCACCGGATGCAATAGTTACAGATGAGCCACTTCCGACAGGTTTATGTGCCATTATTTTAATATTACGTTATTAGTTATTTATTAATATACCTCTCTCCACCTTAAAGCGACCCCAACATTAGTAGAGTCTGCTCCAATGTTTGTTACTTGAACAGAAAAAATTTCAGAATCTGTTGAATCATAATTCTGAGATAAGAAATTTTTCTTTGAGGTTGGGCCGAGTTGAGGATGAGAACCACTAGATGCGGGTTTATTTATCTTTTGACTGTCTCCCGAAGCATATCCACCCATAAAGTCTTCAAAGCCCGTAGTGGAAATTCCAGTTGCACTTTGATTATATTCTACAACCGATTCAGAATTTTCTGATACCCAAGTCCCGCCAGTTGAAAATCCAGAACTACTTCTAATTTTTATTACTTCATAGCGCACATTTGCGCCAACACTAATAACCGAAATATCTTCTAATTTTACTGTTGCTCTATTCAGAAAGATCACTCATCTGAATTATTAAACATACTCATTGCTACTTGAGGACGATATTCATCAATCCTTTCAATAGCTTTCATAGATAGAATATTCTTGATCTCATCACTAATTTGTGAAGGAGATTCATCAGCAATAATAGCATTAATTAGTTCTTCCATATTGTTTTATTATGAACTTTTAGTATTTATATCTCGCCGCCTTTCGGCATTTCTACTGGACCCGCATCAACCCCAGGTTCGGTTGGGACTTTACCCATATCCCCTTGAATATTATCCCCTTGAGGTTCAGCAAGTGGTTGACCTGTTTGCGGATCTATTTGCATTGATGGATCAGGAATAACACCCTTTTCAATTTCTTTTTGAATTAGCATATCTTGTTCAACGATTTCTTCATCAGTTTGCCTTAGAACTTTTCTTCGTAAGTAATCCTGTGAAAAATATCTACCCACATAAGGCTCAGCCATTGAGACCATATTCAGTCTTTCTGTTAATAATTCAGATTCTTTTAGTTCGGCAAAATGATTATCATACAGGAAATCAAACTGAATATGTTCAGACATGGATTCCCAATCTTCTGGAGTTATAATATTTTTAAGGATTAATTGTGTTCTAAGAAGATCTACAAATAATTTTGAAAATCTTTTTCTTAGTCTCCCTACAAATTTTGAAAATTTAACTTCGTCTCTTAAAATCTCTGAAGATCTGCCCAAGTTAAATCCACTTTCGCCATCTATTCTAGATGATGGAACATTTAAAGATTTATATAATTTTCTTTGGAAATAATTAAGATCAGTTAACTCCCCTAAATTATTGGAACCAGGAAGAGTCGTTACCTCAGTTCCTCGGCCACCTTCTCTACGAGGTAGCCAGTAATCATCCATAAGGCTCTGGAATCTTCTATCATTTTGAACCTCACCAGTTTCGATATTATAATTAAGTTTATTTCTATATCTCATCATAGTTTCTTTGAGATATTGTTCGGCCTTAACTTTAGGCATATTGCCTACATCAATATAAAAAATTCTCCTTTCAGTTCCCCTTACCATACGGTAAATTACAATGCTATCCTCAATCATTCTTAGTTGATTAAGGGATTTGATTGCTTTATTAAGATAAGAAAGAGTAGTATTTTTATTTCTATCCACTAAACCAGATGTACAATAAACAATACTATCTCTAGCAAACTTGATGGCGCCATCATTTCTACCATTCTCAGAAGAGGTCGCACTAACAGAAGTGTTTGTTAGTGGATAAGCAGGTTTTGAATTATAAACAAAATACTCTTCGATATCGGGGAAAGACTGATTCATGGGGTCAGCTTCGCCCATTCGGTTTAAAACTTTTAGATTGTCTTTGCTATTTTTCTTTGCTTGCCTTACATACCTCATTTTAAGGCTATCAATATATCTTAATTCTTGAATCCCCTGCTCTGGTTTTTTAAAGTCAATTACTTTATGATAGTAAAGTCTACCATCAACATACCAGTTTCTATAAATTTCGTGACACTTTTTATCAAAATCTAAAAGCTGAAGAACATATTTAAATTCTTCTCTTATCTTTTGTTTGATTCCGTCACTAGCATTTAGATTAGATAATTCTATCTGTACTGGGCTGTCATTAGAGTCAGATACGATAGCCTCATTTACAATATCTTCAATAGCAGAATCAACTTCAGGGTGAAGTGACATTTCACGATACCGGCGAATTAGATCATATTCTGTTCTGTAAACTCCCTCAATATCAACATAGGATCCAAAAAAACCAGAAGTCAAATAATAGTCAACCCCATCCTCATTATTTTGAGGAATGGGGGAGACTACTGTTTGGCTTAGTTTTGTTGTATCATTAATAGAGAATCCAAATAGCTTTGCCATAATTAAAATTTAACGATACTCTATTTAGTGTCTTATTTAATAATATCTTTATTGGCGTCCCCTGAAGCACCGATTTCAAAATATTGCATCTGGAAATCAACAGTAAAACGTTCGATATTGTTATTATCTGAATAAGAAAGGTCAATTGGACCAACAGAAGAAGGCCAAATATCATACACTTTATAGGTTCTTAATACAACCTGTTTTCCACCAGTATTTTTATCAGCTTCTAATGTAGAGCCCCTACCTAATTGCTTAACTTCAGCTGTATTAGCCATATACGATGTTGGATTAGTTACACCAGTTGCATCATTTAGTTTACTAATAGCATTGGCCCAGGCTTCAAATGCAGTTCTAACTCTAAAGTTTTCATCATTAATAACCGTAACAGACCAGAGGTCAATAGTACGATCTCCAGCAACCTTGAGAACCCGCCCTCTAAATGGAATATCAATCGGGTTTACAGTTGAGGCTGGCATTGAAGTAGCCTCACAGAAAAAACTAAAATCTTTTTGAGCTTCTGTATTCCAATAATTTCCACCCACAGCGGATGGAAATTGTGGAATTGTTACTTCAAATAAATTAGGGCGTGCGCCGCCACCTTTTAACTGGCTTTTAAATTCTGAAATAGTGCGAAGTGTCATTTTTAAGTCCTCCTTAGTTTACTTTGATAATAATTAAACTCTACCGGTAACTTCTTCAAAACTTGCACCAGTTCTGGTAGCGACAAAGGTAAGAGTAACATAATTAATAGCCTTAGCTGGTTTAATAAAGATATCAGCCCTAAATTCATTATTATCAATAACATCTGGAGTGTTATTGGTCTCATCACAAATAATCCTGAAGTCGATAATTCCTCGCTTGGCTTGAACATCGCGCAGATAAGGCTCTACGGTATTAATAAAGGATGATCTAGTGATATCATCGTTAAGTTCAAATAGTTGAGCCTGGGCGCTGCTTTCGATAGCCTGTTCAATAGTCAGGAATAGTCTACGAACATTAATACGATCAAAAGCAGAAGCATAACCAAGAGCAGTCTTATCGCCAAAGAGAAGAACGCCAATACCAGGCTGATTAATATAAGAGTTAACACGTAAAGGATAAAGTTGATCTCTCTGAGCTTTACTTGCGTTGTATGCAAGTTTAATAGCATTATTGAGAACACCTCTTTGTTGACCAGCAGGGGAGAACCAAGGGAAAGCAACGAGATTCGTTCTTACCATTAGGCCCGCAGTGTCAGCATTACATGCGATATAACGGAACTTGTTATTGAATCGATCATAAGTATACTTATAATTATCATCAAAAAAAGCATAAGAGGAAGAGGTTAACGGAGAGAAAAATTCAATTATGTTATCTGTTTGTGTATCAGAGTTTGTAATATCAACTATATCACCTCTATGAGGTGAAATAACCGCAATACAATCTTTTCTCTGATTAGCGATTGAAATTAACTCTTGAGCCTTAGCCTGAGATTCAAATTTATTACCAAGACTTGGACCCATAATTAAGAAGTCTACAGCAATCTCATTACGGTTTGAAAATAGTCTATAGGCGGTTACTAGATCACCAAGAGTTGTAGTATAACCATCAGCGAGAGTGTAGTTCTTACCACCAGAAAGATTATAAGTTACATTACCGATTGCACTGAAAGTTTTGCCTTGGGCTGGGTTATTCCATTGACCTTGAGCAGTTGTTAGGCCCACGAAACCAGAACTAAAACCGGTTTGATAGACTTTCTCGTTAGCATTTGAATTATCTGAAGGATCGTCCCCGACATAAACATATTCAGAAAACTGAGCAATGTAAGTCTTCCACCAATTTCTTTGGGCGGGGTTAACCGCAGAAATTGAATCTTCGGCTTTTGATAAGAACAGATGCTTCTCAAGAATATTACCAGAAATACCAGTAACACTACCAGTATCATCAGTAATCGCAACATGAATAGAATCATTTTTAGCGTTACGATCTAAAGCATATTGAGTTGAAACTGGTTTAGGAGCAATTGAACTCCAAAGAATCCTTGAATTGGTTAATTCAATATATTGATTGTCATACCAGTCACTTACTTCAGTTAGGGTATGAGAAGTAACCGCCGCACCAGAAGAGTTAGTTACAATTACAGTATTACCCGCAAGGAAAGAACCTGCTTGATTTCTTTGTTGATAATTTACTGGAATATCTACGGTTGTTCCAGCAGCAACTAAAGATACAATTTTTACATCAAGAGTTGAAGTGCCAACACCAGTGATAATACCTTTTAGATAGCCATTAAAGACAGTAGTAACGCCGATACCAGGAATAGTTTGGTTAGTGATCGCAGCAGTAACTCCTTGACCAACAACTGAAGAAGTAGCAACAGAGGTGGTTACTTGAAGAATTTGATCCGCTTTGTCGTCAATAACACTAACTTTTAGATTATTCGCCCAAGTGCCAGGAGTTTTTGCGGCGAACACATAATCTTTAGAATCAGAATCATGATTCAGTTCATAGTCATCAAAGTTTTTGATGGTAACGCCAATACCGGCAGTTGAAACACCAGAAGCATTTCTTACTGCGGTTGCGTTTCTAAGATTTGAGCCGCTAGTTCTTACTACTTTTAAAACGCCACCATAAGTAAGGAATGAGGAAGCACTCATCCAATACTCATACTGAGAATCAGTAGATTCAGGCTTACCAAAAACATTGATTAAATCTTGTTCCGTTGTAATATCAACTGCTTCTTCTACTGGACCAGTTGGAAAGGGACCTGCAATCGCGCCAATATTATCAATTACGTTATCGACACGACCAACTGTAAGATCAACTTCTCTAATTAGAACCCCAGGAGATAATTGAGGTGTAGCCATTTGTACTCCCTTATATATTTGCTATTAATTATTTAGAAAAAATAAGTTCTTAATAGTAATTCCAGAGAGCCATTAATTCCTCATTAGGGACAATTTGCCAAACTTTATCGTTTTCTATAAAGGTTTCTTCTTGTAAGCCATTCTCTAAAAACCCAATAGGAAGCATATCATTCTCATCATTTTCTTGCTTTTCTTGGAATAATCTTTTTCTTATATCGTCGTCAGTAATTTCTTTAAAGTATTCATTTGTTGAGGCCCATGCAAAAAGAACTAAACAAGAAACAAGATCATCATTTTTACCCTCTTCGGCCATAAATGAATTAGATTTTTGAATAAATGTTGATAATTCGTTAATTGTATCATAATCGTTAATAAAAAGTTTGTCTTCTTCAATTAACATTTTTAAATTAATTGAGCCTAATTTTTTAACATTTTTAGACATCTTAACACCATATTCTACCCTGGCTCCCCCGAAACCTTGCCCCAGAATTTGCCCCTGTCTTCCTTTAATAAAGCAAGTTAAAAGATTAGGATATTCTAAATCATATTGGAGAGCATTAGCAACTTGATCTCCAACATCATTTGTCTCACATAAAACAAATGCTTTATTATAGTGAAGCCCAACATCTTTTACGATATATGGGAACATAATTGGTTTTATATTATTATCCCTATATTTGGCAACCATTTTGTAAGGCATTTTTGTTATGTCAATAACAGTAAATGCTGAATAATCAAGATCAACTCCTCTCGCAACATCAACAGTTATCATGTATTGATGTTTATCAATTGGTTCTTCATAAGTATCCAAAGAGTTTTTAGTTTTTATTGGTTTAGTATGAGTTAATGTTTGAAGTTTTACGCCGGAAATTAAGGTGTCTGATGATCCGAGGAAATCACATTGAAATTCTTGTAAAAAGGCCTTTTCGGATCCTAAGTTTGCAATAGTTTTCTTTTTCCATTCTTCGTCTCTTCCGGGAACATCATTCCAATTAATTTCTAGTGGGATATAATCGTTTTCTTTTTTTATGGCCTCATCCCACATTTTATAGAATAAATTAAGGCCATTTGGTGTGCTCACCATTATAACTTTTGATTCTTTACCAGAAGAGATGGTTGGATATACCGAATTCATAAAGTTTGTTGCTACCGCATTTGGCACGAACGCAAATTCGTCCAAAAAGATAATATTATAAGAGCCACCTCGGACAGAAGATGCTGAAGTCGAGGCGGTTATAATTTTTGATCCGTTTTCTAGCTCTAATGACGTTTTATTCCATGATTTAATACCTTGCTGCATCCAGTTGGGGAGGTTTTCAAAAGATACTTGAAGTCTTCCTAATAGATCTTTTGCGGTTGATGCTTTGTTAGCCAGAATGGCAATTGAGATGTTGTCATTAAAAATTGCATAGTGTAGAAGGAATGATACTGCGGTTGTGGAATTATGAGTAGGGATAAAAGAATTACCACATAAAAATAATTTGTCCTCGCTATCTACAGAAATACATGCAACCGGAACACTTTCTACTTCTTTTATTTTTTGAATGTAGATTCTTTTACCCCGTGTTGGCGGTTTATCTGTTTTTTGTATTAAATCTTTTTTCCTCGGCAAATTAAAAACGATTTCATCTGTATTAAAGGCCACCGTATAATACAAGCAATCTTTTATTTTTTTAATCCAAGTTTTTGTTTTTATCCCTAAACTTGATATCAATTCAATAACTTGTAATATTAAATCATAATTTTTTTGATAGAATTCAAATGTCCTGCTAACTTTTCTTAAAGATCCATCTGTATCCATAAGACCCCGAAGGAGTTCTAATCGGTCTTCGTAAGAGGATCTCAAATAATCTTGGGGGATATGTTTATTTTTTATTAAATTTAATTTTCTTAGTTTTGAATGTAAATCAATAACATTAAATCTATAACAATTATTAGAATCTGCTATGTGTCCAATATTATCAATTTTTGTTTTATAGAATTCAAAATCGTCTTTATGTACAATTATCCTACCATCGGAAGAAAACCCATCTCCCAACCAAACTCCAAGTAAATATGGATCAATAAGAAGTTCTTTTTTTGTAAAACAATTTATGGAGTTTGATACATTTATATAATATGAATTTGCAACACTTTTGCTAGTTTTATTTTTATATTTTTTTACCAACTGTTCTGTTGTTAATATTTCTTTTTTACTATTTTGCTTATTTTTACATACTTCCCATAAATGATCGGCATCAGCAACGATTTCTTCTCCACTATCAAAATATATTTTATAGCACTTATGATCATACATTGGATCAGTCTTGGTTAATACTTTGACTGAATCTCCGCTAGGAGACAAAACTTCATCACCAACTTTTAGTTCTCCCATTGTGGTCCAACCAGTTGGTGTTGGAATTCTAGTGTCTAATGCTAGTGCCTTACCGCAGTTCATTGTGGGTATAAAATTCTTACCACATAAAAAAGAATGGTCCTTATTTTCTACTTCGACACACGAAACATTTACGGACTCGACTTCTTCTATAGATAATAACTTTATTATTTCATCCCAATTATCTACTAATGTATTAAACGATTGTCTTTTTAAGAAAACTTCTTTTTTTAGATAATAAATTTGTTCTGTTGTTAATACTGAAGAAGTATCATCAAAATATACCCCCCAAAAATGATCCTTATCACAAACAATTTCTTCTTCAAATTGCTTTCCTTTAAATGAAAGTTTATAACATTTTTCGGTATTTTTATAACTTACTTTGTTTATGACTTTTGTTTGCTTCCCGTACAAATCATAAACAACGTCATTTATTTTTAGATCCTTTATTTTTTTATATCCATTAGGAGTTGGGATTGGAGTATTATCTTCTAGTGGTTGACGTGGAAGTTTACAAATACTAAACCTATTCTCATGAAAAGTCGTAAGCATCTTTTCTTGAAAAGGCCACATATCAAAAGGTACAAGACCGTCATCAATGTTAACAATTTTAATATAATTTTTAGCAAAATAAACAGGATCTGAAGCACATTTTGCTAATTCAATTAATTGTTCTTGTGTAAATTCATTGGCAATATTGGCCCTCTTTAAAAGAGGATTACCCATGTAATGATTTTCAGACATAATAATTAATTAATTTTTACACTTCCAACGACGCCTTGCTTTACAAATTGGTTTATCTGGGGTTTTAGAGCAATCAATATTATGCATTTCTTGTTGACCTTTTGATCTATCACAATAATTTTTTCTTCTTTTCTTTCTTTTTCCAGTAGGATTTTTTTCTGTTACGGCTGTTTGTAATTTTGAGCCAGGATTTTCTCTACGATAAGTATTAACGGCTTTTTGACTCATTCCATCGACTCTATCTTTTTTATTAACTTTTTGCCAATCTTCACTAAGTTCAGATTCTTCTTTTACTTGAACAATAGGAGTATTTGCATCCATTTCACATGGGACATAACTAATCAATCTTGCATCAGGATAAATTTTATTTACAGCATAAATGATTTCATCTCTCTTAGGAGTTCCTAATTGAGGGAAAAACATTTGGGCAGACATGTATTTCCCCCTCCAATTGACAAGAACTCTGAGTAATTGACCAGTTTGCATTGGAAGACGAGTTGTTGCCTCATCAAGACTCTTCCAAGAGCCACCTCTTTTTTTGTACCATTTAGATGCCCACGCATTTGCATAGGCACTTGGATAAACATCAAATTTTTGTTTTGCTAGTGACTTTGCTTTAGACCAAAGTTCTGGATTGGTTGGTTTATTTTTTTCTTCTAAAAATTCAAGATCTTCGTCTATTTTAGTTTTTACAAATACGGGTTTTCTGCCTTTGGGGCCTTCACCTTTTTCATCATAACCCGCCTCATCTTGGGCTTTTCTTTTTCTTTTTACAAAACTTGCAATTCCTTCTTTTCCTAACTTATCTGCCTTTTCTTTTGACAGGCACGCTGAGTATGGTTCACCTTCCTTTGCATCACCACATTTACCAACTCTTTCTCCTTCGTCATTATATCTGTCCCAGCCACCACCACCAACTCCACCTTTTTTACCTTTTCCAAGCCAGTCTCTAAGGTCTTCATTCATTTGCACACCTTTTTCCATCTTATTAAGCCTAGAATAATAATCAGGAATTTCATCTAGGTGATGTAGTGCGATCATTTCGGCTAGATCTTTATTTTTTGTATGCTCCATTTCAACCTTTATACCCTTTTGCAATTGCTTTTCAAGTGATTCAATGGAGACTTTATGTTTTTTTGCAATTGCATTTAGCTTTTTTGGCTTTTTTGTATCACACCCTGGTTTATCGCCCATCATTTCAGCCAGGATTTTATCGACAAGAGATATTTCTTCTTTTTTAAGAAAACTTGGGAGTTCTGGCCCTTTAGAAGGTTTTGGGGGTTGTGGGGGTTTTGAGGGTTGTGGGGGCTGTGGAGATTGTGAGGGCTGCTGTTTTTTCAAACGCTCCTCTCTAGCTTTCAGAGTAGCTTGAACTTCTTTTCTGACTCTTGCTAAGTTTTTTTCAAATTCTTCAATACTTATACTTTCATCCATCTCAACATCAGAAGAAAGATAATCAGCAGCAATATCTAGATAATCAGAAGCCTTTGTAATTTTTGATTGAACCCATGCTGGAATTTGATGATCAGAAGTTTTAATAACTTTTTTTAGTTTATTAACAGATTGTAGAATTTTATCTAGTTCAATTTGGGCCATATACCCCTCATCATCTAGTTTTTTACCTGATTGGATTTCTTTATGATCCTCTGAAAGTCTTTTCATTTTTATTCTTGTTTGTTCTTATTATTTATTGTTTTAGAGGGTTTAATTTTTAATTCATTTTTTAGCATATTCAAAACTTCATTAGTAGTTCCAACAAACAGCGCATTATTAGTGACGTTGTTTGTAGTTTTTTCTTGTTCAAGATCTTTTAATTTCTTTTGAACGTCCATTAACTTCTCAGCAGAATCAGTCACAGTCTTAATTAACTGGCCGACTACTTCGTATGCTCTAGGAGAATCTGTTTCCCTGGCTAATTCAAGAATATCATTAATAGCCTCTTGTCCTTTATCAACCAAAGAAGTTAAAGTTGCTCTTGAATATTCGTAGTCTTTTTTGATGTCGGATTTTTCGGCCAGTTCCTCTTTTTTTGGTTCTATAGCCGAAGAGATAACTTCACTTTTAACTTCAATGTCAAACGCATCATTCAATTCTTTAAATTTTTTAGTCATAACCTTAAACAAAATTACTTACAAATCCCAACAAATCATTTGGAGGGATTAGATTATTATCTACTGTAGTTATATTTAATACATCAGAACCTAACACATGTAATTGTGGCTTAGTTTCGTAAAGACCTCTTATTACTTTAATTGAATCGTCGTTGACATTTTCAATGTATAAAGTTTCATTGTTAATTTGAATTAGTGATTTAGCGGTTAAATTAGAAACATCATTAACATATATTAAAGTTTCTTCAGATGAAGTATCTTTTTTAACTGTTGTCACAACAGTTCCGGTATAATTTTTTATTGCTTTTGGAGTTACAACGATATCAATATCATTGTTTATGGTATTTGAGTTTTGACCCGCAGCAAACCCAATAGTAACTTTATTAATTATACTAGATTCTACAGAATTAGAAATTGTTCTATCATAAAAAGATATTGAAGTAGACTCTATTCCGTTTGTTTTTTGATGGCTCTCATTTATTAATACTCCAGTTTGTCCTATAGAAGTTATTGCTGTATTTGGTTTTATTAAGTTACCCTTTATTATTAGACCAGGGAGAAGATTAGCTGTACTAACCCCAACAAAATTAGGAGTAGAAGAATTTAATGTGCCATTTAACGTTTGTATTAATTGATCTTTTACTATCGATGAAGAAAGAGGCAAGAACATATAAGTTTTTGCCGTAAACTTTAATGTCCAGATTAAAGCTCTTCTTTGCTCAAAATTACCCTCATAATTATCACTAAGAGATATGTTATCTAATGTAAATTTTATATCTCTTTTTTCATTGATCTCTTCAATTAAAGTTATTGTTATCGTATAGTGTGGTTGAAAATAAGGAAGAATCTGCTCCACGATTTGGAACATATCATCTTCTAGTTTAGTAAAAATACTTAATTCAAAATTAATATTATACGGAACTGGTAGGTAAGATTTTCTTGTTTTATTATTATCATCAGTAGAAGTAAATGCCCGCATTGTTCCCCCTTTTCTTGTGGGGTCATAAGACAAACCTACTATCTCCATAGACATCCTAGGAGTTGTAATTTGAATTGGTTTATTCAAATCTGGAGATTGCTCTAGTCTGGCTAAAAACTTTTGAGTTGGACCATATGCGAAAGAAACTTTTTGAGTTGAGACAATATCACCAGCATCATTCTTGTGCTTGATGTAAATGTTATTAAACAGTGTGCCAAAAGCGATTACTGTTTTTCTTATTGCTTCGTAATAAAAATGTTCAAACATTATGGCACTCCGAATGGGTTTCTCTCACTAAAATCAAGTATCTCGTTTGCTGCTATTTGTATATCATCATTTTGTGTATAACCATCTGTTGCTATGCTATCATTAAATTTTTCATCTAATGTTAATAATTGATTTCCAGTTATAATTTGATAACTAGCACCAGATTCTTGGCCAACAATTAACTCTCCTGGGGTAAATGGGCCAGATAAGTTAGATAGTTGTAATTTTAATGTTTGGGCATTCCAATTTTTTACTCTAGCAGTCATGCTCGATGCACTACCAACAACTTGTTCGTTGAAGATATATGTGCCAACGCCTGCACTATATGGAGATTGAATTACTATTGTTGGAGCAGTTGTATATCCTAATCCAGCATCTACCATATTAATTGCGGATACAGAGCCATTATTTAATATTGCTACAGCAATTGCTGAACTTGTTGCGGCTCCAACAAAAGTTATACTTGGTGGGGTCAAGAAACCAGAACCACCGTTAGTAACACTTACAATTCCAACAATACCATCACCTATGGTTGCAAATGCTTGAGCACCACCACCGCCTCCTCCTATAAATGATACTGATGGAGCAACAGTATAACCAAAACCAGTATTTGTTAATTGAACAGACTGAACCCTAAAAAGAGTTTCATCAGGTTCACATAGATCTACAATACCTGAAATCATAGAAGCGATACCAGTGGCAGTTCCCCCACCAGGAGGGGCATCAGAAAATGCAACCTGGGGAGCGGTTTTATAGCCATCTCCTCTATTAGTGACAGTAACAAATCTGACACCACCATTGACTATTGTAGCAGTTGCAGATGCAGTTACTCCAACACCTAACATATTATAAATTTCAATGTACCCTTCTTCTTTTGTATTATCATCGATGAACTCAATGCCAGTGGCAATTGTTTCATTTTGATATCTAAAGAGTTCACACTTTAAATTATAAACATATGTTTTTTGTAGTTGGTAGAATGGTATTTCATGCTCAACAAATTTTATCTCAAATAATCTATCACCAAGAGGAAACCAAATTAAGTCCCCTTCTTTTGGTCTATCTGGTAATTTTATATTTGGTATATTTTTAATTAGAGGAGTAATATAAGTTTCATATCTTTCCTTTGATATAATAAGTGTAATATCAGTATTTGGTTGAATACCGAACTTACTTAAAAGTACCCCGGCTCCTTCATATCCTTCATAGGTATCAATATATGCTTCCAGTGGAAAAGCATTGCTAAATTTTGATTCTATTACTTCTCTAATTACAGTCTTTTTTGTCACATATTCTCTAGGAAGATAATAAACATCCACTCCATGAATTTGTATGGCCTCATTTATCAGATCTTGGACAAGACCTTGTTCAGTTTTAGATCCTTGAAGAAAAAATGGATTTAACATAGGTTATCCGATAAGGTCATATGGGGGTTCTTCATATGTAGAACTCATGCGTTCCATTAATACGTCAATTTCTTTTTGGGCATCATCATACATTTCTCGACCATTTAATTCAACTCCACCTGGGAGTTTTACTCCTCTAAATTTAATTAAGTTTTGGCCCCATTGTCTTTTTATTAGAGAAGTTAGATACTGCTTAAGAAAACTATCATTCCAAACTTTTGTTGAGTTTGTTGGATCAAGAACTCTATAACAATCAATAAGTAAAATATTACCAGGAGAAACGGTTGCCCAATCAATATCAATATAAAGTTTAGTATCTCTTTTATTAAATCTTACCATGATATCTGGACTTAAAATCCAATCAAGGTCTTCAAGATATCTTTTGACCATAAAGTATGTTAATATATCAGTGGATCCCCAATAGTAGAGGTCATTTAGCAGTAACTGATATTTAAAATTAAACATACCGTAACCAAGACTATTCCCACCAAATAGTTTAAAAATTTTATTGATACCAATTATATGATCTGGTATTTCAATATAATTAGAATTTTCTCTATAGGTATAAGTCTTTGCGATTCCAACTTTAGAGGTAACTCCTTCACCAGTTTTTCCTCTTGCCCTATCAATATCTTCTTGGGTTATTTCATATTTTAATATAGTTTGAGCAACTCCATCGAAATGCCTCTCTTGGAAAAATTGAATAGCATCATCAACTAAATCATCGATCTGTTCTTCAGCCACATTAATTTCCAAGACTGGCGCCCCGAGCTTTCTTTTACAGTAATCAACTAGTTCTTGTCTGGAGGATGGTTTTGCCATTTTTTTTAACTATTTAACAATTTTAAAATAAGATCTTTTATTTCTTTTACATCATTTTTTATACAATCTACCTGCTTTTCAAGTTCTTCTATTTTATTTTTAGAACTTATTTGTTTAATGTAATTATTTACATAATTTTTATAGCCAACTTCATCGTTGTTTACTATCCCATTTGAATTAACATCTCGAAGAAGATAATCTTTATCTTTTACTTTTAAATAAGTCATAATTATAATTTCGGTTTAGCGGTGGCGATTGCCCTTAGGTCTTTAATCAGTGGAGGAGTTGCCTGATTACTACTTGCCATAACTATTTTAATAGCAAAAGCAGTAAAATCTGGTAGGTCATCAATAGAGTATTCATAGTCTTTAAAAGAACGATCAGATGTTTCTTTTACGCTAGAGTCAGCTGAACCATCACTTAAAGACTTGTCGGTGACTCTCTTTATTTCAAACCCATCCACTTGATAATTAGAATACCCAGGGAATAAATTGAATCTGGGTGTCTCGTTTTGCTCATCTTCTCTGAAGATTTGATAGAGAACTCTAACATCATTTAGATCATTTCTACTTGCACTGATAATAACTTTAATAGAATTAGCAGCAATTTTGAGACTTACTGGTTTTGAAATGTATATAGTCGAGTGCTCATCTTTTGTAATGCTTCTTACGTTTGTATCAGCAGCATAATTTGCTTCTTCCCCTATTCCATTAGGATTATTAATTAGGTTAGATGATAATGTAACAGCAGAATTAACCATATCTACAACAGGAGATACTTTAGAATCTCTAGTTGTGAATAACATTTCAAAAGTAAGAGATCTATTCCCAGGAGCCTCAGTGATAAATTTTTCAGCATTAACTTCTGAACAAATAATCTTTGGCTCATCAAAATAAATTTGCTCATCTAAAACAATGTCCTCAAACCCCCTATCAACAAAAGATTTCTCATTTCCACCTACGCTAGTGCCAGTAAAGGTTCTTATTCTAGATGAAATATCAGTTTTAGGGGGGATGAGATAAGAAATATCTGGAGATATTGATTCATATTGTATATTGTTAGATATAACAATACCAGAAGAACCACCTTGAATATTCTTTTTAAAGTATAAATTATTTTCTCTATTTACACCAATTGTATTATTTAAAAAGTCTGTGTCGGAAGTATCGATTTTTATAAAATAGCTGTTTAGGTCTATTTTAAATTTACCCGTACTATTGGGGTCTACTTCAGCAAAATTATGAATTTTATTAATTCTTCTTAACGAAATCCCATTGTATTCATATTTGTAAACGCGAGTATTGTTTTTATATGTATTTCTATCAGTAGAGTCTATTGCTCTGGTCACACCAATTAACGTATTGCCAGAGATGCCAGTGTATTGTATAACTTCTTCCCCGATTATTACATAACCTGGGTTTAGAGCACTAACACTGAGACCCTCAAATGTCTCAAACCCACTAGTTGAAATTACTGGAATCGTTGCATTTTCTGTTCTATCAAGATCAGCTGATAATTTAGTATTAGTGCCATTATTTGATGGCCTAAATTCGCTTATTTGAACAACGTTTTCAAATGAATGCATACAGTGGTTTTCTTGATATACTTTCATATGAAGGCCATCGTAATATTGGTCTTCAGTTATTGATTTTACTGTGACTCCGGCTCCAGCAATAGTATCAACCCCAGAAGAATTGACATAATATACTGTTGTTAATCCTACCGTAAAGTTGCCCTGAACTTCATCTAAGATAAAAGTATTAGCTGATTTTATTTGGGAAACAGTTAATTTTCCACCAAAGCCAACACCTTGTCCTAACGGTGGCACAATAAGAGAGTCTCCGACCGAGTAACCATTTCCTCCAGAAGTGATATTGACTGAGTTTATGACATTGTTAGTAATTTCAATTGTTGCTACTGCGCCGTTACCAAAACCAGTTTCAGTAACTAATTGAACACTGGAGAATGTTCCATTTGTATAACCAAACCCAGCATTGGTTGTAACAATTCCAACGCCTGCCCCAGTTGTTATACTGCCGCCAATTCCTATCAGAGTCCCGGAAGAAGAACCTTGTTTTATAGTCACGCCCGGCTGGACTTCGGATGAATAACCAGTGGAACCTAAACCAACTGAAATTTTCTTAGATAAAAATTCTATTTGATTTGAGCCAGTTATAGTAAGCTGCTTATTACCAAAACCAAGTTCAGGGTTAAAGAATCTGACTAAACCTTCATTCACAAAATTTGCACGATTTATTACATATTTTAAATCCTCCAATTGGGAAGGCGTCCAAACAGTTCCATTCTGAGACTTAAATAGACTTCCGAGAGTAGTTTGGTTTTGATTAGAAACTTTGATCCCTGAAATTAAATCCTCTTGATTAAGTTCAGTTACAAAAACTCTGTAATTAGGACTATTTGATAATATTACAATCGCGTACTCGGCCTGGGTTTCACTTGCTATTGGTGATTGTCTTACGGTTTTTTGAGTAGGACCTTGTAGATAAACTGGAGATGGGAAGGTAAATCTAGTTGCAACTGTCCCTTTAGTAGAAATATTTATTTTATTTGGCGTGAGTGTTACCTCTGAGAAAGGAATTACCACATTGCTAGGAACCCCACCAATTAGGGGTCTTATCTGCAGCGTAACAGGAATATTATCTTCGTCTTTAGTTTCAAAGAACACATCAACCGAAGTTAAAAATACACCAGACTCTTCTCTAACATAAAAAGATTGAGCTACCGGATCGTATGGTTGAGATATTCTTACTGTATCTGGAGCATTATTGATGGTTGTTTTATTAATATTCCTAGAGGGTCTTATTACAATATTTCTGGTTGTTTGAATATTTGTTTCCTTAATATCTTGAGTACCAGAAGATGAGAATGTTGCCTCTGCGCTACTTTCATTGATCTGAGAATTAGGTATAACTTCTACTAATTTTAACTCATCTAAGGATTGAGTATCAATAAGGGTAAAAGTATTTTCTCCGTTAATCCAAGTAGGATTACCTCTTATATTTGGATCAGGAACATAAAATGAGCCAATAAGGGTTCCACTGTTATCTGAAACTAATCTTACTCTTTTTACAAGAGCCCTTGCACCAGAAGTCTTTCCAACCAATACCATATTTGGTACTACTTGGCCATAAAATTTACTTTCAGAATCAAGCTGAAGGGAGCGAGTATCAACATTTAGAATATCTGAACTTCTTGTATATCTTTCTTCAAATGGTTGTTGATTATACGGATTAAATTCAAAGGTTTCAGAAGGATTACGAGAAGGTCCAGATTTATGATTTGGAGCACATAGTCTAAATGATATTCTATTTTCAATAAAAGTTGGATCAGTATTTATGGTTTCTCCGATATCAAAAGACCCCGAAATCATTTCAATTTCAAGTAACTTAGGAGTAATGTAAGAACTAATTTTAACTCCCTGGAAAAAAGGATAAAATACAGTTCTTGGTTTTAAGCCCCTTGCATCAAACTCAATATTTCGGCTACGTAAAAACCTAACAGGTTGTGTATACTCTGAAACTGAAGTAGAAACAGATTCTTTTTCTGATATTTTTTCTGGAGTAATTAAAGTTTTTATACTAGTTTCCGATTTAGTTGTCGTACTTGTATTTCTATCTTTTACTGAGCCGCCTGGGGTGAATTCTAAAAATCCACCCTTACTTACTCCGTCTTCGTTCATTCTTGTTATAAACTGTTCGGCAACATCTGTCGGAACATATTTTGAAAGAAGTTCTAAATCAGTATCTTTCCAGTGGAGGCCATCGATTCTGATAGTATTGTCTTTAACTATCTCTAAGGTTCTTACTTGATTTTTTGTATTTTTCCCTATAACTAAGGCTTTTCTATCTTTATTGCCAACTGCCCCAAATATTCCACCTCTAGAAATTCTCTTTCTAGCATTATCTAGCCAATCAAATGGGTCAATTCCACTCTGGGGACTAGGATCTCGCCGGTTTACAACTTTATTTTCTACTTCGTCGTTCACCACCGTTATATTTAAATCTGGAAGCCGCTTTTTAGTAGTTTTTATTTCATTAAAACTGGTGGTTTTTATTGCTCTAGGATCTACCCAAGTGTCTATTGATGGATTTAACTGAAGTAATCCATTCCAATACCTAACTAAAAATTCAGTTACGCTTATTGTTTTTGTTGCTAGAAGCTGTTTATCATATTCAACTTCGGTATAATTTAGAGTAATTAAATCACCAGTTTTTTTAATCCCAGGTGAGCCTAAATCTTCAACAAAACTTTGATCAATATTTACATCATAATTCTCAGTAAAATCAGCGATAGCATTTGAGCCTAGTTGCAAATCTAATGAAGTAGTATAATGCAACGGCCTTAACATCTTTCTTTGCTTATCAATGGCCGCTTTAAAGCCAGGGTTTTGTAGATCATGATAAGCATGACTCTTAAAATCATCGACAAAGAAACCACATTTAAATCGATCTAATCCAGTCTCCGCATCCTTAATTACAAAATTTTCTGTTTTATTTTCAAGAGCAGAAAGAACAGTAAATTCTTCGACTCTACTAATTCTATCTTCAAGTAAGGATATATCGTCCATAGTATATCTTTTATGGACTGACATATTCACATTAATATTTTTTACATCATAAACATAAGGAGGTATGTTTACAACAGCCACATCAAAAGCATTTGTTTTAAATTCCGGTAACTGAGGTCTTTGTCCTGGCTTTCCTTGGACTACTTCAAATGTTCCATCGGGGGTTAAAAATACAACATCTATTCTTGGAACATAATAAGAATAAGTCAGAATAAGATTTTCATCTGGCGCTAAAACATAATTAGAATATTGACCATCTCCAGAGAAATTTCTTGAATCAAATTCAAATGGTGATCTTGAGTTAGGTGTATATGGAGCAACTCTTGGTCTAATATCAATAAAGTCTGAAACACGTTCGTTATTAAAATATGGAATATCGTGTTTAAAATCTTCAGATTGATAACTATTGACAGTTACAAATTCTCCAGAATCACTGGAATCAATTGTATAATTTTGAAATACAATCTTTAATTTATTTTTTGGCTCGCTTACATTACGCTTTCTTATTATTCTGGAATAATCTAAAATGCTCTCTCGCTGACCATTATCGAATATAAAATTTTGGGTAATATTTCTATCACCTAAAGTTTTGACTAAAATAACGGCTTGTATTTTAGAATCTTTAGTTTCAACTACTTCTCCTTCACTAAACGTAAAAGAATTTAAATAAACATATTCAATCTCAACAGAATCAATTTTACTTACTACTAAGGCTACGGCTCCTGAAGATTTTCCGGTAATTTGCTCTCCAATAAATAAATCTTGCGTTCCATTACTCGGACCACTAAAAGAAGTTAGTTGTAGTGTGGGTAATTTTGGATTAGAAGTATCACTTGACTCATAAACTGCCAAAACTCTAAGCACATCAGGGACATTTAAACTTATTTCGTCATCTTGAACCCGTGTTCCATATACCGCGTTAAATGTAAGCCCGTCGTTAAAAGTTGTTGTTCCTATACCAGATGACGAATATTTTGAGCCCGAGACAACAACAGTACTGACTTTATTTAATTTTTTATTTTTTGAATTAGGTTTAGTATTCTTTACTGTCGTTATTACTTTTGCCGTTGTGCCATTTGGCCGACTTAAATTTATAAAACTAATTTGTTTTCCAGATGAACCAACAAAAGAAAATTTATCTCTTCTAAGAGGCTCAATGGTGCCGTTAGAATAAATTATACAATACTTATCTTCATCAAACGAATCAAAAAATACATCATCATCAGTTATTGTTAATGATATAGCTCCAGTAGCTACTGTTTGGTTATTAAAAACTCTTCTTTGTTTTATCTCACTACTATCTAAACCGATAGAAGATATATTTGAATTTTTTAATTTTGTTGTTAAAGAAGAGTCTTTTGAATATATTGATCCACCTAACTTTAAGACATTAGTTACAGTTACAGCCGAAGCAGGCAACCTACCATCACAAACTCCAGTAACTGTAGTGACGCCTGTGACTGAAAATGATGTGCCACCAGCAGAAACCGCCGCAACTTTATTGTAGATTACTCTATTAACTTCGGGTAAAGAATAGCTAACAATATCACCTGGCTTAACTATGTTGGAAAAGTTTATATCAAGGCCAGCCGAAATAGTACTAACACCAGAACTTGCTGTAATATTAAACTGTGTGCCAGAAGGCGCAATAAAATTTTTATTATCTAAAATTAAATCTGCGTTAAAAGTGGTTAACCCAACTTTTGAATAAATTGATTTTACATCAGAAATATTGTAATCAGTAATACTGTCTATTAGTCTCCCATCATCTATTCCATTGATAGTAATGGGCTCATTTTCTAAGAACTGCCCAGAAAGTTGATATAAAATTAATTCTTTGCTATTTGAGACATTGGAATATAAAAATCCAGATGCATTACTTCTGCGTCCTTTTATATGCGCAGGCCGCGATTGTGCAATGTCAGCCGTAAGATTTATTTTGGTAAATGTCTGTATATCAAATAATCTTAAATCTAAAATACTTGTTTTGTTTGTATAGTTGGACTCTGGAATAAAGTCATAAACTCTGGCTACGCCAATAGTTGTTCCAACAGAAACACTTGAATCAATTCCAATTCTAGCATCAATTAAACTAACATAACCATCTGTCCCGAGGCCAATATAAGGCGCTCCAGTTACGTTATTAAGGCTTACTAGTTGCCCAGCATCATATGAAATTACTTGACTTTCTTTAGTCAGGGTTTGCCTTGTTTTAGGTACTTCTAATAGGGTAGGTGAAATTTTTTCAACATCGTAACCTTTGACATAGGCCTTTCCTGGGCCTATCTCGTAAACCATTACATCTTCTGAAGGAGTATTACCGTTTACAGTTTTTTGATCTTCAAAGTAAATTCCATTATTTAATGTTCTATCGTTTAGACAATCTCTTACGAATAAAGTAAATGGTTTTACATAATAATCACCGTTAGTTTCAGCAGTTCTTCTTGCTAATTCATCTCTAATTAAACTATACTGAGGATTCTTATTGAGAACTTGGAGTGAACCATTAACAACCTGAGCTATTTCTACAAAATTATCTGGATCTTCATCTAGATCATATTTTGCTAATTCCAACTCAAGTTGAAATCTATCAGCACCAGGAGCCGCATAATTAGAAAATCCTTGAGAATTATCGTATAAAGATTCGTCTTGAAACGCATCTACAATTCTTTCTATGACATTAAAGCCAATTTTATAACTAGGAGTAACTCCATATTGGTCTAAAAGTATTCTTTGATTTTGTACCTTAGCAAAAATACCTCTTATAAAATAGACCCCACTTGCCACTTTAAAAGACGACCCATCAGAAGTTGCATTTTCAGCAATGGTATTGCAAATAGATTGCCCTGATTGTATAGTAAAATTTGAATATTCTATAGGATTTTCTGTAACTAGAGACTCGCCACTAAAAAATGTTTTATTTTCTAGATTTTCGCCGCCACTTTCAAGGTATTGTAGATATAAAGTATAAGTCCCTCTTTCAGATAATGATTGATCTAAAACATAAACTACTTTTGCACTTACGCCACTTAAAGATCCCCTTAATCTTTTACCTAAAATTCTATTAAAATATGCAGAAATCGGTATTCCATTAAAATCTGGCTCAATTTCAACTGCAGGAAATGGAAGATCAACTGAAGGTTGCCCTGGAATTACGACTGACCCTTCTTTGAATATATGATTTCCAAATTGCTCAATTTGATTTTGTAATATTGACTGCAGCCCAGTTAGTTCTCTTGCTTGAACTGGATATTCTGGTTTAAATAAAACCTTGTAGTAATTGTTATCTACATTAAAATCATCAAAATAGGGGGATACATTTAAATTAGTTTCTTGTGGCATAATAATTAAAATTGTAGAATTACTTTAATGTCTTCTTTTTGATTTTGAGATCTAGTAATAGCTGGTCTATTATCAACGTATATAATATTTCCTGAATATTTTTTAACCTCAGGGTTTGAAATTCCGTTAATAAAAGATTGCCCTAGTTTGTATGTCTTATTATTTATCACTGTAGTTATACCTGGAGTTACGGTTGATCCAAAACCAACATCAATATTTAAATTAATACTGCCACCAGAAATAATTAGGCTACCTCCACTTGACGGAGACGCCGTAAATTTTTGAAGATTGAATCCATAATTTGCTTGTGCTTGTCCTCCAGTAGTTGCAAAGCCAACTAGAGTTTTATCCTGCCAATATTTTAAAATCCCAGTATTCTTATCATATGATATAACCCTTCCGACTGCAGTAACCCCGGTTCCCACAGTTTGAGTTATAAAAGAATCTGGAGTGAAACTAGCCGCCTGATAATCATTTGAATTGGTTATACCAACGAGTTTTATAGCAGACAATGCACTCACTTTGTCGCCATTAAGTAAATCAGTAGAATTAAACTTTTCTGGATTTTCTACTATTCCAATTCTAGCAATTTCGTTACCAGTTATAAAATCTGGATTTTCTAAATCATTCTCTATTCTAGAATATACCGAAACATAGAATGCTCCAAGTTCACGATAAACATCAAACCCATGGCCCCCTTTTGGAGGGATAATAACGTCAAAAACTGGATTTGTTGTAGGAGCAGATAGCCCGCCAGCTATAAGATCTACTGTACCGTAAGTATAATTGCTTCCACCATTAGTGACGAAGATATTTTCTACTTCAGCATTATCATTAAAAGAAACCGAGACAAGTGCGCCAGAACCATCTCCGCGTATTGGAATATTAGAGAAAGTTCGATTTCTTACACCTGAAACATTTTCATAATTACCCCTGTTTCTTATAACACAAGTTTTTATTTGTCCACTTGTGGTAGCATTATTTTTTATAAGAGAAGTTTGACCATCCTCTCCCCAATTCATCGGCACTGGGATAAAATTGACGCTATCAAATTTTACAATATCTGTTGCGTTTAAAGTGAACAAATACTTCCAAATATAGCCATCTGAGCCAATATCGGCTGTTCTTGGTTCTAAATCAGTAAATGTTGGCTCAAACTGGGAAGGGCGACCATTTTGATTTTCAGGGGATACCCCATTATATAAGCATACATAAACTTGATAGTTATTATTTACGACATAAAAATTTGAAGAGTATAAACTAGTCGCACCTGAAGGCTTTGATACATTGTCCCTGGTGATATCATGCCTATACATATCATAGATTATTCCACTTTCCCACTTTATTTTCCTTACAGCTTGTCTTATATCTGTGGGATATATTTTTTTAAGGGCAATCATCGTGTCCCAATAAGATAATTCTTGCTCAAAACTATCCTTTGGAACTAATGGAGATTCATTCCAATTAGAAGCATATTCTGTCGGGTTTGGCAACCCTATAAAACTATAATAATTTGAAGAAGACGCAGTAGATACAAAATTTTTTGCTCTAGCTATTCTTAAATTATCTGTTATAATTGCGGCCATCTTTTATTTTTTTATTAGCTATTTATACTAAATAATTTACAAATTTTAGGGGATTATTTCGCTGTACTATAGTTGATGTGGTTATTCCAGGAGAATACGCTGCAAAACTAGAAATTCCAGACTTAGAAACATTGTAGATTCTGCCCCAACTGAAATCGCCATAGTAAGAAGTTTGAGAAATACCGATTAACGAAGAATTATTTTGAACTTTAACGGTAACTCGGTTAACAAACGTGTTTCCAACTCCGGCTACATTCCTTTGTTCTATTTTCCAACTATTGACTTGATAGACATTATCAATAAAAGTAGTTCCTATTCCAATGACGTTATTAGAAGAATCTAACGAAGTCAAACCGTTACCGACATTACTATTAGAAACATAGAAATAATAGTTAGTTGTTATACCACTTGGGCCGGTTATAGCAGACCCAACATTATTAATAGATGTATTTCTTAAGAAAGACTCTTTTTCAACAAATAAATCAAAATAAACACCAAGAGTAGTTGTGCCAACACCAACAATAACACCAAAATCCCCTTGATATGACACATTACTTGCGGTTTCAACCTTCTGTCTGGGCTCTTCAACAATAATTAAAGGTGCCACAGAATAACCAACACCAGAATTAACAATAGTAACTGTACCAATACCACCAGAAGAGTTTAGAGTGCAAGTTAGTAAAGCAGTAGTACCGACTCCAATAGGGGATGCCACTGATATCTGAGGAATATTAGTATAACCAAATCCTGAGTCATCAATAGTTACAGTCTGAACTGTGCCTGAAATTGAAACTACCGCACTCAACTTTGCAGTAGACTGAGGTATCTGTGAAATTATATTAATTTCATTTTCTGTAGGGGATTCACTATAGTTATCAAAAATAGTTTTAACATTGTCAACAAATATTTCAGTTGCATTGCTACTGATTCCAGATATAGCAAAGGAAGTTGGGTGAATCAAAGGCTCGTAGATAACTCTATCTTTAGTAGAAATTAAATTAATAGTTGAGCCAGATCCTATGACAAATTTATCTACATTTTGAGGACACCATTCTATTGGTCTAATCTCATCTTGATCCGAAATCCCCTGCTTATCATACAAGTTAGTTTTTACAATATCTACAGAAGTTATATCCGAAACTATTCTACTATTTTGATCATTTTCTCTATCAGAGTTACTAAAGATTTTAATCGAATCACCAATTTTAATTGTTTCAAGTACCTTAGTTAACTTTGTGTCAATATCTGGGGTCCCCGAATAAAATAATATAGTTGATGTAGATCCTTTTTTAGGTGCTTCTTTAAAGGTAAAAATACTTCCACCTCTAAATGAATAGGCTTCTCCTGGAACCTGAAGAACGTTGTCTATGAATATTAAAAGACAATTTTTAATATCAATATCTGAACCAATTTTTGGGAGAACTGAAGTCTGCTCTTTATTCAACAATAGGGGGAAAGTTTTCCTTTTATTATCAAAAAGACTATCTATTGGATCAAAGATTACTAAGTTTCCTAATGTTCTTACGCTAGAATCATCATTAAAAACTTTATCGACAAATATTTCAAATCTTTTAAAATTAGCTGTAGTTGGTATACCCGAAACTCCACTGGTCGATATTGTTAAAACATCGCCCTTTTTGTATCCATACCCAACATTAGTTAATTTAAAATCAATAACACTAGAGCCCTGTCCAACGACAACACTAACGCTGGCCCCTGTACCGACGCCAGAATATCCAGGAGAATAAACTAATGGAAGATTGCTGTATGATAAAGGAGCATCAAAGTATACTTCTGGTGGATTTGTGCTTGTATAACCAGAACCAGGGTTTGTTATATTAACACTAACAATTATTCCACTAGAAATTGTTGCTGTCCCAATGTTTTCTATATCAAATAAATTTATATCACTGTAGCCGACACCGACATTAACAGTTTGAATTCCAGACCTATAACCTGAACCACTGTAACCAATAGATATAGACTGAATGGTTCCTGCAACAGAAACAATTGCTGTCCCGCCAGCAGAAATCAATGGTTGATACCCAAGCCCACCAGTGGAACCAACTGAAAAAATAATACCACCTCTAGGGTATTCTGATATATTCACATCGTATGCTGGAAAATTTGGATTTCCATTAAAAACAATTGAACTAATACCAACATTTTCTATTAGATTATAAGCACCATTGATTGCAATCCCTGCTGTTCTAGATGGTGGTTGAAAAACATCGTTTATTGTTACTATTGCATTATAAGTGCTTATGCCAGTTACATTACTTAGATTATTGGTTAGAGTAAAAATTCCGTTTTTGCCGGTAAAATTTTCTGATATATAATCAAATGCGTAATTATCATCATATGGGCCTACAGAAGTATTTTCCTTACCAGAGCGTAAAAATACTCTCCCACTAAAAGTAGAGCCATTTGTAAGCCCACTCTTTTCATCAAAACTATTACCATACGGTGAAATAGTAAAATAAATGAAATTATCAACTATGTTATAATTACCTTTTACTTTTGTTATTAATGTATTTTGCGTATGAATTCCGGCAGTAGTACCTAATAACTCTCTTTCGATAGAAAGACTATTAGTAGTCCCAATCCCAACTGACAAAATACGCATTATTTCATCATTAATTTTAATTAAATCTCCACCTTGAAACAGGTCTGGATTTAATACGTTAAAAGATGAATCGATTTCAGAAATGTTTTCAATAATAATTGTTGTTGATGATGTTGATATTATCGGGTCTTGAATAGCATTGTTTATGGTGATTAAAGTGTTTAGATTTGGATTTTTTGATGAAATTTTATGTTCACCTGTACCAAACTCGGTTAAATTTAATATATTAGGCACTTCTAACAGAGCATCCGTTTTTGCAGCAGCTACCTGTAGTGTGGAAAAATCCTTTTTTACTGCATATAGTTTTTTAGGTAAAATAGTCGTACTTACCCCGGAAATTACAGTGGGGGCTATTTTAATGGGCGAATTGTCCTCATTTAAAGTATAATTATAAATTAATTCTTCACCCGTTATAAAGTTGTGCTCTGTTAGATTAAATGAATTATTTTGTAAATCAACAAACTCAGCAGAATCAGATTCAAATTCCTTAGAAAATATTGTTTTTTTATTAGAGGTCAGTTCAAAGGCAGCAGACCTAAAAAATTCTCCACTTGTATATTCCCCATAGCCAGAAGAAAAAGAAATATTGCTCATAATTCTAAACTTTCTGATCTCCTAAATTTTGATATTAAAGTGCTAAAAATCCTTACTTGGTAATTTATATCTGTATTTGAAGTAAAATATATTTCAAGATCGCCACTTATGTTAGAGTATTCTAATTCAAATACGCCTAGATTATTACTTGTACTTAATTCTCCAAAACCAACAGAATAAACTTCCTGGGCTGTAGTATTTAACATACCTAAAATTTCAGTAGAACTGAATCTATTATTATCAAGGTCTTTTATTACAATATGATGTAATCCAGCGGTGTAATCTGAAGGATGAGAATATATCAATGATTTTTGTGGTATTCCAGTTGTCGCTACTCCAACGTAAGATGATTGTAAAATATTACCACTTAAAAATACATTTCCTGTTGTAGTAGCAATTCCAGAAATTGATATTGGTAAAACATTAACATCATATGTTTCGGTTTCAAAGGGGTGTATATCAACATTAATATTTCCACCATTATAATAAAGACTATATGTACCAATTCCAATAGTTTTTCCTAAATTTAATTCACTGTAAGAATTATAAACTATGGAGGAGCCATTATGAACATAATTAATTTCATCAGAATAAAATGAATTGTTGTCAAAATCGGAAAATGTCAATATTATTTTTGCGGCAGATGTAGTTGTTGAAATAGAACAAATTGTAGTTGTTCCGATGCCAGTAACTTTATTTGAACTTATTTGGGCCACATTTCCAATATTAATAACACCCGTGTTTATATCAGAATCACTTATGTTAAAGGAAAAACTATTCACAGAATATATTTTATTGGATGTTTCAAATGGATAGAATAATAATTCAATATCAAAATCAGAAATTTCTGCATCAAAATAGCCCAACTCACCTTGGCTATCGTTTATTGCATATTGATTTATAGCGACTTCAGTGCCATTGTGTAGAAGGTTTAACAATAGTGATTGTGAATGTTGTTTGTCTAATCTATCATATACACTTATAACATATTTTTTGAATCTGATAAAATTTAACTTAAACGAGTCTACTACAGTATTTTCTTCTGGTTCAACTGGCTTAAATTTATCAGAGATGTCATCAATTAGTAAAACTTTATTTCCCCGTGATTCGATATAATCTTGTAATCTCCTTGAATTAAAATAGATTTCATTCGATCTAAGATTACCATCAATTGTGAAATAATTTTCTGTTCCCAGATCAAAATCAACAACACAATTGACATCAATTACCTCTTGTAAGTCATTTATTATTTCTAGTGTTCCAAAATCTTGACTAGTTACTATTCCAACATTATCATGAGTGCTATTTACTAGAAGATTTCCAAACTTTTTAAACCCGGCAGTGTGGTTTAAAGAATCGACTAAATCAGACCAGTTGCTATAATCTTCTTCTGATTTTAGGGCATATGAAAAATATTGATAATAATTACTATCATGAATTCTCTGTTGAGGATCATTTAAAAATCCTACTCTATCTTTCCAACCGATAGTTACAACAGAGTTTGAAGAGATATTCACAAAACCTTCTACAAAATAAACATCAACTGCAGAAAAATAATTATTGCTGCTCTTACCATAAATTATATCACCAACTTTAATTGTCCCGGTTGTTTCTATTTTTATAATATTATTTTCTATTTCCTTTCCAATAATTTTACCAGTAACTCCCTCGGACGTTATAATATCCTCGTCAATGAAAAACTCATTTGGGGCTATTTTTATTTCAAACGTTGGAAGATACTTTTTAGGAATGACAAATCCACTAGTATAAAAATTATCTACAGTTCCCGGAGATTCCCCGACTTCAAGATAGTCAGCTAAACTATAAGTAAATGTCGCACCTATTCCTCCGATATTAGGGGTCGCAGAAAGAACTTTAAAGAAATTATAATCATATTTACTAGAATTGTAACCTCTACTAGTTGAAGCAGTTGATACGTTCTCGATATAAAATAACTCATTGACGCCAAAAGGAAACTCATTTAAAGATTTAAATGGAGTTTTTAGTTTAATAGTAACTATTTTAGTTGTAGAATTATATGTCAGCTCATCAATTTCAAAACCATTATCATTATTAGTAGGAATTATTTCAATATTATCATCTTGTAGGGAATTTATATTTTGTAAGATGCTTATTTTATTATTGTTTTCATTATAAACTAATTTTACATCAGAAAATTCGGCCCTAGTTTCAGAGTCAATTAAAATTAAATTTGGAAAAAATGAATAATTTGTACCAGTCGAGATTACTTTAACTGAATCTATATGATAAAGTGGAGATATTTTTATTATAACTGGAGTTATTACTTTAGGTCTGATTGTATAATCTACAGTATAATCAAATCCCGCATCTAACTTTTTAACTTCTTTTATTGCTCCAATAGAAGAAGAAAATGGTATTAAAACTGCATTTTTACCAAGATCAGATTCTATAGATATGACTTTAGGTAATTGATCAGTTTTTGTTAGTTTTGTTAATTTAATAGAATTAATTGGCCCAATAGAACTCAATGAATCTGTAGTGTAACTTAATTCTGAAGTAGACGAAGAATAATTTTCTATTTCTGGATAAGAGTTTAACTCATAGGTAAAACTTGTTGATGTCACACCAACAACAGCAAATTGCCCAGAATATTTGCTAGAAACTTTTACTAATTCAGAGAAATTAATTTGGTCGGTATCTAAATAAATCCCTTTCTTGGTTTCTGGGGAAATATTTAAATTTATTGGAGAAAAAGTATAATATAATTTGTCTGGTAGATCAGTTGTTTTTAAAATATAATTTGCAGTAGTAATTCCTACTTCCCCAGTAAGAGATAAAGAATAAGTATCATATGGATTCAATAGGGTGTTATCATAAAATAATTTCAATTCAAATGCTGAGAACTGTTGGCCTTGATATGTAAATGATAAAGAAGAATCTGAAACGTCAAAAACTAAATCTTGGTCTGGGATTATTTCTATTTTTGGATTTATAGAGTAAAAATACCCAGAACCAGAAGAAGTAAAATTAATTTCTTCGGGGAATTCTAACGTGGCACCATAAGCAGAGGAAGAAAGTTTGAAACTATCTTTTGTTAGCGGAACAACAAAATATATGTTATTTGTTTCTAGTCCGCCAACCACTGAGGCAGAGACATAAATTACCTTTTCCGATGCTGTAAATCGATGGTTAGTCGAGTAAATTACATTATTAATTACATCAACACTAGATATTGTTTTTTTATTTCCACAGATTCTTTTATTAAAATCGTTATAGTAAAAAGAAATACTGGTTTGAACTCCAGAAGTAACATTAACATTAACCCTATCGTTTATACTAAGACCAGTACTAGAGCTAACAGAGACTGTAGCGGTTGAGGTGAATATTTCTGCAACTAATCGGTCTGGATAATTTACAGTAAAACTATGGGTAGAACCCGTGCCAATTGACTGAAAATAAAAGTTACTCTGCCCGGATTTGATTGTAGATATCCCAATTAAATCATTATCTATTTTTGTTACAAAGAGATCTTGACCTTGCAGTAAAGAAGTTGTTCCAATACCAGCTAATGATACTCGAATTGGTTGATTATTTTTTGAATCATAAAATAACACATCACCAGAATTCAATCCATGATTTTTTATAAAAATTGAACCATTAGGTATTGTTACAGTGGTTTTTCCGAGACCAGGATTCAGAATATTGAGAACAGAATTCCCAGTAGTTCCTATTCCTACTGTTTCTGATGGAACAAAATAAAATTCTTTATTCGACTTAAAATTATAAGTTGTTGAAAGCCCAACATTAAATAAAATTTTTCTTGAATTTTCATTAAGTTCTGTATTTCTTTGGTAAGTATTAACACCTACAGTTCCAGATTGATTTCTCTCTACTTTAATTCTAGATAGCTCTGAATCAATGCTTAATATTTTGATTTTTTCACTTTCAATTGTAAAAATATCATTTTCCTTTAAAGGGAAGTTTAGATTTCCACTTACATTGAAATATGTCACAATTCCAGTTGTGGCAGTTGGCTCAACTGGCGAAGAAAGAAGTAGAGTATTTACTGAAGGCGTCGCTATTATTTTTTTGTTTATCTCATATTTTGAATTTAAAGTAAACTTTTTACTTGAGTTTATGTTATGAGGAGCAGTTAAAATTCCAATAAACTGATTTGCAAACGGAACAACTTCTAAATTATAAAAACTGCTGTAAGTAGAGCTAATGTTAGTTACGGCTACCCCAGAAATAGTCTGGACCTTCGCTAAATTATTATCACTTAAAGTTACAACATCATTAATCTTATAATCATTCCCTTGTTTTACAATATCAATTTTATCGATTGTAGAAGATTTAGTTGTAACGATTTCAATATCTTCTTCTTTTATTTTATTTGGGTTTACAATATAATCATATGAACTATTTTTGTTTAATAGATTATATGGTGTTGTATTTCTAATTAATTTTTTGCTTAAGTTTTCAAATATTGTACTTACTTTTATATTTTTGTTTTTAAATGTTGGACCTATAATATAAGGGAATACTGGGGTAAAGTAACCATAAAAATTACTAGAAGCTACGTCATCATTAACGTCACTGATAGTCAAGAAGTATGCATATGTTCCATCGGGAAACTCAGGAGTTTTGCAGAATCTTCCATTATGTTCATCTAAATCACCATTTCCAGTAAATTCAAAATCTTCAATAAAGAAACCTTTTGAAAATCCTACTGGTCTATTTTCAGATACTAATTTTTCATCTGATTTTAAAGAATACCCAGAAGAAAGCCTCTTAATCCTTCCAGAGTTTCCATTAGCATACCCATATGGCCCATAAATTGGATTTCCATCATATGCCCACCCAATAATAGGAGAATGAATATTAGTAGATGGTAATTCAAAACTATTGTCATTTAAATTTAAATCTCTTTGATTTAAATTTCCAACTTTTCTAGTTACTACTCTTCGTAATGATCTAGGAGAATATAAGTGACTATATTGTAATGAATCTTCTGTTCTAAAGATATATCCATCATCCAAAGAAATATTGCGGGTGTCAATAAGTTTTTGTACTAAATTTATTCTCCTTGACCTTATTGTTACATCGAATTTAGCCTCTAATCCTTTTGGGACAGCGGTTATTGTACTGTTTTCAACTACATTTTCCCCGCCATTAACAACAACAACTTCGACTATTTTACCATTTGATAGTATTGGAGTTAAAACTATAGTACTATTTTCTGGAATTATTTTTAAATCAGGAATTTGTTGATAATCACTTCCGGGTGAATTTATTAAAACTTTTGTTATAGTACCACCAGAAATTATTGGTGTAAATTGAGCATTTTTACCAGATTCTATTCTAAGATTAGGTTTTTTATGATAATTTAAAACATTAGAAGAACCGTAATTAAACCCATCATTTTCTATAAATACTGATTTTATTTTACCAGAAAAGACTGGCTGTAACTTAGCGGAAAAGTCTTGGTTAGCAAAGGTTGAGACTCCTGTTTTACCAATAATTTCAACTTTTATCTCAGGGTAATTAAAATAATGCTCTCCAACTAAATTTGAAGTTAAATTAATATATTTTTTAGTTTTAAATTGAAAATCAGGGTCAGAAATTGTCGAGATCCCTGAAAGTTTTATATTATCTTCATCAACTACGGTAACATAATATGAACTAGAGCTTGAAAGACCAGATAAAACAGTATTTTGTGGGTAATAAGTTATTATTTCACCAGATGAATATTGATGATCTTTGATTTGTATTTCATCTGATGTGGTATTAATTCCTGAAACCTTTACTTTTTTATTTTTATACCCTTCGCCAGGACTGACTATTTTAACATTTGCTAATTTCTTCTTTAATTTAGTTGAAACTATAGAATGAATTCCCCCACTAACCGCCGTTAGATTTACTGTGTTTATTCCAGCAGAAGAATCTTGTAAGGTATTATAAAGACGAATTTTTTTAGCATCTACTACTCTGACAAAATATTTTGAATTTGTACTTAAACCAGAAATATTTGGTAATCCATCTGTCTTGTAAATTACTTTTTCATTATCTCTAAATTTATGATCATCTTCAAAACTAATAGTATCCTGGGCACTATCAACTGAAACTGCTGAATCAAATTCAATACTATGGGTAAATGTCTTTAATTCAGCGATTGCCCGAGCACCAACACCCCCGCCCCCGGTTATTGATATAATGGGAGTTTCTAAGTAATCAAATCCTGGATTAATAATATTAATTTTGTCGAGACTTCCTTCTAAAGCAGGTATAAGAGTAGCACCAAAACCAACAGAATCTGATATAATTATTTGAGGTGGAGTTAAAATGTTATAGTCTCTACCTTCGGCTAAAACCTCAACTTTTCTTATATTACCATAGAATATTCTGTCATTTGATTTATAACTTAATGCCTCCACCCCATTGATGAATAACCCTATAGTTCCTGGTTGTATTTCTTGCTCTTCGTCTATTATTTGAGGTTGCTCTAATTTTATAAATGAATTTTTGGGCTTTAATTCAAGTCTATTAAGTTCGGTATCATAAAAATCTTTTAGTTCAATAGTGCTTTCATAACCAGGGTTTATTTGCCCATTAAAAGTGGCAAAAACAGAATCGGTTATACTTAAAGGACTTTTTGATAATTTTATACTTGTGTCACTTAATTTGTAAATATAATAAGTTCCTTCAGTGGTTATTGAATTTTCTAAATTTTTTGGTTTATAAACAACTAAGTCGCCAGTATAAAACTTATGACTTGAATTAAAAGTTATTTGATCTGTACCAGTATAATTTCCACTTGGAACATGTGATAAAAATTCTTTTATTTCTAATGGAGTCTCTAGATAAGATGGTAGAGATGGAGTTGATACATATAAATTTTGATTATAGTCAGTATATGTATTTTGAACATTAGAATTATATTTTGATAAATACGAATATTTTTGATCAGCTATTCTTACTTTTGAAATATTTTTTCTTGCTTTATATGTGGCATTTAAATTTAATAGCTGTGTAATTTTTACTTTAATAGATTTTTCATTACTAACAAATATAACATCTCCAATAAAAGTATTGCCGTCAGAGGATTCTAATGTGAGCGAATCCCCCAAGACAAAGTTATGTGTATCAATAGTCTCAATATTATATGTAAAATCAATAGAATTTATTAACTGGACGTTTTGAACGTCATATTTAACTGGGACATTAAAAAACCAATTATTTACTTTAAAGTCTTGTGAATCATTACCTAAAGTTTTAATTTTTATTTTTTCTTTCTTTTTATTATTATAAGTGTCGGTTAGGAAATCAATGTCTCCGAGAACACCAGTTACCCGCATTAAAACTGAAGGAGAATCGCCAGACTTCCCATAAATAAAATCCTCTGTTTTTACTTCGGTCTTTTCTGGTATATCAGAAGTAATGTTAGAGCATCCCAGAAATTGATTAATAACTTTTTCTTGATACTGAACAATTATTGTCTCTCCTGATGGCAAGTCAATTTTTAAATTCCCAGAATCAGGAAATCCAACAGTAGAATCAACATCAAGAAAGTCAGAATTTTTTAATATTTTTGAAGTTGAGAGCGTTTTGGGGTGAATACTGAATTCACTTTTTAATGTTCCGGCAGTGTCAATATCTCTATTATAACTAAAATCAAGCCCTAATATGTAATATTTTTTGTTATCTCTCAATATTTCGCTTACTTCTACTATTGTTCCTTGAGCAGGCTCAATAAAATCAGTCTTGTCTTGGTAAATATCAGAATTTACAAGGGTATATGGATCGCCTTCAATAAGTTCTACTACTATATTTTTTACTGTTCGATATTCAGCACTTGAAGGTCGAATTAAAAAATCTCTAGGTTTAATTACTTCAACTGTCTTACCGTATAAAGCGCCAAAAAGGATTCTAAACGACTCATCTGAACCCTTAGAAGTATAGAAACTTTTTACATTTTTAACAAAATTAGTTATATTTAATTCACTAAAAAATTCCCGGTCTTCAAATCCAGGGGTTATTTTTTTCTTTAACTTATATGCAAATTCCTTTAAATATAAAATACTCAGGTTTACTACAGAAGAATTGACCTGATGTGTTTCAAGGTCAGATTCAGAAAATTCTAGATATTCTCTATCAATTTTAGTGATGCCACTAAACCCTCTGGTGCAATTTAAAAATTGAGTTCCCGTCTTAGATGTGTATAAAATAATTTCACTGTCTATTTTTAAAAGACCATAATTATCTGGAAAGCCTTCAGTTGAATCTACTGTTATGGTGCTGTCAATAAACCCAACAGGAGATGTTAAAATAGCAGAGTCTCTTAATTTAAAAATAACGTCAATATCTAGATCAGTATCTAAATTCTGAGTGATTATTTCCGTCTGATCAGAAAGATAATATTGTTCTAAAAATTTAGAAAACAGGGGATATTCTTCTCTAACAAAAGATGGAAGTTGATAATTTATGATAGAAGAAACTGGAATCCTCATTTTCTAATAATTGTATTTTCTGAATAACTTGATGTTGAAATATAATTAGATCCTGTAATATCTGAACCAGAAGAAATATTGTCAGTTACCATATTTACTGTACTATTAGTAACGTTTAGCTGTAAATACAGATCTTGTAGGCCAATAACATCGTTTGATTTTGGTATAGCCGATATTTCTATAATGTTATCAAATCCAAATTTTTTAACAGTATCTCTAATATTTATAGGGTATAAATTAATCTCTCCTGTTTCATAATTTATCTCTCCTACGTTTTGTCTTACAACATTAACTGTAGTACCATCGTCAGTTGTAAATAAGAATATTCTACCTCTTGTATTAGATATGGGGTTATCAGATAAATATACTAAAGAATTAATACCAGAAACATAAAAACCACTTGATTTTATGTTGTTACGGTTATTATTTTTGACATAAAACGAATTTCCAAAGCAAATCTCATAAGTAGCAAAGGTATTAATCGCTGCTTTTAAATTACGGCGAATTGAAATTTTTGTTATGTTTGAAGTAATAGCCTCGGAGGAATTATCAATAAGATTTAAAAATTTACTATATTTAAATCTGGCGCCATAACGATTCATGTCATTAGATTTGGCGTATATATTAACAATGTCAATAAGATTAGACCTCAAGGCTTCTGGAGAAACAGTAAAATTAGGATTATAGTAAGCGGTTGTATCAAATTCTACATATAAGTACTTAAGATCAATGATTTCTGGGACAATTCCAGCAACAGCATATTTTCTTAAGGCGTTTTTTATGTTATTTTTAACATTGTTGGATAAAAATTCACCATTTACTGGCTTTATACTAATAAAAACCTTGCCAAATTGAGGAGGGTTGAGATTTTCTCCACCAAAAGCGGAAATCGATTCAACTTCAGGGTAAATTTGGGCAACAATGGTTTCATAATCTGTTGATGTAACGGCCCTATTTTGAGCAGAATACAGTCTCGGAGCATAACGTTTTATTGATTCGATGGATTCTATCGATTTCCCACCAAATGCTGGACTGTTTACGGTGACTAAAGATAAGTCACTTGTAACTAATCCGCCATTATTATCAAAAATTCTTCCTGAAAATGAAAAACTATCGGATCCGTTAGCCTCTTCACCTGAATTTGTGATATAAGTAACCTCAACATAGTTACCATCTTCTAATTTTTTACCAAAAACACCATCCCCAAAGAAAATTTCGTAGTATTCATCTTCGATTTCTTGTAGAAAGAACACTTTTGAGTCACTTTTTACTTCAAAAATGTCCCTACTAAGTGTATATTTTTGTGAAAAATTGGAATTTTGACTACTTTTGACTACAACTGAAATTAATGATGTGTCAATTCCACTATTACTTAAAATAATTCGTTTATTTTTTGAATAAGTAAAATTTTCTAGAATATAATTGCCTTCATAAACAGTAATATTATCAAAAATACCTAAACCGTCAACAACAGGCACTGTTATATCGTCTAAAATTGAAAAAACATAGTTTTTTGAATTAAAACGATTTGTTGTTACTGATACTGTTCCTTTCTTTAAAGTTAAGGTTAAAGGATTAGTTGATAAATTATTAGTATTTACAAAAAAAGTAATATTTGCCCTAGCAGATGTTTTTGATCGTGGAAGATAACCAATTTCTTTGGCTCTGGAAACGACATTCTCTCTTAAGGTTGCACTGTCAAGAAAGACTTCGTTTGCAATTGCACTTGCGTTATAAGAGTTTATGTAAGTATTATAAGCAAGAGTGTTAATGAGGATTGTAAAGTTTGAGCCCTCAAAATCATAATCAGTAAAATCTGAATTCGCCCTGAGATAATCTCTTATGGAAGTTTTAATTTGATCGAAATCTAGATTAGTAAACTGAGTAAGAGACATTATCTTGCTGATACTAGGGCTATGTTTAATTGTTGTGGGGGTACGTCAATACCTATAATTTCATAAACAAGAGATACGTTAAATTCATTATCATCATAATTAGAAATTATATTGACACTTATTACATTTATTCTGGGCTCATTTGTTAAAACTCCTCTTATTTCAGTTTCAAGAGCAGTTGCGGTAAAGGCGTCCATATTCTCAAAAAGTAGCCTATTAACAGAACTTCCGATTGTAGAATATGGAACCTCTCCGGTCAAAGTAAAAATTAAATTGCGAATAGATCTGGCAATAGCAGTTTCATTCTTTATGGCAATCGCATCGCTGTTTAGCGGATTGATTTTAAAAGTACCACTTATATCCTTAAACTGGTTGCTGATCCTTATTGTCATATTTTATTATCTATTTAGAGTGAGTGAATCTAAGCCATAATCCCACGAATCGAATAGTTCATTTTCTACTGGTTCTTGTTCTTTTTTAAATTTTTCATCAGTAACTTCTCTAAGAAGTTTCTTTTTTTCGGGCCTGTAATCGGTTATCAGTTGAGTGGTTCCCCACATTTCCCTCATGTAATTTACGTCTCGGTCAGTCATTTTTATTCTCCTTAAATTTGGTTTAGGAGAAACTTTTTAGGTGGTTTCTAAATCACCGTTGTTATTTAGTTTAATATATAAATACTTTTATGTAAAGACAAAAAAAATGGATGAACTTTTAGAGGCTTATTTAGGGATTTACGAAGAAAGTGAATTAGAAAAAAGAGCCAAAAAAAATAAAGAGGCTTTGGATACGGGGTTTATGCAAATGTCTGATGATGAACGAACAAAAGAAAGCAAAAGACTTGATAATTTAGCAAAAAGAGAATCATCTAGAATGAGAGAAGATTATAGTAATTTAGTTTTAGATTATTTGGTTTCTGAAGGTTATGCCGATAATTATGATTCGGCTGCCGGTATTTTAGAGGCCATGAGTGATGAATGGTTGGCTGGGATTTTGTCAGAGGCTCCATTTGACATTTATAGAGGAAACACTACCATTGACGATACAAAAGTAGGCTCATCAGAGCCAGTAAAGGTCAATAAAAAACCTTATAAAACTAGAAAAGGAGCCAATAGAACTGCAGATAAATTAAATCAGGATTATGGGGCAAATATCTATTCAGTGCGTAAAATTTCCGAACAATGAAAACTTATAAACAATTTATAACAGAATCACAAGAAGTATTAGATAAAATTTCTAAGGCATATGGAAAGAAACATAGAGGAGTAAATGTTGATGCTTCTTATGATCAAAAATCTAATCGAATTAGGGTAAATAATATTTGGGTTCCTCCTCATTTAAGAAGCCAGGGAATTGGTAAAAGAATTATGAAGGGTTTGGGTTCCTATGCCGACAGGAATGATATGACCTCAACCCTTAATCAGGCCCCAGAAAAAGGAAAAAAGGCCAAATTAGCCAAATTTTATAAGTCACATGGTTATGAGCCAAATAAAGGGAGAAATAAGGACTTTACGACTAGAGATACTTTTATAAGAACACCTAAAAAGAAATAAAATGAAAACTTATAAGCAATTTATTCTTGAAGCTAGACCCCCAAAATCTGATGCGGCCGAAACAATAGCCAAAAATTTAGAGAGAAAACATAAAGGGAATTTAATTTTTAAAGTATCAACAACACCCGGCGGGGTGGTAGTACACAACTTATACGCTAAGAATAAGGGTGAAGGAACTGGAACTGCATCAATGAATACCTTACATAAATTTGCTGATAGACATGGAAAATCAGTCAGACTAACTCAATCACCAGAACCCGGAAAGGAAAGGGATCTGCGAAGGTTTTATAGACGATTGGGATATAAACCAGTTGATGAATTAGATGGCCCATATATAAGAACTCCGCGATGAAAACTTATAAACAGTTTATGCTAGAAGCGGCTCCTCAAACATTGAAATATGTAAGAATGTACCATGGAACCCCAGCAGCCGATAAAATAGAGAAAAAAGGATTTAATACTTCAGAAGTTCATGCCTCGACATCAAGAGACATCGCAAAATCTTTTGGAAGCAGACATGGAGAAGACCCAACGACTATATCATTTAGAGTTCCAAAAAAAGATATCAAAGATGCTCCTCCAGCAAAGGTAGTAAAAACAACTGGACAAAGAGGAATTGATGATTGGGGAAGAGAACATTATTCAACAGTAATGGATCCTGATTATGCAAAAAAGCATATATCAAAAGAAAAAGAGGGTGTAATTGATGCCCCAAAAGTTGGTAAAGGTTTTCAGAGAAAATATTTCAAAGAAAATCCAAATAGTCGGTTTAAACCGAGGAATAAAATTAGACCAAGAAGAAAATGAAAACTTATAAGCAATTTATAAATTCATAGTATTTTCTAAATACTAAAAAACTAGTCGATTAATATATGAAAACATACAAACAGTTCATTATTGAGGCTAGACATGGCCCTAGAAACAAGAAAGAACAAAGAGCCGAAAGAGGGAGAAATCTTTCTAAGATTTTACAAAGAAGATTAGGAACCAGGGCCAGCATAAGAGGTGGAACACAAGAATACACACATTCAACCTCAGATCCAGATGATATATCAACTGAAGTAAGAGTTTATAAGAATCCGGCTCATTATGCAGCAACAAGTGTTCCTAAAGTAGAATTAGTTGGAGATAGAAAAGTAGTTCATTCTAATGCTACTAGAGAATTCAAGGCAAAACAACTTTTAAAACAAATAACCAGAAATAGAAGAAACCCACGGGGACAAATGGCAACCATAGATTTTACTCCAAATTTAAAAAGAGATCATGGCGACACAGAAAATATTAAACAGCGGACTAAAAATTTAAAGGCTGCTGCAACAAATGCTCCAGAAGTCCTCAAGACAGCTGGGGTAAAGCCAGGGGCAACTATTGTAGCCAGACCAGGCCAAACACAAAGAGGTGGCCCAGACCAAGCCGGAGTGAGGTCTAGAGCCAGACTTTATTCTAAAATCCACCCTGGATTATCAAAAGTTTCTAATATCACTGGAAGAATGACATTAAAAGTACCTAAACCACAATGAACCAACCGGAAATTCCAGATAGTTCACCACTGTCTTTAGGTATAAAAAACTATTTATCCCCAACAATCTCTTTATAATAATCATCAGACCAGTATGAATAATACTCGGTCTTTTTTAATATGTTTCTAAATTTATGTAATTTTTCTTTTGGCTGACCCAAAATTAAATTATACTTCCCGTTATTAGTTTGCACCCCACCAATAAAAGTGTCATAGGTTGCACAGTCTTCAAAGAATAGCCAATCTTTATATTTGTTATTATAAAAATCTACCCACCAATTGATTGTTTCTAAATCATCTTCTTCTAAAACGTATATTACAACATCACAACCATCTATTGGATAAATTCGATCAATATCTATTTCTAAAATTTCATATTTGGCCTTATTGGCAAAAGGACATATGGAAAAGCCCCCGAGTTCTGGGCGAACCACGGAGACTTCCTTAATCCAATTTTGAATATCAACCTTTACCTTGTCCTCTGTAGGCTTTCTTGGCCCCATTTCTTGATGATGCTGCATATTTGGTGTTTCTTCCATTACCCTGCCGACTTTTTTTCCCTACCGGTTTGATTTCTTGTGAATTTTTATTTTTCATTGTTTAGACCTCCTCAATTTCAATTTCGTTTTCATCAATGTTTTCATTAAGTGCCAGTTCAAGAAGAATCTTATTGATTTCTTCATCCGGCACATTATTAAAAATTATTCTATTTTTATAAAGGACATTTATCATATTTAGATTTTGTTATTTTTATGATGTCTTTATGAGCCGGTTGTTTGTTGTTTATTACATTATAACAGCCAGCGGAATTATAATTCTTTTCGTTACAAAACTTTCTTAAATTAGAAATTGTCTCAACCCGCCCGTCACTAAAAGTTATTTCATAATCGTTACATTTAAACAAACCACCCTCTACTGCTTTTTTAGTGTTTCCAAAAAGGGTGATCCATTGTAAATTAGACGGATGACTATTCGCCTTATCATTATTAATATGATCCACAGTATCAAAATTTTCTGGATCGGGATTTTCGACCAATTGCTTTGCAACTAGACGATGTAGCTTTTGGACAATTTTCTTCTCACCTGGGAGTTTCATATTAACCTGAGGGTAACCAGTGACATGAATGTGTTGGATAGTTTCTCTTACAAAATTTTCGCATAAAAACATTCCCTCTTTTTCTTTTTTCCACTTACTGAAGATTCTTACATGGGTATTAGCATCGTCTTTTTTATAGACAACGTAATAACCAGGCCAATCATCTAGTTCTACAATATCAAAACCCGTTAGATCAAATTTCTTTTCGGGAACCCCTCTACTTTTTCCTTTAATTTCTCGATCAATTTCTTCAAAAGAAACTAGTCCCTTATATTCACTGATTTCTCCTTTACGGAGTTGATATAGAATGTGTTCTGGGATATTTTTCTTTTTAAGGAAATCAAGAAAGCCAGTTACAACTTCTGTGGTTCCGTCCGTATAAGTGGCAAGGAATCTTTTGATCCGACCCTTTGCCCGATTTATGCTTGCGGCAAAAACAGTGTATTCTTCCTTGGACGCCCATTTTAGATTAGACGGGTGGCAATTATAAATGCTTCCGTCTTTATGGATTACCCTTTGGTGATTATGGGGATTAGAAATTAAATAGGATGCAACCAGGGTATCAAGATATAGTCTTTCTTTTTTACCCATGGTTGCAATTGTTACGTACAGGCGATCTCTATCGTCGGCGGATTTTAGAGGACGAGAATATGTTTCGTCAATAACTGCCGGTGTTTTGCCAGTCTTTCGCCAGTTACTATGTACGGTTACTGGAACGAATGGATCTTCTGGGTCGTAAGAGAAATAGTAGCCAGCGTGTTCTTTTATTTTTATTTTCTGTAGTTGTGACATGTTTTAAGTAGTAGTGATGGACCCGTCTTTTATAGCCCGAATCCATCAATTTGTCAATCTCTCTCGCTTTATATGACACGCAACTTTTCGTGTCCTACCCTAATCCTAGGATCAACTAGAATATCAATACCGAGTTCACGGGCGTCTAACGAAGCACCGACATCTTCCCCGGTATAGTCAACTATGCCATTTTCAAATTCCTGGAGTTTAGGACCCCACCAAGGGTATTTCATATTTTCAAAAACGCCTTTAGAAACCATCATCCAACCACCGCCAATATAATCAACGGAAAAAGGTTTAGACCTTTTGCTGATACTCTCAGACGTTTCATGATTCATAACGCCGCCATTTTTTACAAAATCATCGGCCTCTAACCAATGAGCACAAGAAGTGGTTCTCCCGTCTTCGGTTAAATAAAATCCGCTAACAATCGGATTAACCCCAATACTCAAACGCCGAACCCGCTCTTTCCGTACATTAAAATCACTTTTATGCATGGCCTCTAGTTCCTCGTCAGAAACATCCCATAGAGGATAATCTTCTGCATTAAATTCTTTCTCACTAGGATAATCCTTTACTGCAAGATCACATAATTGCCAAAACTTTTCAGAATTGAAAACAATGTCATTGTCAATCCATAACTGCCAATCATAATCTAATTTACCTTGCCACGGATCTTGCCATGGGCCTTGAGTAACGTTTGCACCTAGTACCTTACAACGAGCAAAATTTACCATAGAAGAATAATCCTGGGAAATTTGAATACTCATCTGATTTTGTACCATGTCAAAACATAACTGTACAAAACTCTTTAGAAAAGTATAAGAGCAATTTCTCCCTGGTAAACAAAAAACGATTTTTTTACCACGCATCTTTGCTTTTACTTTATCGTAATATGCAGAAAGTTTTTGTCTGGCTTCTTCTACTTCTCCTTTATTAGAAGAATGTTGTATAATTTCTTCTAATGTTCTAAAATCTTCTTCTTTATTTGATTTTGCTTTTACGGTGAAACCTCGTGTCATTTTTAATAATCTCCTAATAGATGTTTCCAAGTTTTGTTTGTTACAATATAATGTATATTTGATCTGTGTACATTATATCTTTTTGATAACTCGTTTTTAGAAATTCCAACATGGTAAAGATTTCTAATTTCTATTACCTCTTTTTCAGTTAATTTGGAAAATCCATTTTTTGAACCTTTTTGATTTCCGGTAAAACATCTTCCTTTTTCTATTTTATCCCTTACGTTGTCTGAGTTTGTACCCGAGAATAAATGGTTCGGGTTTATGCAAGAAGGATTGTCGCATTTATGCAAACAGTGTAATTGATTTAAAGGTTCCGAATAGTAAATCTCATATGAGATTCGATGGGCCTTTAATGCTTTTTTGTTATGATATAAAACTCCATAATTATCTTTATCTTTTGTTCCATTCCAGTTCCAACATAGATTTTCATCTAAAATATTTGGAAGTTTATTTAAAAATTTCGTCATTAAGTCCAATAAAAATGTCTCCTAATCTGATTGTTTGCCATCATTCAAGTAATTGGCCTATTATATATGCAACTTTTTGGGTGATTTTTACCCGGCGGGATTTTTTTTATAAAGGGTAAATTGATTCGGGTTTTTGGTGGAAAATGGGGGTTTTATGTAATTATGGGATAATGTAAGTGAATTTGGGTTTTTATTTTAAAAGGCTTTGAATTTTTATGGTTAGGCCCAGGCTTCGATCATAACACGGCGGCGGCACACTGTCAAGTGCCTGTTACACTCTGAAATAGTATCACGAACTCACGGAGATTAGGTGTGAGTTCGTGATACTAACTGTGTCAGACTCGATGACGCAAACCAGCAGGCAATTGTCGGTTCCTACGTGTTAACTCTATTCCAAGTGTAGCGGTTGAGAGTAGCGATAGCGGTGGTCATGGTCCTATAAAGAAAGGGCGGAAAGTTTGGCCCAGTTTAATGTCTCGGGCCAGGACAGTAGGCCACATCAGCAGTATGCTCGCCCAACTATAACGGACTGGTGAGAATCAACGATCTTAACCAACAGAGAACTCCAGACAGTTTCGCCTAGTTGACCCTGCCAACCTTTGGCAAGTAGATCACCCTCACATCTGATGAATTGTGTCATAGCATAATACTCTCCCCGGTACTTAAAGAACATCGCCCGATGGTACTCTTCTTCACTCATCCAGTCAAACTCTTTGCGGAATTGTTCCCTTTCAGTATAGGAAACCTCGCAAGCATAGAATAGGTGCCGTGCGCGATTGTTGGTCTTGATTGTGAGGCTGACCATAGGATTGAATCCCTTTGGTTGACTCTTTAATTCTACACTATCCGGGCCCATGCTGCGAGCCTAAACGCGACTGATAAGCAGAACTGATCTGGTATCACAGGCTACAGTCTGCCGGGCCAACGTATCCTATACTATAAACAACAAAAGAAAACGAACGCGGGAGCGTGATAACATAAAACGGGACACTTATCCTGCACTTTTTTATTATTATAAAAAACAAAATAAAGTTGTGGCCCCAGGTATAAAACCCCAGGGCCACTGATTATTATACTCAGGCCGGGATGTTGTAGGCTACAACCTCTCCACTGTTTAGGTACAAACGAACTACGCCGTCGTGAAGCGTTCGTTTACAACGGACACCGGTAAGATCGGTGAGTTTCCTTACCTTACGCGACACACTTCTGGTGGTTTTACTAGAAGTAATGAATGAATGTGACTGGACTGGTTGAATACCCATTGGGGTAATTTCCCCGATGCATACGTTGATCCGGTGCATCTTTCCTTTGGCGAATAACACCTCCTCATAATAACGAGTATAGTTTAACTTTTCACCACCATCCTTGCGCTGGCCGATGTAGCCTGCAGAGCGAACAATCTCCGCATTGCTAATACCCTGAGCGCGGCAAATGGTGCGATGCTGGAGTAGAGCCTGGCCGGTAAGTTGAGTCATGGGAAGCGTTCCCTTTGGTTGACTCCCTAATTGTAGCAGGTTTGAATGCCACTGGCGACCTTTAATGATCAGTGGTGTTTATGGGTCTGATAAAATACACTTATTGAAAAAACCTTGACAGCATTATGGATCGGTGTTATACTATAAACAACAAAAGAAAAAGAGCGGAGGACCGCAATAATAAAAAACTAGACACTTATCCTGCACTTTTATATTATTATAAAGCACTTAAATTATTGTGGCCCAGAGTATAACTAACTCCGGGCCACGTTTGCATCACTCAGTCACCGTAACTCTAGGATACCGGGTTACACTTGCGATCTCGGCAGTTCCTACTTTAATAGCGGCCTTTTCTTCCGCTTTTAGTAACTCTTGAGCCCGGACAATCTCAACCGGGAAAGTATAGTTCTTCCGCTCACAAACTGTGAGCTTTGCAAAGGCTCCAGTGTAACGCTGGAGACCTTCGGCATCCAGAACAGAGACCAACTCATCCCTGAGTTGGTTATAGGCAGCCTCGGCGGACTTTTTAGCCTCCGAGGCTGCCAGATAAGCGCGGATCAGGGTGTCGAGCTGAGCGTTGGCCATGGTCGGTTCCGTTTGGGACCCTTAAAGTCTACACCATCGACCGGCCCACTGCGCGGTTGACGGGCTTCTGCCACGGAAACCGGACATTCTGGATTCTGTAGCGTGGGATACAGGTCACCGGCCACCGGCTGTGCTAGGATTGCTTCAGCAATCAAGGGGAGCGGGGGGGCCGCAATAACATAAAACGAGACATTTATCCTGTAATTTTATAATAAACTATAAACAATAAAAAAGGAATCAATTATGATTCCTTATTATACCCACTACATTGTGGGTTGTTTCTTATTCTCCCACCGGTTATAGTGTTCTTCTATTGCTGCCTTCAACTTTTCATTGTCGCTATAATCAGCGGCAATTTCTCCAGGGTCATTCCCTAGAACAATGTAGATGCAGTATTTCTTATTATTTGCATCTTTAACATAAAGATGGCATTCTTCAACCGCATCAATATCATCAGCAGTGATCTTATTTCCCCGGATCAATTCTTCCCCATCATTGAGAATGTAGGGGGAAAAATTGTGTTTTTTAAGGGTGTGAATCAGACTCTTGATCTCGGGCCGGTAGTCTTTCATCGGATCAGTTCCGGTTGACTTCTATAGAATACATCACCACACCCATTCCGTCAAGACCCCAAACGATCAGAAATGCTTATGGGTCCAGGGCTTGACAATACTGGAAAAGTGTTTTATACTATAAACAACAAAAGAAAACGAGCGGAAGGCCGCAATAACATAAAACGGGAAACTTAACCTACACTATAATAATACACTATAAACAATAAAAAAGAATCCCGAAGGATTCTTATAATTATTCGATTCATCTCTTGTAAAGATAACCACCACTCCAATCGGCATTTTCAAACAACCATTCACGATCTTTGATCAATCGTAGATCAAATCGAATACCTTTGGCAGGGGATTTCCAGCTTGCTGATTTATAAACTTCCCCGGTCTTTTTATCAACAAAACAATGAACCGAACGTGATCCACCACAAGAAATCATAATGATTTTGTGATACTTACTACCCGACTCAATTTCATAATCAATGTCGGAATGTCCCTCTTTCAGTTTATCAATACAAGATTGATGATACTCAACTGATTCTTCCCTATCGATGAAAATTTGATGTCCGCGAATAGCATAATTCCGATAATTATCCTTCAGGGCATCAATCAACTGGAGACAATACTTCCTGACATTCAATTGAATTTTATTCTGAGCATCCTGGAAAGCTGCAAAATCAACGAATGAAACAGTCATGGGGTGAAACCCGATTACCTTTAAAGAATACCAGATCAGCCCCACTAGGTCAAGCCTTTAACGATCAGCGGTGCTTATGGGATTGATAAGCAACACTAATCATAAAATGCTTGACAATACGAATAAGGTGGTTTATACTATAAACAACAAAAGAAAACGAGCGGAAGGCCGCAATAACATAAAACGGGACACTTATCCTGCAAACACATTAAAGTATAAAGAATAAAAAAAGTTGTGGCCCAGAGTATAACTAACTCCGGGCCATTTATTATTATTTCAATACATGTCGAAACTCGATGTTATTGATACACCATCCCGACATGTTTGACACTTCCTCTATTGCCTCATCGAAGATTTCATCCTCGGATGCATCATCCGAAACTTCGACTTCCACCACTATTCCGGTGTACTCTTCTGTGAGATTATTTTCGGTTTCGATCTTTTCTTTCTCGTTCCAATCCTCATCATCGAGGGTACAATCAAAGGAGACCTGAACGATCTGGACAGTGCGGATCATGGCGCGGTTGCGTGGTGCCCTTAGAGTATAGGCCACAGGAACCGGCAACCGGACCGGTTGCTGTGCCGGTTCAGGAACTGGCTGGATCTGGCTGGTCGGATCGGGCTAGGCCATGCTAGGATTGCTTCAACCGCAAGGAACCACCTTGAGAGCCTGAACCACAAACTAACGAACGCAGGGGCGTGATGACATAAAACTGGACACCTACCCTGCAAGTTAATAATACTATAAAAAACTAAAAAAACGAGTTAGTTATAAAAACCATTTTTTTCGTTTCGACATTGCAGCCAACGACCCATAGCACGTCCACGATCCCGAAACGAAAAAAACAAAAACTATAAAAAACCCCGGCACTTGCCAGGGGTAAGATACTGATTTGTTTGCCCGGTCAACTGAGCTTCTCGGGAACATTCACCATCGTAAGGTGATGCTTTGCCCTGGTAACTTGCACGTAGCAGAGGTTATCTTCTTGGGTCAACTCCCAATCCTTTCGTGCCCACTTACTGGGAGAATAGTTGTTCATGCCGAGCGCGAACACTCGCTGCCATTCTCTACCCTTAGACTTGTGGATTGTGCTAAGGGTCAACACTTTCTGCTGGCCCTCAGTATCACCAAACAGGGCACGAATCTTCTCCACCAGAGTAGAGATAGGATCCTCAAACTTACACTCTGAGATAAACACCATCAGAGTTTCTGCCTGATCCTCAATAACCTGACAACGAGAATCGTTACCCTTTTCTTTATGCTTATTGATTTCTTTCTCCTTCCATTCTTCCAACTTATCCGAAAGTTGGGCCACAGTCTTAACCTTCCACCGTTGGGCAAGTTTAACCAAACCCTCACCAATCGCCCGACCCTCTACACGACAGGGGATAGAACGGCGAATCAGGCTATACGCCAGCTCGACAAGTGGTTTGGTGTTGCGACAGATAATCGCATCATCTTGCGACGCCAACTTATAAACATCTTGCAACTCGCAAGAGTCTACGATACCCTCAGGGGCAGAATCGGCAGCCTCGATGTGATCGACCCACTGATTTGCCACCTTGACAACATTCTTGGGGCAGCGGAATGTGATGCTGAGAGGCATCGTAACTGCCTTAAAATCTTCCCGAATGTTATCGAGAGCCTGATGATCTGCACCAGTGAAGCCATAAATGGCCTGGTGGGGATCGCCCACTGCAACTAGCCTACCGTTGGGCTTAAGCATCATCTTAACCAGTGCGCGACGAGTCGCATTAGTATCTTGAGCCTCATCGAGGAAGACATTATCATACTGCCAAATCTTCAGCCGATTGAGAATCGGCAGATAAATCATGTCCGCGAAGTCTACAACATTCCGCAGCTGATTGCTACAGTTGAGAAGATACTGAGAGGCATCAATCGCCGTCTCAGTAGAAACATTGTTGGGAAGATTGTCCCACAGATTATAATGATCAAACATTCTAATCCATGAATCTTTATCATTCTCGGCGCAAGCCGCAATACCAACTTCCTTCGCCATTGCGACGGAAGATGTAACAAATCCCTGAAGATTCGCATACTCTCCATTAAACTCTTCCCGCGCAAGATTGCGCAGTTTGTTACCATCAACCTTGACTCGACTGATGGCGCGACGAATAGCGCCAAACCCAAAAGAATGAACCGTTCCCACCTTAACCCGATCGCCAAGATTCTTGGGTTGAATCTTGTATTCAATTTCAGTTGAAATTGACTTGTTAAATGCGCAGAACGCAACAGAACCTTTAGTCTGCTGCAGCATCTCAATCAGCGTCGAGGTCTTACCAGCCCCTGCAACGGCTTCCAGCACGATCGAATCGCCGGAGGCAACGGCGGCAACGGCGGCGGTCTGCTGGGGGGAGAGAGCGATCATGATAGGGGTTTCCCTGACGACCCCCTAAGTGTAGCAGGTTGGCGGCAGCCTGACAAGCGGTCTGGAGATACTGACAAGAACTAAACGTAACTTATGATTGATTGTTTATATTTTTATAAAAGTGCAGGGTAGGTGACTTGTTTTATGTAACCGCGCCGCCCGCGCTAGGTTGGTTGCTGATGTAAGCATAGCAGCACCCCCACCCGCAAGTCAACCCGCTGACCCATAAGCACTGCTAATCACCGGAATCCCCCAGGGGATGCTAGAATGACTCCAGACAAAGAAAGAAGAACGCGGGCGGCGTGATGACATAAAACAAGTCACCTACCCTGCAAACATAAAAAAGTATAAAGAATAAAAAAAAGAGGGATTTAATCCCTCTTTTATATCACACATCATAAACTTTATTATAATTAAAATCTTCTTGATACAGGCTCCTTTCACTATCACTCCAGAGAGTAAGAGAAAGGACAAAATTAAAGTGGTTCATCCAATTCTGGGCGAACAGCATAAGGCTTTCGTGGTTCGATTCGTAGGTTGTCATCGTGTTGTTTGAGTGATGAACAATAGTAGAATAACCGGACACCGGATTAAAGTCCAGTGCCCTTGTGCCAGTTAATCAACCGGTTGGTTGTTGCGGATGATCTCAACATAGGCACCCGAAAACTTATTTGAATACCTGTCAATCTTACGATCTGCCGCATCATAATCCCAGAACGATTCAAGGATCTGCCAGTTACCACAATCGCTCATCTTGGCGATATGGTACAGTTCATCAATGTAATAATCATCAAACTGAAAACTGTCCGGCAACTTACCAGTTGCCTCGGCCAGTGATGATGCCATCACGGATTTATTTTCACCACTGTATTCAGAAGTGAAAATGTAGCCTTTTTTGGTCATGTTCATGGCTGTAGTGCCTGTAGTGAACGAGATCATTGTAGGGGGTGAATAGGGCCGGATCACGGCCCCCTGTACCAGTTGTTTAACTGTCACCGCCTGTAGGGCGACTTCCAGTATTCTGTATAAACAACAGCCAGAATAGTGGCTGTAAAAATAACCCCAAACAGTCCAATAAAGGTCACGGTGTTGCCAGAGAAATCAAAAGTTTCAATCATGTTCACTTTGAATACCTTTGTGCGAAGTGTGCGGAAATTGTAGCAGCCGAAAGAACAACCGGTTCACAGTTTTGAACCATTTGTTGTTGATTGTTGAAACACGACCAGACGTATTGTCTGGTCTCCAGATCACAGGCGATTGAGAATGTTCGGGCCATGGGTGGTGTTCCCTGACGACCTCCATACAATACAGCATCAAGCCGGATTTGGGAAGCCCTTAACGATAAGCGGTGCTTATGGGACTAATAAGCCATGTCTTCGTCTATAAAAACTAGACCGGAACTAAAATCTACATGCAATGTAGCAGTCTGACCCTCAAACCCATTAGATAGGAACTGGTCAGATTCCTTTCTTATAGAATCAAAAAGACTTCTATACCCATAAGTTCTCAAAGTATAAGAAAACCTTTTATTGAATAGTTGATAACCCTTACAGATCCATCCGACAATGGAGTTTATATCGTACTGGTCGATTCTCCATGCCTCGTATTCACCATCAGTCCATTCCGACACTGCCTCGATTATACCTTCCCTTACGGTTTTCCTGAGTTTATCCATAGTCCACTCATCTTGAAGATATAATTTACACTTATCAATCTTGGTAAAAACATTATCATCACCATCCTCATTTAATGAGGCAGTTAATAGCGACTGAATGTCACTGCTGACATCATCAATTGAAGAGGAACGAAAACCCCTAGAACTATAGCCACAAGCAACTCTCCCTGCAATATAACCACCAGTCGCCATAAGCTCATCAGTATATCCACAAGAGTGTGGCTTTACAGTATGTTCTAGAATGTCATGGGCAACAACTAGCCCATCCAATCCTGGTTCAAAATAATCACGACCAGTATCTACAACTATACCGAGACCGCCGTATTCTTCGTGCTCTTTAATAGTGAGAGAATAGGTTTTCATGATCTGGTGGCCGGTTGACTTCCATAGAATAACAGACCCATCACCCCACTGCAACCATTAAACGATAAGAGGATTTTATGTGACAGATAAGCAATCCTAATACCAAATCCCATAAAAACCTGCTAGACTATGTTCATACAAAGGGAGAAAAACCTTGAATGTTTAAACTAAAACTTAACTAACGCAGGGGCGTGTTTATACAAAACGAGAAACTTATCCTGCAATTTTATATTATTATAAAAAACAAAGAGGGAATAAATCCCTCGTTTATATTTTAGATCCGTCCAACGTTATGTTGAACGCCAGATTTTTCTGTTAATTTATCCGCCAAGTCCCAGGCTTCTTCTACATTTTGTGGAGCAGAAATCAGCTCCCATTTATCAGCACGGTAAATGATAATCATAATTCAGAAAATGTTGAGAATTGATTGGGCCATTTGGTGATCGAAACCACCGTGTTCTACTGAAGCACTAACCCAATTATTTTTCTGTTGTTCATCCAAACGACAGGTGAGAATAATAATCGAATCAGGCTTATCACCAGTGTTAAGTTTATTAAATGCTTCCTTACGATTAACCGCTTCCACAATCCAACTATAAAGTTGGCCACTATCGCTTTTGATAGTAAATCCGTAGGTGTTCATAACGGTTTATGTGTTGACCCTTTTATTGTAAGGTGCGGAATGAGTAACTGGTCAGGACTTTGTGCCACTTAAACAACTGGCACACCATCAACCACGGTTCGAGTTTTTATGGATTATACTATAAACAACAAAAGAAAAAGAAACGCAGGGGCGTGTTTATACAAAACTAGACACTACTCCTGCAATTTTATAAGTTTATAAAAACAATAAAAATCCCTGGGTATAACCCAAGAATTTTATTAACTTACCAAGTTTTGACCCGGTAAGAAATACCAAGTTGGTTCATGAATTGACCCAACTGCATAGGGCCGGATGGATTGTTTCTTTGTTGACCATAAGAAGCATAATAACAAAGTTCATCAATAGTAAACTCAGGTTTAGAGAACAAATAAGGATGCTCTTTTCGCCTTAGTTTTTCAGAACCAAAATCAAGTTTCCCATCTTGATCACGAACCTCGATAATGTATTTTTCTCGGGTCATTGGTGAATTGTCTGGTTGACTCGTTTACTGTAAGTGATAAAATGAGTTGATGGTCAGGACCTTGTGCCACTTAAACAACTGGCACACTTAAAATTCTGGAATATATGCCCAACATTCAAGATTATCTACATTATAACCATCCCTACCAGTATATTTCCATTCATAACTTTCCACATTATTATAATCATCCAGATATAATCTAACATAAACAGTAAAATAATATCCTTCTTTTGTTTTACCTAAAACTACTTTGGTATCATAAAAATACCCATAATTATGATCAGGATGTACTTCTGGAAGTATAGTATGTGGGAATGATTGTGGTTTCATTTGGTTTGATATGATTGGCCTGATAAGTCACGTACTGGTAACAGATTCATTTTAATAAAAACCACATCAAATACAGATGTAATTAGGACGAAAATAAGGGAACAAACAAAAATAACACAAAGGTCCTTAAAAGTAATCGGTCCCATGGGGTGTTTGTGTTGACTGGTTAAATGATTGGTGCAATTTGTTCATCTAGGGATGCACCCAACCTAGCCTACTGTTTATTTTTCCCGCTCAAGTCGTAAGTAGGGTTGACGCTTGAGCATGGACAGGTAGCCACTCCTGTCGGTTCCTTTTTGGCTGTGCTCAGTAGTAAACTCAGGTTTAGAGAACAAATAAGGATGATCTAACTCTAAACGTATCATCATTGGCTAGTTTTTGTAAAACCTCAATCTCTCTTTTCTGGTAGTCGGTTAGTGGTTTAGGTTCTTGTGGTGGATTATTTTTAATCCATTCTTGTCTAAAGTGTTCTTGTAGTTCTTTCTCATTAGTTCCCTCTGGCCAGACTTCATCCATTTTAGCACGCAATTCCGAAATAAAATCTTCTACTTCTTGACGAGTAGAGAATTTTTGTGTATAAAAACTATCATCATCATTATACAATTCAACAAAACCATTGTAAGAATCAACAATGTGCTTGCAGTTAGTCATGGTGTTTTTGTGTTAACTAGATTATTGTAAGGGAGAGAATGCGTGATTGGTCAGGACCTTGTGCCACTTATGGAACTGTGCGGTTGGCGAATCCGTTGGCGATGTAAGGGTTGCTCATGGGTGGTGTTCCCTGACGACCTTCATACAATACAGCATCAGGCCGAATCTGGGAAGCCCTTAACGATCAGCGAATTTTATGTAACAGATAAGCAACACTTATCGTAAAACTGTCAGAGCCGTGCTAGACTGTATTCAACAACCAAACGAGAGGCAAAGTAGCCTCGATGACAACAAAGATCGACACTTACCTTGCAAACATAATAAAGTATAAACAATAAAAAAAGGGATTAAATCCCCCTTTATAATTATTCAATGATGTTTGAACTTCCATTTATTATTAAAATAAGCAAGTGTATGATGTTCACAATTATTAACTGCTTCCTTTAGTGTTTTATGTTCCCAATAATTAACATCTTCTGCTGTAGGATTATCCAACAATTCTTTATAAGATTCTTTAATTGTTGACCTATGGCCTTCAGGAAGAAGACGCGACATAATTCTCCTATAATCACTAAAGTTTTCTTTCAACCAATTCTCTACAGATTGACCATACTCCCAATGAATTCTGACACTATAAAACTTTCTTTTGTTGGGATGCTTTACAATAATTAGTGAACGGTTCATGGTTGCTGTGTTGTTGAGGTTAGTTTAGGGTAAGGTGAGGACCATTTATGAGCCCCTTGTGCCGGTTTTTATACTGTCACACAGCCACTTTATTTTTACTGTAACCAGTGAACCGATTCTTATTCTTACGTTCTTTAATCGCCTGGCGCCATTCACTACCAGCTGGCTGATTACCGTGGACAAGTAGAGCAAACGGCCCATCTTGCTTGTAGCAGTGTGAATCATCATGATCCACTTCCAGTCCCATTGCCTCTGCTTCATCTTCATTCTTCACCACCACAGAATAACGGGGGAAGAATCCTTCATCAATAAGGTAGTCAAACTTACCACCTTTAGATGCCGTAAGATAAAAATTCTTAGGCATCATGTCCAGACCATACTCATGAATCATAGGAAGATTCTTAGAGTAAGCATAAAAAGTAAGGTCAGGAATCAATCGACAAACGTGCATCCACAGAGCAAAATACTCAGCAGAATAAAAATCTCCGCTCTCATGAATTCTGACAAGTTTAGTGGACTTTTTACGCATAGACTGAATTTGATCAGCCACCAACTTACCGGCCTTTCCTACGCCGAAAGTCTTAATAAGATTCTTTACAGTCTCCCAATTATAATGTCGAGAATTATAAGCCTGAGGATACATTGCCTCAGAACATGCAGCAAAACACCTAAACTCCATTTGCGGCCCATTAACCAGAACACGCTTGCCGTCAACTTCCTTAGCAAATGCAAGACACTTATCCGCACCCGGACAAGTCTTACCAGCCGGAAGACTAAAGATCAAAGTATCGTTGGCAAGTTTACTGTTGCCGAAAGAAAACTTGAGAATCATGGGAGCAGATCCCGTAACGACTCCCATACAATACAGCACCTAGATGGATCTGGGAAGCCCTTAACGATCAGCGAAACTTATTGGTCTCATAAGCAACGCTAATGCCCAGATCCCACCATAACCTGCTAGACTACTATCAGTTGCAAATGTTGAGGAGTGATGTAACTCTGTGGACTAAAATGTTCGTCACTTACCCTGCAAACATAATAAAAAATAAAAAAGCAGAATTAACTGCTAAATTTTTTCTTTATAAACTTAAGTCGTTGTTTAATTGACTTAAGTTTACCCTTACACATTCCTTTTGTATTCTTCTTTTTACCTGAATTGTGTTTCCAGTTAGGAGTGTTCATTGTTTTGATTTAACTGTGCTTACTGTAACCCACAAACAAATAAAAGTCAAATAAAGATTATTTATTGATCAACAGGTTTTCCATTGCATAAGCAAATACTTTAGTCCTATCATCTTTGTATTCCATAAGAAGTTTATGAATTTCTGTTACGTGTTCCAGACCCATATCACTTTCCCTGGTAAGTTCAAGAACAATCATAAAGATCTCTTCAGATTTAATAAGATTATGACGATTTTCATCTGCTTCCCAATATAAATTAACGAATTCTGGATCAATTCTATAACCAATCTCTTTAAAATAACCAAGCCCTGCCAGTTTCTCCAAACTACCCACAACCCATGCAGTTTTCAATTCTTCTGTAGTAAACATAATGTATTTTTAAGGACTCACTAATAATACTGGATTTTATGAGAGATAATCAGATGCTTGTGCCAGTTTCTATATTGGCTAGTAGTCTTTATTAACTAATAGTTACAACTAGACTTCTAAAGCGACAAACCCACTCTAATCACGATTTTATAAAAAGTCAAGAGACCTTGTGCCGATTATTTAATTGTCTACTGATTATAATTGGATACGAGAAAATCCCCTAAAGATTTCGCATTTTTGCGACTGGGGCTAACCTAGTATTCAATTAGAAGAATAATACGTCTTTTTTTATTATAATCTTTAATGCTTTATCCCGTAGGAGCAACTAAGAGGACTATAATAAACGAAAGATAATTCTTTTTTGTTTTGGAGACTTGCCCGAACATAAATGCTCTTGGGATCTTTATTCACAAAAAGAATTGTTCACTGAATTATTTAGTAATGTCGGTAGTCGGACTTGAACCGGCAAGACTTAAAGCCGACGCATTTTCTTACCACTATAGGTTTCCCCTACCAATCATAAAGATTGTTTGTGGTCTGGAGCACCCCTTAACCTTATCCAAAGGATTTAGGTTTCCACCGTCTGCTCTCTACACCTTCAAGATTACTCTTGCTTGGCTCGGGATTGCCATATCTAAAAAAGATTTAGGTTTCCCCGAATTTGATGGACTTCACCCATAAAGTTTCCTAAATGGGGCTCAAATTGTATAAGTGCGTTGTGTTTACCAATTTCACCATACCGACAATAAGGTTCTTTATAAGAACCAATAGGAACACTGGGGCTTGAACCCAGAACCTCCCACTTATAAGGTGGGTGCTCTAACCACTTGAGCTATGTTCCCATAAGGTTGATCTCTTGACTACCCTTAAACAATATAGGATTATTTAGAAGATAGGATAAACAGTGGACAATTCTAGGATCGGTCAGAGGGCCACAGGAGAGGCTAGGAGACGGCTTAAGGCAGCAGACTACCTGGTGGCTTATCCGACGGGCCGGATGGGCTTCTAGGGGCTTCTAAGGGCCTCTGGCGATTTATGTTTATTTGCGGGTTGTGGGGGATTTTTGGTGGAGTTTTCTTTTTTATAAATAGTTTATGTATTGTTTATACTTTGCGGGCCAATATCACTACATAAAGACAATAAAAAATCCATAAAAAACAACAATAAACAGTCATAAAGACAATAAAAAATCCATAAAAAACAACAATAAACAGTCATAAAGACAATAAAAAATCCATAAAAAACAA